CATAGTAGCATAATCTCTAGGAGTAAATCCTAAAGCTTTTAAATCTTTTTTCTGCTCTGTAGTTGGCTTATTCTTTTTACTAGGTTTAGGTTTTTCCTCTTGTTCTTCTACTTCTCCTAAATCTATAGTGAGCTGTGTACCTGTTTTAGTTTCAGTATCTGTGACAGTTGTAGTAGTTGGTTCAGAAGGCTTCTTAAAGGTATCTCTTTTTTGATTAATACTAGTCATAAGCTCAGGTGTCATAACACCTTGATTATCTATCTGATCCATTACAGCATCTAACTCTTTTTCACTTACAGCATTAGCTATAAGACTATTCCAATTGGTTGGAGTAGGAGTTGTAGTAGGCTTAGTCTCAGGTGTTGGTTCTGCTAATAATCCCGCTTTACGATTATACTCATTTAGTATTCTACCTGGGTTAGTATATCCTAGATAATTTCTAAATGCTGTACCAGCTACTATATCATCATCTTTAAGATTATTAAATTGTTCTTTAGTAACATTGATAAATCTTGGATTTAATCTAGATAGTGTTTCTAGATTATCCATATCATAAGCACTATTAACATAATCTTTAAATGCTTGAAGCAACCTAGGTAGCAAACCAGCTTCTCTTAAGCTTTCAATACTTGAATCTTTTGTTAAAGCTTTAGATGTTGTAACTTCTGATTTAGGAGCTTCACCCGGTTTTCTTCCCTCAATGTAGGTAGTAGCAATATATAAAGCTTCATCTAAAAGTGTATCATTCTCTTTTACACCCAGCATTCTAGATAAAAACTTTCTTAGTTTTTCAGTAAACTCTTCCCATAAAGATTTACCTGTATTTTCATAAGGTATTGTTTTAAGCCAAGTTTTAAATCTATCATTACTAAATAGTTCTGATAAAAATTCAAACTCATTTTTGAGGCCATAAAACTCTTTATCGGTAGCACTCTTATATAAAACTTTATCTTTTGGAGGATTTTTTTTATAAGCTTCTTTTGCCGCTTCAAGTAATTTTGTTATATCTGCTCTAAATTCTGGATCTTGTGCTAATTTTGTAGAAGTAATTTCATGGATAAGCTCATGAAGAATAACTTTTTCTATAGGCAAAGTACCACCTTCATAATCCTCTGACATATATCTAGGATCAATAATGGTACCTATTTCATTACCAGCTGCATCATAAGCAAATACTCCTGGGTTAGGCAATGTGCTAAATGTTATTTCACTTTGTGGAGATATTTTAGTTAATAATCTTTTAGCTAATTCTTTCTCTCTAGACGTAGCATATGGACTAGTAATTATTTTATTAAGAATATCTATTGTATTTACCTTAGATGATTTACTTAAATCAGGATCAAATCCCCAATATTGAGCATGATCTCTAAGTGTTCTCTTATCATTATTAATTTTGTTTCTTGTAGCAGTACTATATTTTAAATTTTCTGGATCAGTACTTCTATCTGTTATAGGCTTCTTAGTAAACTTTTTTTCACCAGATTTTTCATACTTATCAAAGAGCTCCATGATATCTTTGAACTTTTGAGACTGAGGATCTATTTGGTTTTTACTACTTATATCGTAAAAAGCCGATGGGACTTTACCATCAAGAAAATCATCCATCCCATCTTGATCTAAGAAGACACCCATCTTATAAAGCTCTACAAAAAAATCATTATCCTTCATTCTATCTAAGAATTCTCTATAAGCTTTTTCAATAAGGTCTCTCTTGTTTTGTTCAATGTATCTTAAAGCTTGTTCTGCTCTAGCTGCATATTCTAAGAATTTAGTTGGATTATGTAAAGTGTCTACATAATCAGCATATTCCTCCATATCAACTCCTAGTAGGAATAGATCTTTGTAATCTTGGAAAGACTTGTCTATATTTTTTTGTTGAACAATTCCCCCTCTTTTTCTAGCAATATTTTTTAAATATCTATCATATGCTGTATACAATTCCCTCGATGCCACATCAAAGAAATCATCTTCCTCAGCTTTTTCAACGGCTGTAAGATTTTTAGTTTTACCTATACGATTACCAGCCTTATCATAAGCGTATCCGCCTTTAGTTTTATCTACAACAACAGCTTCACCTTTTTTATTTAAAACTTTTGTTCCTGATTTAATCTTAGATGATCTTTTTAATTCATCAACTTTATCAGTATCTACTCCAGCATCTTCCTTGCTTCTCATCTGTCTTGCAAGTTGGATACCCATTATACCATCTCTTACTGCTTTTAAATCTTCTAAAGTTTCTGAAGCGCTTGCTGCTTTTTTCTGAGCATCAGCATCACCCTTTGAATAAATTTCTACTTCGGACTGAAGAGCTAAAATAGCAGAATCAATATTGTTTCTATTTACAATGTTGCTAAAGTCTGTAGCATTAGCTTCACCTAACGGTTGAGACTTAATTAAATTTTCAGTAACACTTTTTAATCTTTCTACAGATCTATCAAAATGATAAGAAGACATGATAGCTGCTTTCTTAGCTTCATCAAAAGATTTTTGTTTAAAAAGCTCTGATTGAAAAGCTTCTGGATTTGTTTGCTTATTATATTTTCCAGGATTAAAAGGATTAGGAAATCTCTTTTCTATTTCTTCAGTATGCTTCTGAACTAGATCTAGTTTATGAAGCATGTTATCTATTTTATTCTGATAAAAAGTTTCAGGATCTCCTTGTGATTTATCAATAGGACCAAAAGCTTCTTGTAATTCTTCTGGGGTTAATTGTTTATAATCTTCAAGCTGATCTTTTATAAGATTTAATTTCCCTGTAGAAATAAGTGTGTGCAAGTGATTACCAATAGCATCATCTGTAATGGTATAGAAATTTCTCTTATCACCGGCCATGTTAGCTTCTTCAGCTTCTTTCTTATTATTAAACTGTATTGCTCCATTAACAGTAATAGCATCAAAAAATCTTTCATCCATAGTAGCCGCATTTAAAGCATCTACAACAGAATTAGTATGTCTTTCTAAATCAAGTTGATGTCTATCATATCCTTCTTTATCAGTTATTTGCCAAAACTTTTTTGGAGCCCATTCAAATACAGCAGCTTGTGGTATATGAGCCATAGAACCCATCAAGAAACCAGATAAGAAAGTATCTCTACTTTCTCCAAAAGGATTAAGCATTCCAGCATTATCAGCAAAAGCTCCCCATGTAGATCTTGATCCAGCAATAGCAGGATTAATAAATTGATTAGCGTAGTAATCAGTCATAGTCTTCTGAACCGCATCCTGATATACTTCTTGAAAACCTTCAGCAAAATTTGCTTTAGTATAATTTACAAATTTGTTTAAACCATTTTTTAAAAGATTCTTAGGTCTATATGTCTCTGGCTTTGTTAAAGAATTTAGAGTAGACATGAAATCTGTATCAATCCTCTTCCAAGCTTTTTCATTAGCTTGTTTCCAAGCTTGATTAAAAGTAAGTTTACCTTTAATACCTTGTGTAAGTTCTTCTCTAAAAGCTTCCATTGGTTTAAAACCTTTGAATGCTTTATCAAATACAATAGCATTAGATGCAAATAACACCGGCAAGTTCCACCAAAAAGTTTCCCTACCAGCATTAGCTGCTTCTGCATATATTCTTTCCCAATCTTTTACTGTAGGAGTTTTACCCTGTGCGTATATCTCATCAGCAAGTCTATCTCTTACAGCTAACTCAGCACTACCACCTTCCATTGCAGATTCTGATGTAGCAGCTGTTACTCTTCTAGCATCTCTATATAATGCACCAAAACCTTTTGCTGTTTTAGCTAAGTCAAAAACAAGTTCTCCTTTTTTACCTAAGTCAGCTAGTTCATCTGCATATTTAAATGTTTCTGGTATAAGTCCTTCAGCAGCTGCAGTTAATCCTCTACCTAAACCTTTTGCACCAGATTTAGCTAAAGAATAAATATCTTTCATCTTATCAGCATTTCTTACCCAATCATAAGATTTACTAAGAGCTTTGCCATAAGTTTTTAAATCCATTAATTTTTTTAACTTTGCAAATTGAGAAGCTGATTCTGCACTAGCTGTAGCAAGAGATGTTCCTCCAGATTCTGGTGCTAAAAAAGCAGCACCTGCCCACATAGCAATTTCTTCTGCAGCAAACTCTCCTAATATACCAGCAGTGTAACCAAAGTCAACTGTCATGTTATTTACAAAGCTCCCAAATCCTCCTCTTGTATCTGCTCCAATAGCATGAGCTCTTTCCATGTTTCTTGCTGCTTCAACATCTGTTAAATCAGAAGACCAAGAATTCCAAGGTAGCATATCTGTAAATCCAGATACAAACCCATCGCCCATAGCACCGAAACTTCTTTTATAATAATCAAACCATGTAGCTTCTTTATTATATATTTCTTCATTATCTCTATATGGAGAAAATCCTCTATCTTTAAAAACGCTACCTACTTTATAATATCTTTCAAAATTAGCTCCATCATAATCTGCATTGTAAGATTCTTCTTTTGCATATTTTGCTACATCATTGGCCCATTTAGTATCTTGATAAGATTGAGTAATGTTGCTAAATAATTTATTATAATCTGAATCACCCGATTGTGTAGGAATAAGATTACTACTAGGAATATTTACAGGATATGGCTTAGGAGGTTCTGGTAAATTTAAATTACTAACTTCTATAGAATAAGGATTAACTAAGCCCGACATCTGCTCGGATTGTAATTCATTTAGACTAGGTATAGATTGATTAGCATCTACACCTAAGTTATCTGTTTCTGCCATAATAAATTATTTATTAAAAAGTTGTTGAGGATCCTTTACTCCTTTTATTTTAGAAATATCATCTAATCTTTTTTTGTTTATAGCTGAAAGACTAGACATATCTCTTAGAATTTTCTGTTGATATAAGTCTGCATCAAACATTGCAACAGGCTCTTTAGTTGTTACTGTTTCAACAGACTTTGTCCCATCATTATTAACGCGTATAAATTCCTTTTGCAAAATATACATATTACCATCTTTAGTAATTATACTTTTACCTCCTAAAGGAATATTATCAACAACTTGTTTATCTGTTTTTAATCTGAAATCAACCATGCTAGGAGATGTTGTTTTATACAATCTTGTATTAGCAACATAACTACTTGGTAACTCTACAGCAATTGGTTTTGATATATTATCTAACAGTTCTTTATCTTCATTTGTAGTAAACAATGGAGATTTCTTCTCTTCACCGGTTCTATAAATCTGATTCCAACTTTCATTAGGATTAAGATAGATGTATGATTTACCATATCTATTACCCGATATTCTAGAAAACTGAAACTCGGAAGTAATATTTTTAATTTTTTCTTTATCACCAGATTCTAAATCAGCTATATACTGATTAAGTTTAGCAATAGCTCCTTTGTCACTATCTTCGTAAGTATACTCTTCATCTAATGAAAAATCATTCTCAGGTCTAACTACAGCATTATTTTCTATAATAGCTTTCTTAGTTGCTGTAAGTAATTCTATTAAATCTTGAGCATCTTGAGAAGATTGAGGATTACTAATATCCCAAGGTGTTACATTTGCTACATATGTTTTAGTAGCTTTAGCATTTGTACCCTTTGGCATGTTTGGATCCATAGCATCCCAAGCTGGTGTTTTAAGCATTTCATATCCATCAAAGGAAGCTTTACCTTTTTGTAAAGCTTCTTTTGCAAACTCGTAAGCTTCATCTTGCTTAGTTAATGTTTTTAATATAGGATTTTTAACTTTATATTTATTAACAATAACATCTTGTTCTCCTACTTTTTTAATAGATCCTCCTTGAAATTTGTTTTGATTTTTTGCCGCCCATTCTTTTGCAAAAGCATCTACATCACCATCAGCAAATCCCATTGAAACAGAATTTTGTAAAGCTTCTTTAATAATGGTTCTTTCCATAAGGTCTTCTCCATCAAGCTTTTTGATAGCTATTTCACTATTAATGAAACCTTCATATTCATTTTTTGCAGCAAGTCTACCTTTTTCTACATGAGCTGTAATAGCTTTATAATCTGCTAAAGCATTATTATAATTAGCAGCATCTTGTGTTAAAGCTGCTCTATTTGCATCAAACCATTTAGAATAAACTTGGCCATCTGCTGTAGAAGCATCTGTATATTTTTTAAACTTAGTATTGATTATATCTTTTTGAGTTAAGCTTAAACTTTTAAATTTTTCAAATTCTTCTGGATCTTTATCTAATAGTTTTATAGGATTTATATTTGTATTAGGTCCTAATACATCTTTTAAAACATTTAACATAGATGTTCTTTGAGAAGGATCTGAAGCCAAAGCATCTTGCATAGCTATAACACTATTACTTATGTTAGAATTCATAGCAGACTGAACATCTAATAAACTTTTTACACTTTGTTCTTTATTAAGTTTAACAGCTTGAGCCTGATCTATTACCGGTGTTGCTGTGTTTCCTTTATCAACAATTTGCGGATTAATCTTTATTGCTTTTTCAGCTGCTGCTATTGCGGCTTCTTCTTCTTTTTTCTTTTTAGCCTCATAATCTTTCATCATCATTTGGCCTCTGATATCTGTACCAGGAACATATTCATTTGTTCTAGGATCAATATAGCCTTCTTTGTTTCTGGTTTTTTCTAAATCCCAAGCATGTTCTCTAGCAGCTTTTGCTATAGGATTTTCTTTAAACTCTCTTTCTGTAGTAAGGTTTGCATACTCTGATGCAGCCAATAAAGATTTTCTTTTTAGCAAATCAATAGCAGCTGAGTTATCGAAGTAGGATAAATAAGCTTTCATGTTTCCAATATTGTTTTTAAAAACCTTCATGGAATTAGCAGCCTCATCATATACTTTTACATTTTTCTCAGCATCTTCAACTTCAGCTTTAGTATCTCCCCACTGACCAAGCCAATCATCAGATTGTGGTAATACACCAGTAGTTTTAACATGCTGATCTATATCTTTACTTTTTTGATTAGCAACATCAGCATTTGTTTGAGCTTCTTTTTTACCATTACTAATAGATTGCTCTACCTGGTTATAGTATTCTTGAATATAAGCCATGTTAGCTTCATCTTCACTTTGATAGTTAGACAAGTTAGATGCTACCCAATCTTTTCTATTTACATATGTATTAGCTTTAAGATACTCCATCATACCAGGTTCTTCACCAAACTTGGATACATAAAATTCTGATAATGGTTTTACCATCTCAGTACCATTAGTAGTCTTAACAATCCAATCACCTTTTACATCATCATATACAACTTTAAAGCCTGCATCTTTTGCAGCTTTCATAGCCTTGTCTTGAAAATCTTGAGCAGCTACATAATTTACATTTTCAAAACCTAAAGCTTCTTCTTTAGTAGCATTTTTAAATTCTTGAGCTTTATAATCTAAATACTTATCTCCACCGTCCCACCAAGAACCACCGCACTCATCAGGTTTAATACAATTACGCATTGCCTGTGATCTTTCTTTTTGATTGTAGTAGTTTTTAGTCCAAGTCATATCTTTTATAAGATCTTTATCTTCATAAAAACCTTTGAATATAGATTTTGCAGCTTCAACATTTTGATCTAATGATAAATCTAATCCAGATATTCTTTGTATAGATTGATCAACCGATTTAAAAAACATATCTCTTTTAGAAATATTCTCATCTCTCATTAAAGGAGAATTTAAAAGAGTACTATAAATAGAACTAAGTTGCTTATGATTAGCATCATATCTACTTTGTTTAGTCTGCAACATATTGCCCAACATATTAAAGTCGGGTCTAAATGGTTGTGCTTGAGGTATATAATCCGTTATTCCAGGGATATAAGTAGCCATTTTTTATCTAATTTTATTTTGTAAATATAATACAAAAACTTTATAAGTTTATTAAACTTATAAGGTTTATACTCCTGAACCGCTTATCACATTATTTGCTTGTGAAAGAAAACTCATATCTGGTGCTTCTGCTCCAATTCCTTTTTGGTTCTTAACAATGTTCCAAATAACTTCATCTTTAACACCAGGTAGTTTACTTTTAGCAGTATTAAATGCTGTAGTCAAATCTTCAGTTGAATATCCGGTTGTATTTATAGGTTTTGGTACACCTGTAAAAAACATGTCACCTCCTCTACGAGGACTGATATTAAACTGAGGATTCATTTGATTTAAATTGTAAGCATTAGAAGCATTGCTTATAGCATTATTTAAAGATGTAACAAAGTTATCTCCATATGCTATTTTAGTATTTCTATATTGCTGATTAGCAATAGTATTCTTATCAAAAAGTTTTGTGGCTAAATCAGCATTTAACATATTAAACCTGTTTAATATATCTGCATTTTGCTCAGCAGATCTATTTGCTACACCAACATTAAGGTTATTGTATCTACCTAAGATATCAGCAGCATTCTTAGCTCCTGCCCCAGATAACTGAGAAGCAGCAGATGAGAATTTCTTTCTGCCTGTAAATCCAGCTAATACATTAGCCATAATATTACTCTGCTCTGCATTAGCTGCTAATTCTCTTTCTGGACTATAATATTCATTTTTGATAAGAGATGGATTTAGACTTGCTTGCCAAGGCATATACTTTTTAGCTGTTAATAGATTACCTAAATCAAAAGCCATTCTATTTTCATCCTGAATAAAATATTCTTTCTTTGGCTTGTAACCAAAACCATAAGGCATGTTAGCATTGGTATTTACATTATTAACATCAGTGGTTGTTTCATCCTCTTCTGTTTCTGTTTCACCTAACTCTTTCTCATTTCTTTTTTTACCGGTAATAGCTGCATATTCTCCAGCCGTGGTATTAGTATAAACAGCATCAGCATCCGATATAGAGCCAGCATATTTACCAGCAATCTTTTCATCACCTACACCTTTTTGTCCAATGATAAAAGGTGATAAACTCTTATTGATTTCATCATCTTTAATCTCTTTGTTATCTCTTGCCTTTAAAAGGTTATCATAACCAATATATGTAAGTTGTTGTAAAGCTTTAGACTTAGCATCTTTAGGCATAGGGGTACCTGTTTTTTCATAAAGATCATCTAAGCTTGTATACTTTAAATTTGCACAACGCTGCTGATCTTCTTTACTATTAGGTTTTCCTTGAGCATCTTTAGAACAATCTGTAAGTTTTTTTCCAGTTGCATTATTAAAAAACTTTAATACGCTTCCTTGACTCATATCACCAGGTTTAATACCTAAGTCTTTACTAAGCTGTTCTATACCTTTGATATTTCTAGTATTAAATTCTATAAACTGATCAGCTAATTCATCAGCAGTCATCTTTTCAATATCTGCTTTTTTAAGACCAGCATGACTAACAACTGATTTACCACTTTTATTTTTTTGATCAAAACTTTTTAAAATATTTGCTTTAAATTCTTCAGCTACTTTAGGATTTTTAAAAGCGCCTTTAATCATCTCAATGTTTTCATCAGCATTTGAACCAGCATAATCTTTTTCTTCTACTGTATAGTATCTACCATTTTTATCTTGAGTATAAACAGTTTTCTTACCACCAGCATCTGCAAAAGCTTTATCTCTAGCAGCTTCATATTCTGCATCTGTAGCATATGCACTACGTTTAATTACTTCAGCATCCGCAGGTACAACTTGTTTCTTAACCTTTTTCTTTTTAGTAGTTGTTGTTGTAGTTTGAGTACCAGTGTTTACACCATTTAAATAAGTGTTACCTGAAACAAAGGTTGCTCCATTTCCTCCACCACGAGTACCATATCCAATTACTTCTCCATCACTATTTACAACTTCAATTATATTTGCTTGAGGATTAAATCTGTATCCTACAGGTTGTCTTCTATTTCCGAACATAGGAAATGGATCCGCGGTTCTCCCTGGCATAAGATTATTCAAAGCTTGTAGAAGAGGATTATCTCCTCTGTTTCCTCTACGAGCTTGTGGAATAAACTTATTAATACTCTTTCCATATTTAGCCATGTCACCATAAGGATTCTCTTGTTGAGCTTGTGTTGGTTCCGGCGGCATAATTGATTGAGGATCTATACCAGTCATCTCTACATAGGATTGAGATATTGGTGGTATCCCACCCTCTTTAAATCCTTTCATAGATTCTTGATATAAAGCTAAACCACCTAGCTTAAGATTGTATTTAGCAATCATAGCCTCTGCAGTTTTTCTTTGAAGATCATCTGAATCTGGATCTAGAAGCATTGCATAGTAATCATTGATATTATATTGCTTAGCAATTTCTGCCGGAGTTAATCCACCATTCTTAAGCTTCTTGTTAAACATAGCAAGAACTTCTTCATCTTTTATTTTTAGAGCTGGTGTATCTGAAAAAATAAAAGAAGGAGAATTTTTAGGCACAGATAAATTAGTACCACCTTGTGAGTGTCTTTTGCCACCAATAATATATTGCTGAGGAATACCTCCATTCATATAATCAGCAACAATAGTCTCACCTTTCTCAGCTTCTAGATCAGGTTTACCTTTTGTTGGACCAATACTCTTTTTAACCATTATTGGTTTATCGGACATCTGACCTGGCATAGCTGGCCAATTTAATGTATTAGCATTAAAGCCCATAGCAGGGTTAACTCTAGGTCCACCTTTAGCTGCTTTTGGAAGTCCTGTTATTTTTACTTTTCTTAGCATATTAATCTAAAAATTCTATTGTTCCACCTTCTGCCATAAATCTTGCTATATCTTTATCGGACAAATACATTATATCTCCTACTTGGCCGCCATCAGGATATAAGTTTCCACCATATCTGCTTATGTTGCTATTTTGGAATGCTCTTCCTTGATCATGTAATTGAAAACCTGTTTGATATGGATCTTGTAAACTTGCCGCATTATAAGGATCAATCATATTGAATCCTTTATCAACACGATTATCAGCAAGGTAATTAGCATCAGCAGATGTTTTAGCAAAAGCTTGATCTTCTAATCCTTTTCCTATTCTATGATAATTAACTAAATCTGTTGTTGCTTGCATTATGCTAGGCATAGATTTCATAACTTTTTGACCTACACCCGTAAAAGGATTAAGATTTTGATCATACTGATATCCTACATCTTTAGTAATTAAATTACTATTATCAAATCCACCTGCAGCTTTTGGTAAGTAATAACCACCATAAGCATAGTTACCAGAACTAACATCTTTCATATATTGAACACCTTCATCCATTAAATTGTCATCTTGATTATTATAATCAATATCAGGTGACATTGATGGATCTTTTACATCCATAAATTGATCTTTATATTTTGATGCATCAAAACCCGTTTCAGAATCTATTGGTTTTTTCCAATTAGCTTCTGATGAAAGAATATTTGTAGGTTTATTACCTTTAGCAATAGCTCTTTCATTTCTTCTAATATCTCTTTTTTCTCTCATTCTATCAAAGAATCCTGGTTTATTTGCTTCAGCTGGAGCAGCAGGATTAGGAGATGCACCTGGACTAGTTGGTGCAGCTCCAGGTTGAGTAGTTCCAGTACTTGAATTACCTATATTATATTTTATACTAAAACTTTTTGGTCCTAAAAGTTTATTAAATAACTTTCTATTTTGTTGTGAATATTCAAGACTAATTCCTTTATCTTTAAGATACTGTTGAGCAGCAGCTAATTGATTAGGATCCATCTTAGACATATTACCAAAATTAAAATTACCTGTATTTCCTGAAGCATTTCCATAAACATTACCAGCATTTGGATTAAATATTCCTGGACCATAGCTTCTTAATCTAAACTTACCATATTGGTTTCTACCTTTATAATCAAAAGGATCACCAAAGGTTGGAGCAAAAGCATATCTTCCTGATTGATTAGGATTTGTTCCAAAGTATTGACCAAGTAGTTGTGCTAAATCATATGACTGATTTTGTTGACCAGCATTACTAGTAGGATATTTTTCTTCTAATTGTTTTCTTAGTATTTGAGCTTGATTTAAACCAGCATAAGGATCTTGATTAGTTCTGCTTGAAGGAGGAGCTGGTATAAAAGGTTTACCTTTTGCAAATAAATTACCTGGATCAGGACCTATATTTTTACTAAATCCTCCACCTGGATAAAATCTAGGTACATTAAAGCTACCACCACGAGCTGCCTCAGCTCCTGCCATTGTAGAAGCAGCAAAGTTTTGCGCAGCTTCTGTTTGAGCATTGATAGCATTTCTATTATTCATAAACTGCTTGCCAATATCAAATAAATTTTTACCAGCTTGTTGTGTAGAATTCATAGCTTGATTTTTATATTCATCTGCCATGTTATTATACATATCAGCTTGAGCTTGTGCATTAGGATTTCTCATAGAATCCCAATCATAATCCATACCTCCACCATAGTTAAAAGCCATTGGCTCAACTTGGTTATTTTGCATTAGATTGTTTAAGATAGCTTTACCTTCATCTTCTGCTCTTGATATAGTAGCATTTTTTTGTAACTTACTAACAAAGTTATTTCTAATCTTTTCAGGATAGTTAATAGGATCTGTATCAGCTTCCATTTGAGAAGCATTACCTCCATAAGCATATTTCATGTAGTTGTCTACAAAGTTTTTAAGAAATGTTTTCTTATCTCCTTTAGACATACCTCCAAAATCCATAACAGGTGGCATCTGACCATAACCCAGTGGTGAAGCAGATCCTCCGTATTGACCACCTTCTTCCATGTGTTGGCAATTTACACAGCTATCACTACCTGTATATTCTGAACTCCACCCTCTACCGCTGAAGAATACATCTGCTGGTGGTTGTTGAGGATAAGCTATTCCACCATTTGCGTATTGAGGTTGCCAAGGATAACCACTGAAGAAAACATTTTCAGTAGGTTGTTGTGGATAGGCTATCCCTCCTTCCTGGTAGAAAGCTGCTGGTATAGCAACCATATTTGATACGGGGCCACCTTTAGCCATTTCTTGAGAATAAAAATCATCCCACTTTGATTCATCATCAAACATATCATAGAATGTTTCTCTGCCTTCAGGAGTATCTGGTAAACCTACATAAGCTAATCTTTCTGCTGCTGTCATGTTGTTTTAAATTATGCTGTTAATATACAATTATTTTTTAAACTTATTATATTTATTGTTAATAGTTATTTAACCATCCTTGAGTTGAACCACCTTTATTCATTTTTCTTGAGTGCTCTTTAAGATATTTTACAGCATCAAAAGATCCACCAAACTTTTTAATAAACTCGTAGTATCCAGTTTCTATAGGATCTTCACCTGCTATAGGATTATTTTTTACATAACCTTGTTTATTCCAAGAATTCCATGCTCTTTTAGCTCTCTTCTCTTTTTCTAAAAATCCGGTTATTTTATTTGGTAAATCTGTATCTGCAAAATGCTTAAAAGATCTAAGATTTCCTTTAGTATCTTTTATACCATGATGAACACCTCTATATAAAGTTAAACCAAAACTATTATTATTATTATATTCTATTTCTTTTATTTTACCATCAGCTATTTCATAAGCAGCTTGTTCAAAACCTTTTAATCTATCTGGATCAGAAACAGCATTTGGATGAACCTCAAGTAACTCATCATAAGCTCTACGAGCTAAAACATCTCTTGCTTCTTCTTTAGTATAATTTTTAGCACCATTTGCAAATTGTTTTCCAAAAGCATAACCATGTTGATTATAAGCAAGACCTGTAGAATTAATAGTATTACCACCAAGATTTATAGTTCCAAGTATTTTTCCATTCTTATCTACAAGATGTTTTGGAGCAAAATAACTTCCAGTTGTTACTACAGATAATTGATCATCAGGATCTAATCCTTGCGCTTTTAATTCTTCAACTCTTTCTGTTCTTAGCCATTTAGTAGATTTAGCATCTTCTAACTCATGTTCTAATTTACCAATAATAAATCTTCTCTGCTCACCTTTAGGATCTGCATAATCTTCATCAATTGATTTTTTTAACTCATTTATACTAGTTTCTAAATCTTCTATTCTAGAATCTAATTGATTTGTAGGTAAAAAGTGTTGGTCAAAATTTTGTACTATAGGATTAACACCATCTCTATCCTTTTGTAAAACATCAGAATAAGAAATACTACCTGTAGATTTTTTATTTGTTTGTAAAACTTTATCTGTAATATCTTTTACTTTTTTATTAGGTATTGCTTCTACAATTTCTCTTCTTAAAACAATAGGATCTACAACCTGAGTTGCAGGTTGATTGTATCCAAGTAAACTATTAATAGTAGATTCTGATAATTCATCGTTTCTACTACTAGCTGGTGAAGAAGAATACAAATCAATAACACGATTTTCTCTAGCAAAACGAGAAGCAATATCATCTGCAGATAAAGTTTCTCCCGATCTTCTAAATTGATTTCTAAGATTACCCAATATTGAATTATAAGCTTCTCTAAATTGATTTGCTTGTGGTAATATTATTTCTGAAGGAGGAGGAGGAAGTTGATTTGAAGATGGTTCAACATTTGAAGCTCTTCTTTGTCTTAGATATTGTTCTATAGCATCTCCAATATCAGCACGGTTTACATCATAATATCCTGCATCCGAAGAAGATGGCTCATTGCCATATGGTGGAGTATAATCTTCATAAAGATCACCAAATGGATTTATAAATGAATCCTCAACATTTTGTGTAGGATTTGGATTATCTATTATTCCTCTTCTATATAGGTCATCTAGAAACATAGCATTCTCTTGTCTGCTAAGATTATCAAAACCTTGACCAACAAGATTTTCAAATTTATTAAACCCTTGTTTTAAAAACTTACCAATTCTTGGAGCTTCTTCATAACCTTTTTTACCAATTTGATATACACCTTTACCTAAAGCTACTGTACCTCTACCTAATCCAACTACAGCTTCTGGTGCTCCTACAGTATTAAAAGGATTCATAAGCGCAGCATCTAGTGGATTTACATTACCCATAGATTTACCTGATAATACACCAGGTATATCTCTGTAATCTGACCCTGTAGATAAACCTCTATTCTTTAAAACATTAGCAATAGCTTGACCAGGAACATCCATAAACTGAAAAGCATTAAGTGCTCCAGTAGGAACTCCTAAAAGCTTTTCATTGTGTATTTCTTCTTGTTCTCTTTTTGTTAAACCTGGAGTTAATGGTGCATATTTATTAGGTAAAGTACCCGGCATATAACCAGCTAGTTCTTGTAAACCTGCTAAACTCTTTGCATAAAAACTTGGTTGAAGAAGAGTTTCATATTTTGAATTAGCTAATATTTCTTTTTCTTTGTTTGATAATTGATCTACCCAGTCTCCTCTTTCTGATAAATCAATTCCACGACTCTTAGCTATTCCTTCTATGATAGCACTATTCTTAAGATAGTCATATTCATTTGCTATATTGTTTTCTATACTAGATGCAAACTGAGAAGGATTTACACCAAAAAGTTTATTTAAACCTCTTGGAGATTGTCTTATGACATCTTCTTTTCTTCCTCTTACAAAAGCTTCTAAAGGATTTGTCTTTTCATATTCTTGAGATAAATCACTCCACTCAGGTGCTTCAGCTTCAATAGTTACTTCTGGTAAAGTATACATCCCTGTAGTAGGATCAAATACCGGTTGTCCACCATCATCAAATTTAGAAAGTGGATTATAATATTTTTTACCACTAGGTCCAAACAAATCATAGTTTCTAGCAAACAATGTGTTTATACTAGATTGAATATTCTTTGATGTAAATTTAGATTTGGATTTACTTCCACCTCTTTTATATTCATTTAATGATCCACCGTATTTATTATTAAGAACATTATAAGCATCTTCTCCTTTATCAGTATACTCTAATAACTTTTTAATCCAAGGTTTTGCTAATTGTTCACCTTTTAGCCCTTGTTTTACATAAGGTATAAGTGAAGCTATTATTCCTGCATAATCCCCACCTTCTTGAGGAGTTCCTCTTAATTTGTTAATACTTATGTTTGCAACATTTGTAACAATACCTGGATCAGCTAATTGTGCTACATCCCACATTCCTTGTAATACAGCTCTTTGATCTAAATTATTAGGATTATTTGCTTGTTGCCAAGATTCTCTACCTTGTTCTAATTTTTTCTTATTATAATAATCAAGCTGTTCTTTTAATGCTTGTTCTTTTTTTTGCTTTTCTGTCTGCTTAGGCATTTGAGAAAAATTCAAATTATTAAAACTTGAATTTTTTGGTGGTGGTTGTACTCCACCGGTTCTATATTTATTATCATACTTATCTAGCCAGCCTCCTTCTCTTTTTAATTCAGGCTCAGGTGTTTGTGGTAGTCTTGATTGAATTGGTTGCATATCTGGTAATCTTGTGTTTTTAAAATACTCTTGTATATTCGCTAACTCTTTTTCATATTTTGGTACAGCTCCTGTATATCTATAAAATTTATAATGTTCTTGATCATTTCCACCAGCACTTCTATCAGATATATCATAAAATAATCTGTTTCCTTCAACTGCATTATATACTTTTACTTTTTTAGCTTTTCCTTTTTCATCTAATATAGGAGCTTCTGCTGCTATAGTAGTGTGATGAGGCCTATCTACAAGCTTAGCATCAGGATCTCTATAATCAGATGGAGCCATCCCATATACGATTGTCATATCTCCAGATTGAGCTTGACTAGCAGGTATTTCTTGAAAAGGCAAAGTTCCTTTTTCAACACCTCCAACAAAACCATAGTTACCTCCAATCATTGGAACATCCTTAGCACCAGCTTCTTGATAATTAAAACATCCGTAAGGTGTACAATATAATTCTCTTGTAGGAGAAGATTGATAATCCCAATTATTATTTTTTTTATCCCATCTAGCAATATTATAAGTACCTTTTCCTGGTAAAACAGATTTTAAATCAGATGGCATTGTTTTAATAAACTGTTGTAACTCTTCTGGATTCTTAGCATTAAGCATTTTTTTAAAATGCTGATAAGCAGGTCCTTGTTCTTTAAGTATCTTATCATCAGCAGCATCAATTTTTTTTGCTGCCGGTATAATATTACTTCTTACTTTAGATACTCTTGCTTTTTCTTTTTCTATTAATTCGGCTAAATTTTGTCTTTTAGCAAGCATATCTAAATACTCTGCTTCTACAGCTGCTGAAGAAGGAGGGTTTTTTGGCGGTGTCTCAGGATCACCTCCTCCATCATATTTATCTAACCAACCTGTATTTTTCTTTTTCATTATCTAGGAGAATAAAGATTTTTATTTGACGCTAACATTATCATCATTTTTTTATTACCGCATACTAATCTACGCAAAAGTACTAAGTTAGTATAATGTCTAAACTTTTTTCTTTGCAATTGATTTTTATTGTAATTTAAATTGTTAGGATTTAGTATTCTTACATAGCCATTAGCTTGTGTATTAAATATTAATCTTTCAGCAAATGTACCTGTCATTGTAGTAGGTGGGTACGGAGAATTAATAGGAAACTCTCCGCGGCTATCTGTAATATCCCAAAACTGATTAAAGCGATATTTGTTTTCTTCCTTAGAATAAAGTATCTGAATATTATTTGTTCCTACTTGAGGATACTGTAATATTTTAGCTGAATCATTCTTAGGTGTTAAGTTTAACTTAAGTAATCCAGAGCACTGTTCTGTATTATAAATAGTAGCTTCATCAAAGTTGAAATCTAAAACATGGTATCTATCATAGCGATTTTCTGCATAGATAAATACTTCCATAATATACTCAACACTTCTTAAAGAGTTTACTATTGGACCAGTGTGCACATTCCACTCTATCTCAAAAGGATAATCTATACCATAGTAGTTGCAATATAAATCTACTCTTTCATTATGTATCCAAATACCATTCTCAACATTAGGATTAGCATTGATATTTTTAATACTCATGAAAGTATTTTTACCAGGTAGAAGAAGATCTGGATGCCAATCATGATATGATATAAAAGCCTGAAGCTTTGGATCATAACTAACTGTCCAAGAAGCATCTTCAAAATATTGAGGATCTTGTAAAGTAGTGGTACCCAGTGTTTGACCATCTACAACAATATTAAAGATGTTCTTCTCCTTATAAGTAATTGTTGTACTCGCAGGTAAATCAGTCCTTAATTTATAATCCTTTTTAGTAAAATATAATATTTGGTTCTCATTATCATAAATCGATTGACAACCTACACCAATAAAAGGGTTTTCTGTTAAAGCAAAATTTGGAAAATCTTTAACTAACTTATAAGGTAAGTATTCAGCAAACCACCATTTCATATTAGCATTAGATAGTTCCTGGATACCATCTACCAAAGCAAAAACTTTTCCTAAACTCTGTGATATCCAATATGTTCCAACCGGTGTAGTAATAACACTCAATCTATCTTGACAAGAACCATATTCGTATGGCCTATCAGCATTTACTACATTTTGACGAGGCTGTGAAAATAATGCGCCGTCACCTATAGTTAAAGCTGTACCAGATGTAGTTTGTAATTGATCTAATCCTCTGAAAATTAAAGGAGAACCGTTTTCAAAAAATATTACAGCTCCACTTTTATCAATAGGTTTTATACAACTAGGTCGCGATAAAAATTTCTCATAGTTGTTAGCTAAGAAATATAACCAGTAATCTTTATCAGCTTCTTGATTAGCTGGTAAAGAATATATTATTTCATTAGGATCATATACATAACATGTCTCTGATAGTTGTGGATCATAAGATCTCTCTTGACAATCTCCCCATGATACATAAGCTATAAAGTTTTTTGACATTGTAAAGCTTCTATCATATTTAAAGAAGTTTCCTGATTTAATAATGCTAGTATTAAATAAATCTTTAATCTCTCTAATCGGGTAGAAATACTCGGTATCTAACTCGCCATAATCTCTAAAATCAACATTGATTTCTGATTCTACAAAGAAGTCTCTAACACCTGATGAAAACAAGTAGAAATATTGATACTTAACAGCAAAGTTTAATTGATCTAAACCTGATGCAAAACTACAAGTATATTCATCAAGATTATATAATCCAGATGGAAGTATTCCTCCTAGGGATGCTCCGTTAATATCTAAAGTTGCAATTAATCCAAATAATCCTCCTGTAAAATCTGTTATCTCATAAGTAGTAGTATCCAACCAATATCTTGGAAAACCTACCATTCTATGTTCTAGATAATTAAACTCAAAAAAATCTGGTTGTTCAAATAACCATTCATAGAAAAAGAAAAAAGTATTTTTTTCAGTGTGCCTACCAATATAAACATCACCATTAAAAAGAACATCTGATTTTGATATATTTCTTCTTCTTTGGTAACATATACTTACGGGTACTTGTTTAACAGTATTTACTTGACCATATTGATTTCTTATTCTTTGTTTATAACCAACATAGTAACAAGATGATGTTGTATTAAATTCTTTAGCAACAGGATCTTTTACTCTAGGTACATTGAAAAAGTTATCTGGTCCTTCAGCTAAAGCTGGAACATCGTATACTCTTTTTCTAGTATCATCTACTATAGATGGATCTGCAATACTTGTATTGGTTTGCAATACAACATAATTAGCTCTATATAGATTATTTATTCTAAAAGATGTTCCAAAGTCTACATAAGATGGTCCTATGTATTGCTGATTAATAATACTTTTTCTACGATTTCCTGCTGATGGAGGTGGAGCACTAGCTGAATAAAAACAATGAGAATTATATTTTAAAGCATATTGTCTAGGTGTTAAAAATGCTTTAATAAGATCTAATACAATTTGAGCATTCTCTGTTAAATTATATAAATATTGTATTGCTGAAAAAGGAGGAAGTACTCCAACTCCTGAAAAAGAATCATATAAACCATCACCTAATTCAATAACAAAAGGATCCCCATTTAAAAAGGGTGCACCAACCGCAGAAGGAATAGCATTTGCTAATCTTATTGCTGCTAAGAAACTTGTTGTACCAGAAACACCTACAAGATTTTGTACTATATTAGTTAAACCTGTGTTATAAGTAATATTTGCGCCTTGTGTTATACCTGCCATCAAACTTTGAGCAGCATCAGCAACATTGTACCAGCCATATATACCAGGATTTAATGCTCCGAATAAACCGATACTAGCACCAGTAACTGCTCCGCCATCTGTAAAACCTGAAGTATGAGGTGAAGTATAAGTTAATTTTTTTTCACCATTTAATTTTTTTGATGTTAAAACTAAGCCTAGTAAAAAAGAAACTATCATGGCTGAGTTTGATATAATCTTATGCTTAGGATGTTTTTCAGAATATTCAAACTTACCAGTAGTAGTACCATATATATTAGAATATACTTTTAACTCTTTACCTGATAGATAAGGATTATCATAATTTGTATCTGGCGAGTGAAAAGAAAATATATCTTTTCTATAAGCTATTTGTGGATCATAACCATTTTCTCCACCATTAAATAAACCAAAGAAACAAGGTACATTACTTGTTCTAGTATTAGATAAAAATGGATCTGGTCTTAAATCATTGTAAGGATAATTAGCAAATAAACCTGTACGATTAGAACCTGATTCAAGTGTATAAACACGCATGTTGTTTATAATACCTTTGAATAAAACACTTCTATTACCAGTTCTTGTTCCTCTTAATATTTCGTATCCTACAATGTTTGGAATAGCAACACCATTATTATCTACTGGAGGTAATATGTTTTCAAATTTTACACCCATTATTCTAATAACAGGGCCTTGAAAATAAGCAGAACCTGATGCATAGTGATTAGAAGCAGGGTTTGTAAAATTAATATAGTTATCTGGAAACTTGTGATGTCTTACTTTTTCTCCACAAAGATCATAATCAGATAAACCATTCACTGTTCCAGAATAAGGTATGTTAGTTACTATAGACCAAGGATGGGCACTTGCATTCCACACATCTGCTTTATTATCTGGATACTCTTCTGTAGATTCCCAATATCCCATGTAGCCTGCAGCTACTTCCCAACCACCATCTGGTAGTTGTGATGGAACAAAACTAGGATCTGTATAAGCTGTATTTTCTACTAGCCATTTATAATTAAAAAATCCAGCTGTTTCATCTGATAAAGAATCTGTAACAACTAGATTTTTTTCTCCTGGTAAAGAAGGTCTACCGGGTATATGATACGATGCTGATTTATCACCAGTATCGTATAACCATCTAATAAAAAAAGCATACACTTCATCGCGCATGTATCCTGTATTAGATCCACCATTCTTATAATAATCTGCAGGATATTCTGCAGCTGACCACTTAGTTACAATCTGATTAGCTAAAGGTTGATAGTTAAAATCAAATTTTGATTTAGGACCAACTCTTATTAGGTAATCATTAACATTATACATCGCATCACTTTGATTGTATATAGTAGTTCTAAATGGTATATTTTCTATTGGAACAACTGGCCATTCAGGATTAATAATATCTATAGATATTCTTTTTTGCTTAGTACTATAAATACCAACTCTTCTAGCAACAGTTTGTTGAGCAACGATGTAGATTACTACAACTTCTACTTCATCAAAATTATCATCAGTATCGCCAATGATAATATCAATAGAACCAGCAACATTAGTATGATTATATAAAGGCTGTTGATTAGATAAAGGAAAATAATCACTTACTCTTTCTCCATCTATAGTATAAGCCATAGTTACTATGTACATACCATTAGCTAATGTCCCACCATTTGTACCTTTTTGTATACTATAACAAGGTGGTATCATTCTCATTGCTAATCTTGTTCTTTCACAATCTAATACTTCTGTATCTGTACAAGTAATACATCCAACAGGATCATAATTAGCAGGAGCATTATTAACATCTACTTCATTTTCATCAAGACAATTTTGTACCCAAGGTACATCATTAAGATCTAATACTCTAGAAGGATTTAAACCATCATCCCAGTAAACTCTAAAAGAGCAATTACTAGTATATCTAGATACACCTTTTATAAGATTAGTATGATTAAAATTTAAGCAAGAAGCATTTACTACCTTAGTATAAGAACAAACTTTTTCTTCATATATACCTATTTCAGAATTAGTATTATCTGTAGAAAATATAGCCCACTTATCAGCATTAAGATGAATAGCTCCTATAATAGGATAAGGTGCTTTTGTACAAAATCTATTTCCAGGCTCATTGCCCAGTTTACCTAAGTCACCTGTTACCGAATTGGTTATAGCATTTCTTGCTTGTGTCCAAGAGTTCTCGGGCAAGTGAAAATCATTAACATCTTCTACTAATGATTTATCAAACCTTCTTGTTTCAGAGTTTGATGTATTTTGTGAAAAATTATCTTTAGCCATTATCCGAGTCTTGGTATTGTTGGTCCAGGGTTTAATCCATAACGCGGTCTACCATAAGGTAAACTCTTAAACATATCATAGTATTTAGAATACTGAGCTGTTCTATTAAGTTCCCACAACTGTTTCATCTCTGCAAAGTTAGGAGTATTAACAATTGAAAGAGCTTGATTTCTCGCAGCCCTGTATCTATTTTCTATTAATTGTAGTTTTTGTCCAGCTGTAATCTCATCATTCATAATAAGATTTTCTAGTATTCTTTGTTTTAAAGCATACTCATAATACTCATTAAGCATATCATGATCAGGAACAAGAAGATTGCCGTCATCATCTTCTAGCATCCCTTGATAGTTGATATATAAACTACCACAGTCAAAAGATGTCCATATAAAATTATCTTTTATCCACGCTGAGTCAGGTGAATTAAAATTAATATTAGGACAATCGCAATCTACATTAGCTGCATTGTTAACTATCCTAATTGGAAATAATCTTTTATATATTCTTGATTGTGTATTTACAATCTGTACCAGCTCATAAGCTTCTCCTTTACAATTTAAATAAACTCTTGGTTTATTACAATAATTACCATAAGGTTCTGTTGGATTGTAAGTTGCTTCACTTGCATAAGCTGACGAAGGTAGCGGAGCTCCATTACAACCACATGGCTGAGGAGAACACTTACTACAATTAACAGTTGGTGTTGCACAAAAGTCAACAGATGCCGGTGTAGATTTGTAAGGAGTAATCAATGGTCTATCTTCTATCCAAGTACCTTGAGGCATAGCTTGATGAACCTCATATTCATCACAAACAAGAGCAAAGTTTAAAACAAAGAAATCATCTGGTAGTTTTGCTTTACCTTTTTCTACTTCTAAAACAGCTTGCTTAGTCATGAAGATTCTTAAGCCTAAATCATAGTTAACTCTTTTAGCAACTTTGATTAATTGATGAGGCTCGATCATATTTTGAAGATTGTAGTTTTGAAAATCTACGAATACTTCATCTAGTAATTGATCAAAGGTTCTATATTTTAAGGTATAATTGTAGCTCATTATCTAAGTATATTTTGATTATCATCAGGACCATCACTAGGTACTTGACCTAAAGTTAATAACTCTTTTAGCGTCATCTGCTCTACTTCGGCAAATAAATATTCTGGTATTCTAATTTGATTATCTTGATACACATTACACTCTCCTGCAGTATCACATTTATATGCATCCAGATTACCTTCCCATAAAGCTTCAACTCTTATAGCATCCCATTCTATATTAGGAAAATATAAATGTTGTTGCATGTACCAGTAATATTTTTCTTTGTTATATCTAAAGTTTTTTGTCTTTTCCATTGATACAAAAGTACTTGGCTGTGTTCTAATCATAATTACACTTCCATCAATAGATGTCACGCTTCTTATAATTGGTCCAAAGTTACTTTCTAATATCTCAGGCAACTTATCTTTTGTACGCTTAATTATACAATTAGATTTAATACCACCACAACAAGCTTCTACTTTATCTACCTCGATTAATTCAAGACAAGGTAATACTTCAAATAAACTTTGAAACTTCATTATCTTATTTATATCATCTTGTCTCTTAATTAAGAGTTTTGCATATTTGTATATTACACTAGCAATAAATCTATCTGTTAAGAAAGGATCTTCCTTTACAGATTTTAAAACATTGCGTACTCGTGATATGCTATCGCCTATTGTTGTCATATTAATCTAAATCAAATTCGTTATAATTATCTGGTATTGGTGTTCCTTTTTTAACAATAAAACTTTTAGTACTTTGTCTAAATAGTGAAGATACCAACTGATAATCTTCAACAACAATATACTTTGGCCAGTTCTCAGCATAAGCTTTTGAAACAGCATTAGTAAATTCTCGCGCCCCTTTAAACGCCCAAAGTTTTTTATTTGCAAAGTTATATTTACTTGCGTAGTTTGTGTAAAATATTTTAGCTAAATATCCATCAGAATTCAAATTTCTTTTTAAAACAAATTGGCCAAGCTCTGTTGACTTTTTGTAATCTAAGTTTTCTTTCTTAGGAGATTTACAAGAACCTAGGAAAACATAACCTAATCCTTCAGGTAATTCTACCCCGTCTCTATTTTCTACAACAGCTTCTCTAAGTTTTTGATTAAAAGAACCTATAATAGCTTTAAACTTTTCATTATCAATCTTAGAATGAGGATTTTTTAATTTATATTTATTATACAAATCTTCATTTAAAATTGATAGAGAACTTTGTCTATATCTAGGTGCTTTTTTATCAGGTCCTTTGAAAACTTTCATACTAAATAAATTACCGTTAATATACTAATATTTTTTACTTTTTAAAAATAATCATTTTAAAGCAAAAGGCCCAGTTACCTGAGCCTTTCTTGCCTGCCAGTCACAGTGGAAACCAACCAAACCATGACAATTTTTTATATTATTGCACAAGCTACAGGGCCTATAATGTTTATATCAGGATGTGTTAGTAAGCTTCCTTTAACATAACACACAATCTCAATAGGTATTGGACCAGGTACTTCTCCTCCTACATATATTAAAGAATCTTGTACCGTTTTTAAATCTGAGCAACGAATATAAGAATAGTTATATGTTCCATAATTTCCTAACGCAAGTGTTAAATTAACTTGTTCACAATCATAGCAACATAAATCTTCTCTTTGTTCTACTTCCCAATTATTAGATGCTGTAGGATCTGGTAAAACTTGAGGATGACACATGTTTATAGTATCATCAGGTTTAGGTTTTCCAGTTCCGTCTATATTATAATAGCTTATTATTTCACCACTACAATCCTCACCAAATACATATTCTGCATCACACTCTTCAAAGTCGAATACTAAATCAGCATTTCCTGTATAATTCATCGTAGTAGATAATCCATAACCAGATCCCGGGGTGTCAACAACACAATAATAAATACTACCGGTTGAAACAGTATCAATTGTTATAATTACACCACTTCCAATACCTCCCATGAAAGTGTTATCTAGTTCAACAGTATCTCCTGGAGCATATCCTGTGCCACCTAATGTAGCAACTGGATTTAAAAATGAGATTTGTCCTGAACCGTTTATAGTAACTTCAAAGGTTAAACCTATACCTGTTCCTGTTAAATTTACAGCAGGCACATTTGGATAATAACCACTTGGTGTATATCCTGAACCTGGATTAGTAATAGTAACATCTCCAGGATCTAAAATGGTTCCATCTGTAATATAACAAGTACCCGTTGCACCAGATCCAGAACCTGTAAACGTAATAGGTATATCAACTCCTGGAGTATATCCAGATCCTGAATTATCTATATTAATATCGGCTATTCCTGGTAGGCAAGTTGCTTGCCAAAATAAACAAGGATTATCTGGTGTAAAAGTTATATTTGGAAAAGAAGTTCTAGCAACTAAAGATGATTCTGGTTCACAAACAGGTTGAACATATCCTTCATAAACAATTGGATCACATGATTCATTAAAAACAGTAACACTTATAGTAACTGTTTTTGGTATTCCTGCTATACAACTTGTTGCAATAGTAGAACAATCATATAAAGTATCTGTTGTTTCTTTCCAACAAACTCTATGATTTATACTAGTTTGTGGAGTAAATGTTATACTAAGTGTGGCTATCATTATTTTATAATTTAGTTTTTAATATTAAAGAAACAGATACGCAACTTGGTTCTCCTCCAATATAACTTCTTACACAAACATAATATTCTGTGTTAGGAGTTAAGCCTGTGATAGTTGCATTAGGAGTAGTGCTTGGACCAACGGATCCAGCTACTACAAATACTCCAGTACTAACCGGTGCATAGTAAACATCATAACTCTCAACAGCTATTCCTGCTGTCCAACCAATATTTATACTAGTAGAAGCTATAATATTAGAATGTAAACCATAAGGAATTTGATCATTAGTAAAGCTACTGCAATTATTATAAGCAAGATATCTTTGAAAAAAATCACAAAGTCTCTCATTTTGATTTACTACAAAAGGAGGTTTAGGCGCATTAGCATATACTCCAATATTTTCATTTAATCCTTGAGTAGGAATCTCAGCATCTATATAAGCATAGCTGTCTCCACTATGAACAATACAACAATCACTAAAGATTTCTGCACAAGGTTCTGGTTCAGGACAATTTATACTACCACAAGATGGAGGAGTGGTTAAACCTTGATCCTCGCATCCGCATGGTGTTGTTTTACATTTACAAGTTTTACAGCTCATTTTATGGTATTATTATTTCTGATGATACATTAATTGGTGCTAAACACAATGATGGTATAGTTGTTACTAAAGTAGGAGGACAATTATATTGCTCACCTGCAGCTGGTATAACTAATACTCTTACTCTATAAGTTGTACTTGGAGTTAATCCTGTAAATGAACCTGATAAAGTAGTAGGGCCAGTTAAGGTAACTGTGTTAGATGCAATCAATACTAAACCAAACTCATCCCATAATTGAACAACATAAGTAGCTGTTCCTGCTACAACAGATCCCGTATATCCTATTGATGTGCTACTTGGACTAAGTGTTAAAGTAGGACAAAGAGCATTATTAAACACAGTAACTTGTAGAATACTTTGACATGTTACAGTTGCTCCAGATGTATTGTTTAAACATAAAGTAGCTGTAATAGTTAAGTTATCTGCAGTATTAATACCTGTTCCTGTTAAGTTGTATACTAATCCTGTTGCGTTATTCAAGTTAGCAACTACATCGCCGGTTCTAGTAATTGTATTACCGCTTTGATCAGATATAGTAAAGGTGGTTGTACCAGGAGCACACTGAACTAATCCTGAAGGAATAGATCCTGTTACTACTAAGTGTAAATCGGTACCAGTAACATATCCATCTAGAATAACACTAACACCTTCGCATCCGCTAGGACAACAAGTTTGTTGAATATTATTTACAGCAGCTCTCATATCACAGATTGTTAACCACATGTTAGTGATTGAATCAGCTAAGTTCTCTACTGTAGAATTCCAACCTACTAGACTACCCATAGAACTAGCAGAGTTACTTAACTGAGGCTGATTAGTTAAATCAGGACACTGAAAAGTAATTGAATTTAATATATCTATAGGTAAACCTGTTGCACCTTGCAATAAACAGAATTGAGTAATCAACTCTTGTAAAGCAACATTCATAGGTACACCTACATTACTAGGACTTATTAAACAACCTGGTAGAACTGACGGTAATGTAAAAGTAGGAGGCGGCGCATTTTCTAATGCTTCAATTCTAATATTGTATTGAGCTAATATAGAATTGATTGTAGTAATTTGACTTACTAGATTACACACCTTATTTCCTATAGCAAGAACATAATCTAAAACAGTCATTGTTGTAACAAGATCACCTGTTCCATTAGTATATTGGAAACAAGGTGCAATAACTACTTCTTCATCAAGTTCTTTATTTGTTGATGGAGTCGGAGTACCTCCGCCATCGCAGCAGGTGCAAATCTTATCAATTAATATTTGTATTAATTGTTGAAAATTACTTGGACCACAACCTGTATTTAAACATTCAAGATCATAATTATCAACATTAGTTTGCTCTAGTAAAGTACACAATTCTGTAGCTAACTTATAAACAACAAGTGATATACTATCCCCTTTACATAAGGAAATACAAGGTATATCTGGACCTTGCCATATCACACAATTTGATGATATAGGATTGCAAGATGGGTTATCAGCATTTAAAGGTTTCATCTTTTATATAAATTTTAATATTATAAACAAGTTCCATCAACACAATTATTCTCAACAATAACGCTATAAACAACTCCTGCTTCTGGACAAACTGGTCTAGGATAAGTTTGAGCACATACTTTTAGTAAACTCAACTCTTCATCTTCTCCCAAAGTTACATAAGTTAATTGCCCATCGCAAGAAATATATTTAAATTCTACAGTACCCGATGTTACTTGTAATCTATAACATTTACAAATTAAAGGTAACAACTCTGATGTAGCTGTGTTAATAGCTTTTAAATCTAATAATCTTTTTTTAATATCTTGAGAATCAAAGTCTTCTTCACAACAACTATTGATACCATATCTAATAGCAGACATCTTATCCAAAGCTTGTTTAGCAAAAGCACAGTTTACTCTTTCAGTATACTCTGGAGGACATCCTGGTGTTGTATATCCCGGAGGTATTCTTCTAGGAATTAACTTAGATTCTGGTTCTGGTGGTGGAGGTAAACATTCTACACAAGTATCAAAAGAAGCAATAATTACAGCATCTATTGAACCGTTGCAATTTTGTATAGGAGGTAAAACTGTCCAACAAGTATCACAATATTGTATTTTAATTACTTTACCTACATAAGCAGATAAATTATTTTTAATTAATAAAGTGTTTTGGTCATCTTCACAATCAACTATTAAATAACACTCTGGTATTTTTTGAGTTTTACACTCTAAACAATCATCAAAAGATTCTATTATTGCAGGTAAGGTTAGTGTTAAAGCACCATCACAAGTTTCTGATTCTTGTACTTCATAGCAATAACATTCACCTATTTCAGGATAAATAGTACAAGGATTTTGCTGATTACAAACTGTGCAATTTTGATAGTATTTAGCTCCTGTTAAATCTGCAAAATAATAAGGTTGTCCTTGCTCTTCCGTTTTCTCATAAGTCCAACATTTTGTAGAACCACCTGATGGACCATCTATATTAGGTATAACAAGTACACCTACTGACAAATATCCTTGAAAGTTATTAGTTACATATCTAACATCTGTTGAATCACAACAATTTATTAGTTTACCTTTATAAATAGGACTATCTCCCGGAATAGAAAAAGGAACACCAGGGTCTGTCGGAGGTGTTGGATTACTTGGAAAATTATCTGCACACAAGTAAATAGTATCTCCTACATATTGTGCCAAATCATTTGTAACAATGATTGGAGGCACACCTTCTAATATACAATTAGTAAGAACATAGCATTTTTCACAACTACATGTTTCTAATTGTGTAATTACTTCTACTAGATTATCACAATTATTAGTTTGTTCAACAGTAACACATCTTTGTATACCATTAACTTCTATAAGAATATTTTGACCAACAACTGTTGATAAATCTGTAAATGTATCAATAGAAGGAATTGTAGGATCACAAAATACTAATCTGTAATTTACAACACAATCCGCGCAAGTAGCAACGGTTTCTACTTCTTGTATAACAGTAGAAAAATTAGTAGTTTGTTCAGGTATATTATCTGTTATTTCTACTAACTTTAAACATCCTGTTATATCTATTCCAGATTCGTTAGATATACTTGTTATTACAAGATTTATTAAATCTTCTGGGCATAAACCAATATCATAACAAACACCATCAAATCTTAAAACAAGTGGTTCTCCCTCAATCTCATATGGAAGATTTGTGCAGCAATCATTAAGAGTATAATAAGAATATTCTTGACAAGGAGCTTCTAATGTTTTAATACAAGCTAATCCATCACAAGTAGTTAACATGTATCCATCAGGACAAGTAAAAGCATGTATAGGATTACTAGCTGCGGTAAATAAAAACCTTAAGTTTCCAGTATATGAACCTGCTGGAATATTTTGATCAAATCTATAGGTTACAGAATCTATTACTTCTACTACATAAGCATTTACTGGAAAACCTGGTGAGTCAAAAAATCCTTGTAGATCATAAGAATTAGATATAGGACCTCCGCTTATTGTTACAGTATCTGTACCTGTAGCAATAAGAGTCATAGGTCTAGCTCTTTTCCATAATGTAGAAAATCTTCTATATGACTCAATCTCAGCTAAAGTAGTTATTGCTGTAAATTGAGAATATGAACATTCTAAAATATCACAAGCTAATCCACCACTTGCCGCATAGTTAAAACATTCTACTCTAACAGAATGGTATCCTGCAGGTAAAGTAATTTCAAAAAGATTAACAAAAAATAAAGCCTGTGTAGCTCCATCTCCATTAAGCATTTCTACAGCAAGAACATCATCTACAAATATTCTTAAACCATTGTTACCAACAATAGTTATTACATATGTACTCTCTACTTCAGGTTGCAAACAAGCTGTAAATCCAGCCCATTGGAATTCAACAGGTATACCTATATTATAGTTCCAAACTCCATTATTAAGCTCATATCCTGTAAAAAAATTTGCAGGAGTAGTAGGAGAAGGAATAATTTGAAGATAATCAGAAGGAGTAACCTCAGCACCTTGACCATAATTAAGTGTACTAGATACTATTGTACTTTGATATAAAGGATAAGGGTAACTAGCTGTTGTTCCTGGACTTGTACTATTAATAGGTAATCCTAAAGGATTAGGATTAGGATAAGGTCTTGTAAAATCAGGAGTTGTAATAGCACTATGTTGTCCACCACCTTGAGGAGGAGGATTAATATTTGTCCAACTATCTCCAGTTAAAGGATTACTACCCAAAGTAGGAATAGTAGTCATGTTTGTTAAACTAGCTGGAATAGAACTTTGAGGAACTGTTAAAAGAGGCCAAATGTAGTTGTTTAAAGAACCATAATTTACAATACCGTATTGAGGATCATAACTCACATTATTTCCACAAAACAACGGAGAAGATGGTGATATAGCAGATATAAACTCTGTTTTTATACAACTTGTTCCATCTTGAGATGGTTCATATCCTTCTGGACACACACAACCTCCACCACAAGTTTGACAATCAGAATCTTGGCAATTATCTTGTAAAGTAAAATCTTCAATAGGAGGAACAAGATTATAACCATTAACTGTGGTATCTGTATTTACTGTATAAGTATAACATTGACCACTAATTAAAAAAGGGTCTGCTCCATTATAAAGATATGTATTACCTATCGTTAGGTAACTATTAACTTGACTTGTTTGTATTTGGTATTCTATAATAGCTCCATCACAACAAGATACAAATGTTACTTTATAAAAGAAATTAGCCATTAATCTTTATTTTTTAAAAATACTACCGCTTGATGATACATTAGATGGTGCTATTGTATTATTTCCTGGTAGATTAGTGTTAGCATTTTTACGTGTTTTAAGTTGTGTCTCATAAGCATTGATGCAAGATGCACAGCAACTTTTTCCGTCTGAAGCTGTTCTTTTATTACAGCCGCAGCCCATTTTCATTCTACAATTGTTACAAATCATATTGGTTGGTTTTTAAGGTTTAACACGATTTACAATCTAATTTATCTAACATCTTGATTGCGTAGTTGTAAAGCATCATTCCTCTATCAGGTTGATGACAATATTCTACTTTAGCTTTAGCCGCATCAAGATAAGTTTTTATTAATCTTAATCTATTCAGTTTGTCTTTCATCTCTGCAGATGGCTCACAAGAAGGATAATCCATTTCACATAGTAAATTATTATATCTCCAAAGAGCTTGAGTGATTCTCAAGTGATTATATTCAACATATACTAATTCATTTGGTGAAACACTATATTTTATAATATAGATTCCATCAGATAAATCCCAGTAATTAGTCCCACACTCTGTAGTTTGAACACCAAAATCACAAGCTGTTAAATTTAAAGCAAATCCTTCTTCTATTTGTGGGTATTCAAAATTTTCTGGAACTGCAAATCCTGGTAGAGTAACTTGCAATAATTGGCACTTAACATCTAAGTTTGGTGCATAGATGCTAGTATCCATAATACGCAGAATACTTTTATTCATAGTATCCGGCACCTCTAAACTTAATACATGTCTTGCCATAATTTTTTTCTGCTAATATAAACAAAAAAGGAGAGAAGAGTCTACACTCTACTCTCCTTTTTATTGTTTAATAAGTTAATTAATTAATCAGGATTTGTAGGGATGATATCGCAAGGATTACAAGAATATACTACAAAAGGTTCACAGTTGCCAGCATTTTCAGCTACTTTAGTAAGGAAATCTTCTAAATCGCTAATTCTAACACTAGTGATGATTTCTACTAAGTACTGATCATTATCAAACACACCAGTTGGGTTGTTGAAACGAGGTACATTGTGTAAGATATAGTAACGAGTATATAAAGCGTTACGATCTACAGCATCTAAGATATCATTACCTTGAGTAATCTCCCTGATACGAATATCACTGTGCACATAGTTTTGTAAGTAAGATTGTGCTAAGATTACATCACGTAATACTTGCTCACCAAATCCATTACCCATTAAAGCAGGACACTCAGTTACTACACAGATTCCTTCAAAAGTACAAGGATCTCCAGTGTAATCAACCATTGATGCTAAGATTTTAACTGGTTCTTTTTCGAAGAAATCAGTGATTTGGAAAGAACATGTTAAGAACTTAGTTTCAACATATGCTCCAAATAATCTTAAACCACCACATTTATCTTCTCCGTATCCTGGTGATACGTAGTTAGTCCACCATTGTGATGCAGATACAGATGCTCCTAATGGATCTTCAGTAGTTCCTGGAGCATACCAAGCATTACCATCCTGATCATAAACAACCGGGAAGATGAATGGATTGATATATTGATTTTCTTTTAATCTCTCAGCCCACTTAATAAACACTAAAGTAGAATCTACCGGAGTTGGAGTAGGACCTTCGCAACATCCTGTGTAAGCATCAAGTGTTTGGTAAGCGTTGTGATTTAAGTAACGCAAAGCAGGAGAACCTTTAACATCAATTCTTAAGTAGTAAGTCTCACCGCATAAGAACTGATAGCAGCAACCTGCAGCTTGACCTGCAACAGTAATTTCTACTGTAGCTGGAATAACTGGTGCTGCGCCACCATTACCTTGTAAATCAGCTGTTAAAGTATCACCATTAGCGTAACCTGTTCCTTCATCTACTAATGTAAATGAAACAACTTCACCATCAGATACTATAAAGTTACCAGTAGCACCTGAACCTGATCCGCCAGTTAAAGCTACATCATTATAGGAACCATCTAATAAATTTGCACCATCATTATCTAAAACTGCTGTAATAGCTTGATCATCAGTATAAGGAGTGTTTCCAACAGAAACAACTGCTTGTTGAGGAGTACATGCTTCTACACCATAAACTTGGCTAACATACTTAGGATTGATTACCTTAGATTTGTTAGACTCTTGGTATCCACCATGGAAAGGACCAATCTTGTCTCTTCTTAAAAGAGAAGATCCTGCAATCATAAATGGACAATCTGCAGCATTATCTGTAACATAAGTTTTAGGATTAATAATTCCAATGTAACCTTGATAAGATCCACCTGGTGTAGAGTATCCCATTGTAGCAATATAGCTAGAAGGAACATTTTTAGTAATAATAAAACCGTAATCCGTTTCTGGATTTTGAGCATTTGGAGCTACCGGTGTTAATGTTGGCCCGTTGGCCAAGAAGCGTTTTGTAAACGCGTGATTAAAATAAGCCATTGTTTTTTGTTTTTGGGTTTATAAATAAATAATGTCTAAAAATAATATTATAAATAAAAAAATGCAAATTTATTTTAAGAAAAGTAACTTATACTTACCAGAATTTATAGTGCTCTTAATAGTGTCTAGGTCATTTACTATTTCACTATAAGGCATCTTAGCTTGTAAGTTAGATACCATCTGAGTTATCTCTCTAAGATAAGCGACAGCATCAGCTACTGATCCTAATTGTCTTGGAGCTACATCTTTATATTCTAATAATTTTTCTGAGGCTCCTTGAAATGCTTCTGCTAAATCATCAGCATGTCCCGGTAAAGCATCATATAATTCATTCAAAGCTTTGTGTGCAGCATATGATCCTGCACCAGTTACTTTAAGGTGTAACTTATGAATAGATGTTGCAGCATTCATAAGCTCAGATACGCAAGCACTTACCATAGTATCTAATCCACCACTAGCAGGGGCACTGTATTCTGCATTTGTTCTTTGTAATAATCTTGGCTTTTCCATTATATAAATTAGTTATTTCCTTCTACTGATTGTTGAGCTCTAGTATATTGATTCATTGATTCAATATCACCAGCTAAAATTTTAACAGCCTCATCTACAAATAACTCTACTAAGTCATCTTTAAACTCGCATTCTACTTCTTGAGTAGATGCTAATTGTGTATAAGGATCTACACAGTTTAGTATTTGTATTCTTACAGGTTGTCTATAATATGTTAAGACAACATCTTGAACTTCAAACTTGTTGTCAGTGTATATTCTAAATTTATTATCAATTAATGTTACAAAAGTTTCTGCCCATTCAAAGCTTGGTTGTTTGTTCTTATCCCTGAGTAGTTCATCCACATTAGCTTCTTCTGCCAAGTAGATAACCATCCGGCGAGGATCTTCACAACAATTATTTTTAGATTTAGCAGATACTCTTTTCCATTCTAAATAATTTGTTGGTAAAACTGATGATTCATAATACAATTGTTTGTTACTCATGGTTATAGTTTGTGTAACCATAAGCTTTTGCAAGTCATCAATTCTTCTTTTGGATTGTTCATCACCTTCTTGCTTCTGGTTAATACCATGCAAGTTACGGCGACACCACTCAACCATACCCTTATTAAAAGCTTCAACAACTTGCCAACATTCTATATTATCATAGTCATTACTAGCAAGCTTATTAAGCCTTTGTTTTATTTTAAGATATATGGTTTGATTGTTCATTATCCTTTAACTTTTTTCAAATTTGGGTTTGCTTTCTTAGCCGCTGGTGAAGCTTTTCTAGTAGAAGAGGCTAAGATAGCTCCTGCTGCTTTCATACTAACACCTGATTTTTTTGCAATACTTTTTTGAGCTGCTTTAAAGCCCATTCCTTTTTTTGCTGCCATGTTTTAACATTTCCACTTTCTAAGTGATTTATTAATTCTACTATCTGGATCTCTGGCTGTTTTAGCACTAGTTAATTTCTTCTTCATCCCTTCCATTCTAGCACAAAAAGATTTTTTTCTAGGTCCTCCTTCTGGTTGTGGAGCTTTTAAGTTTCCACCAGTTTCTCTATTATAAGAAGCTCTACCTTTAGCATTAAGTCCACCACTTGGTGACTTACCTGCTTTTTTTTGCCATGCTGGAGACTTTGCCATATTATTTTTTCTTAGCTGTTTTAGCAGAATTAATAAAATCTTTTTTACTAGGAGCTCCCTTGCTACCTGGCTTACGCATTTTCTCGCCGGAGCCCGCAGCTATGCGAGCTCTCTTAGCGTGAATATTATCATACAGACCTTTCTTAGCCATTGCTTAGCAAGCTTTACCGCCCATCTTCTTTTTAGGCACAGCACCTTTTGGAGGTGTGCTTGTACCACCAACTTTCCCTGTTGGCTTTTTTACAACTGTAGCTGTAGCATTTTTTTTAACTGCTTTTTTCATGGTTATAAAGATTTAGGATTAGTATTAGCCGGAGCATTTTTTCCACCTTTGTATTGGGTTGGATTAGTCACTACAGTAGGGTAAGAATTTTTACCACCGGTGTAGCGAGTAGGATTCTTAACTACTTCTGGATAAGAATTCATCCCACCTTTGTATTGTGTAGGATTTTTTACTACTTCTGGGTATTCGTTTTTTGCCATAATTATTTATTTTTTGCTTTTGTCATTCTTACTGCGCGACCTGGTGTTAGATAATCCTTTGCTGCTGCTATATCTTTTTCCATTGATTTAAATTTTTTAGGATTAATATTTTTTATCGCTTCTGCCTTTGCTAATAGATTTGTATAATAATGTGTACTGTCTTGTCCTGTTTGAACAGGTCCGATATTTCCACCATCATTAAAATATTTAATAACACCCATGTTACGCGCATCTAGGTTTTTAGAATCAGCTTTTTTATTTAAGTTTTTCATTGCTTATTTTTTATGGTTTTTATTTTTTCCAATAAGTTTCTATTCTTGTTAATAGTTCTCCAAGGATCTTATCATTTAAAGGATTCTTTAGATACTCTATACACTCTGATGAGTTACGACCCATCATAGATTGTGAAGCCATATGATAAATCATGCCATCAGATTTTGTGGCTATTAATTTATAGAAGTTAGCATCTTTAACCAAAGCTCTTAACTTAAGACTTTCAACATCTTGTTCACAAGCTTCTAAGAAAGTTTCAGCTGCTCTTCTTAAATTAGTCTCAACACCTTCACCTGTTATATATTTATCCATGTTGTCATAGATAACATCTAGAGGTGTAGATTTTTTATATTGAGCACTGTTGCCATCAACAACTTTTGCAACATACATAAGCTTACTTGGATTCTTTTTAAATATAGCTTCGAGTTCAGATAAAGCTTTATTTCTAAGTTTCTTAACTTCTGTTTTAGTAGCAATTGTTGTAACAGCTTTATCTAAATAAAACTTAGGTGATACAGCTCTGCTTCTAGCATCTTCATAGCTTTTAGCTACGATAGAAAATCCACCAGCTTCAATAGCATATAATTTAATTAAATCATATGAGTTAGCTTCAGGATCTAGAGGCACAGGCTGATTACCACATCTTACAGTAATCTTGCTCCAAAAACTTTCATTACTTGGAGATAACAATTTTACTTTGTTCCAAAAATCTGGATCTTTAGGATCTAAGATATTTGTTGCTAATTCTGCTTCTAGTTTAGCTACAACTTTATTAATCTCACTAATTCTAGCTTCTCTTTTCTCAGGATCTTGAATTAACTTTACATCTGGAGCAAAAGGATTAAGACCAGTAATGTATCTTATAATTCCATTGTTTTCTACACAAGCTAATTGCTCTTCATGAAATACGCCATCAAAAAGCGCTATTCCATAGTTTTGCAATCCTAGGTTATCTACATTAGGATCAAAGAACGGTTTAATTGTAATCTTACCTTTTTCAGATACGGTAGGTATTTCTACCATTGTCATGTTTGTTTTACTCATTTTGTTGGTTTTTGTTGGTTTAGGGTGACTTGTACCTAGATCAGGTTATGAACCTACTTGCCTAAAGCAACATCTAGGTGATGGCACTTTGGAGGGGAGAATGGGATTGGTCTCCCCCCGAGTGCTAATGGTTAGAATGATCCACCTGTGATTGGGTTTCTCATTACAATTTTCAATACCTTGGTAGGATCTTTTACCCAGATAGCAGGCATGGTCTGTGTCATATAAACACGGTATCCATTAAACTGACCAACTGAAGCAAAACCTTGTGTACGGCCCATGTAATCCATAGTACCGTTTTGATACCACCATTTCAATTGGTTATCCCAAGATAACTTCAACATGAAGATGTTGTCATTTCCTGTATCAGTGATATCGAAAATGATGAAGCTATAAGATGATAAAGGATTACCATCAATGATTGGGTTCTCAATATCATTGGTATGTAAGTTATCAAAAGCAGGGTTCAATACAAACTTCACATTTGCTAAGAATGGAATCACATAAGATGTGAAAGCAAATCCGAAGTTCAAATCCATACCTTGACCAGAGATAGCTCCGATACCATTGTTAGATGCAGCTTGGATTACTAAACCAGAGTTAACAGCTTCACGCTTGATAGCTTCGTTTACTAATCTCATACCACCCATACCTGTTTGAACAATTAATTGTCTCTTAGGATCTGGACCTTGGAATTCCACACGACCAGCGTAGAAGTTATATAACTCAGCGCGGAACAATTCAAGTGAGAAACCTGATTTGTTGTATACGCGTTTGAAAGAGTTATCCAATTGTTTCCATAAACCTACTGATAAACGGATATCATCTGGACCATCTTGCTTAACGCGACCACCATGACCCCACATTAAGTAAGTCTCAATATCTTGAGCTACCTTAGTTAAGTGAGCTGCTTCCATAGTTGTCATAAAGGTACGAGTTAAAGTACCATTACCCATAGCACGCTTAACATAATCTTTACCCATTTTAGCAACCATATCTTCAATCTTAGAGATTGATGGATCCATTGTTTTATCAAAGTTTCTCCAGATCTCAGTTACAGGTACTGTGCCATCAGCATTCATACCACCACGAGTCATTAAATCAGCACGAGAAGATACTGAATAGTGAACATGTGCTTCAGCTCCACCTACGAAGTTATAGAACTCGCGGAAACCAGCACGTGTTGCGATATCAGAGAATCTTTCGCCATACTCACCACGAGCAGAACCTTTACGGAAGATTTTGGTTCCATTGGTTAAGTATTTGTTGTCTAAGAACTTATAGTTATCATTGTTAACTAATTGAACGGTGTAGACAAATCCATCGCTCATTGGAAGGATATCATCAGCAGTGATATACAACTCGCAACCGTTAAACTTATCATAAGTGATGATATCACCATGACCAAATTCTCTACGGCTGATTTTGATTTTGAAGGTTGTACCATCAATACCTTTGTTGTAGTTTTCTGGCTCAATATCTTCAATAATGAAAGGAAGATCTTGTGACACAGGAGTTTGCCATTTGTATTCACCACGCGCATTATCAACCATGATAATGTTTTTACCACCAAAAGATGATAATTGGTAAAGAGGCATTTCTACTTTTTGTGCCATTGCCCAAATGTCTACTGGACCCATATCCATAGGTTCAGCATTTTTTAGCATACTCACTAAGTGATAAGAATCAACATGTGAACTCGCTTGATAGTTGGTATCTCTTAGGAAAATACCATTGTTTAAAACTGGAGTGCTCATTTTTTGTTTTTTGTTTTAGGTTGTTATTAATTATCGTTTAAAAAAGTTTTGACTTGGTCTTTGAAGCTTTTGTTGAGAAGACTGTTTCTTGTTATCCTGATCAAAATCATCAGATGTTGTAGAAGATATCTTATTTTTTTCTTCTGTTTTTAACATTCTAACTGTTTTCTCTGTTGCTTCTTTTTTGCCTATTTCTCTTACTTTGTTTCTATATGATTCAGGATCAGCTAGTAACCAAAGAGCTTCAGCGATTAAATCGTGTCTAGGTTCTACCCATTGATACTTCTCTAAAAGGTGTCCTAACATATTAGTAGGCTTACCTGATATAGAAGGATAATTAGGCTGTACTAGTCCAGCGTATAATAAACTCTGTGTTTTTTTATCTAACTTGATACCGTTAATTTCTGCAGGTTCAAGGACTTTATACACATTATTCATATACATTTGTGCTTGAGCGGCTTGTTGTTTACGCATCTGCTCTTGTTGTGCTAACTGTCTAGCTACAACTTGTTCTTGCATAGCATCCAACTTTGGTTTAAATTTCTTAGCTTTAGCACCTAACTCATCACGGTCTTTCCAACTGGTAATTTCCTCTTCAATTTCTTCAGCGGTACCAAATTGGGTTGCGTGCAAGTAAGATCTAACAATTTGCTCCTGATCATTATCTTCAGAAGGATCTAATTGTCTAACCTCTTCTACTTGGGCCAGGGTTCTAAATAAGCCTTTTAAATCCGCACCACCATCAGCTACATATTTTGCTGCAACTTGTAATTCTACTGGCAAACTATCAAAGAACTCAAGAGGAATCTCTTCTCTTGCTTTTCTTTCTCTTTCTTCAAAGTTTGCTTCAAATAACTCTTCAAAATCTTGAACAGTATATTTTTCTAAAGGTTTATCATCATCAAATGGAATAAGCTTCTTCTGGTCGATAAGCTTTTTAGCAAGCTCTAACATACCATTCTTATCCATCTTAGGACGACCACCTTTATCAGAACCATCGGGTGATAATAATGCATCTATGTTTTTATCATCGTCATCATCACTTGCCGGTGCACCACTTGTAGTAGTTGTTGAAGCACTTGCTTGTGTAGATGCTGGTGAAGAACTACTAGAGTCATCATCGTCATCATCATCCTTATCAAGGAACGTCATATCTACTGGTTTTGAAGTAAACAAGTTAGGTTTTTTAACTTCTTTGCTTCCACCCTGATCTGGGACCATCACACTTTCTCCTGTGGGAGATCCTAAAATCGAGTCTAAATCTGCTACATCTACTGTACTAACAGTAGTTGTACCGTTGTTGTTATCTGCCATATTTGTTGGTTTTTGTTACTGACAATTATAATAATCTCAAATATACGATACTTAAACTTAATATAGTTAAAATGATATAGCGCAAAAGAAAAAATTTCGCATTATATCACTAAGTTACTTTTTCTTCTCCTTATTTTTTTGTTTTGCTTTCTCGTCATACTTGTTTTTATTCTCTCTAGCTATCTGTAAATCAACATCTTTAAGGTTTCTTTGATTCTGTAACTTTTCTCTTTCTAGATTTACTTTTTCTCTAAACTGGGATTGTTTATTAACCTCTTTAGTTTTATCAAAATTCATGATTTGATTAAACTCATTAGACTGTTGAATTTTATCTAGAGTATCTTGGAAATCACTCTGCATATTCTGATTAATATCTTGCATAGCACCATAGCCTGCAGATTTAATCTCAGCAACCAAGATATCTTTTCTTCTATTCTTTTCTTCTTCAAGAGCTTTAGCATCAAGCTCCATTTGTTTTTCTTTGGTACGCTGTTCAACTTCCATCTGCTTCATCTGTTGCTCATGCTGCATTTGTTCTTGACGAGCTGCGTTAGCTTTATCTTCTATTCCTTTCAATGTAGAAGAAAGCTCAGATAAAGAGTTACTTTGTATAACTTCACCAAGATCATAGATACTTGCGCCGGCTGTATTATTACTCATAGCCAATTGACGCATTTGTTCTAGTAATGCTCTATGATTGGATCTAGTTGTAGCGTAAACATTTATATCTCTTAGCAATAAAGTAGTACCATTTATCTCAAAGTTTACTTTTTCTTCTTTGCTAGTCATGTATTGTAATCTTAAAGAAGGTTTTTTAGAATGGTAAAACTGTGCTAAATCAGTTCTCATCTGGTGTACTCTAGGCATTAGATAATCAGAGTGTTGTATAAAATACATCTCTGTTTGAGCATAAGATCCAGCCACAGCTTGTTCTATACCTTTAGCTGTTTCAGTTTGTCCTATTTGCTGACCCATTCTCTGAGGAGTAATACCTATAACTTCAAAAGCTTGTTGCTTAAAATAGTTAGCCATCTGAATCCTAGACATCATCCTTTGAGTTTGCTCTAGATTCATCACTTGGAAGTGTTGGAAATTTAAAGCATTTTCTGTATTAGTGATGCTCGTATCTAGAGGTAGCATTTGGAAATTCTTCATTGCTACATAGGCTTTTGCTAAATTATTTTTACCCCAATCTTCACCCAAGGAATGTCTAGGTAAAGCATTCTGATCCAACATGATCACGGTGCCCAATTCATCTACCAGGATATCTGCTATCTGATTGTTAACAATGTTGTATCCAATCTGATAAGGTTTCATCAAATCTACTAAAGCTGTAGATCTAGTATTTCTATCTCCAAATACAGATCCTTCTACCGGCAATTTGCATCCATACAAAGTATTATCACCTTTGAATTGGAATCTAAGTGGACCAATAACATTTTTATCAATGCCTAGGTAAATAGGATTTACACCACCTGGATTATTCATACCCCAGAATGTAGGATGATTAGGGCCAATTTTTACTCCGCCCCAAGTTTGATTAATCCAAATCCAATCTATATGCTCTCCAAATACTAAGGTGTCTTTGTTTTTATTTTTAACAAGCATGTTGTTATAAACAGGCTTATCTGTTACTTTATAAGTTTCATCTACTACATCAGTAATAACTTCACCTGCTTCTGTAACTCTAGTTAGATGACCTACTTTACGCTGAGACTTCCAATAACAAGTAGTTACACGAAGCATGTAAGCCATACCCATATCAAAGTAATCTTCCGATTCACCCATGATCCAGTTAACAATATCTCCACCATTGTAGACAAAATTATCCCACATAGATACAAATTGTCTATAAGCTAATGATGGCATATTAACATTCCACTCATGGCTTTTTGTAGCATCGTAATAAGCACCATCATTTTGGTATCCTTGAATAGGATAACCAGCTGATCTAACCGGGTAGATAGCCTCTATAGATTCTAACTGCTCTTGGTTCATGATATAGCCGTACTTGTCTATAACATCTGCCACAGTCATCATCTCAATTTTACCAACCCAATTACCTTGGGAGATATATCTTACATCAGGTGATTTATGGTAGAAAGTTAATACAGGATTCCACAATTCTACATCATAATCATCTTCCATCATCCTAAAGTGCCAGAATTCTCTATCAGTAATTAAGCTATCTCTGAATCCTCTTTCTTCTAGCTCATCCATTCTAAATCTTTCTTCATCAATAGCTAACTGATGAGAAGCCCATTCTTCTGCAACATTTCTGTAGCTTTTGCTAAAAAAGTCTTGAATCTCTGGTAATGTTTTTAGATTTTCGGGAGCCAATTGTTGTTGCATCTGCTGTTGCATCTCAGGATCATTAGGATCTGCACCAGATTCTAACATCTTAGTTATCAACATATTTTGAGCATCTTCCAATAATACAGCTTCAATAGCTGCGCGTTTCTGCTCCATCAATTCGTTGTAAGAATACTCATCAACAGCTGTAAAAGATATCTTGCTATTTCTTTTAGCAAACTCAGCTGTCATGGTATTAATAACATTAGGAATAATTGGATAAAACTTTAACTCTAAAGCTGTTGAATCATCTTTAGTTAAAGTCTCAACCAGATCGCGCATCTCGTTATCTTCTTGAACAATATAATCAGTTTTATCAATGATCCCTTTAGCAAGCTTATAATTTTTCATAAGCCTTCTAGCATTTCTTCTGATTTGCTTAAGACCTTGCCACTCAAGCCAGTCCATGTTCCAAGACACCCATTCTTTGTCTTTTTCACTTCTTGGAATAAATTGAACAGGTTGAGTAATACTACCCATCCTGTTATACTCAGCTTTAGCTCCTGATTTGAGCTGCATTGCATTTAATACTTTCATCTTATCTTATATTTTTAAACATATTTCTTGGAGGCTTACCACCGGAAATAGAATTCCCCTTCCCCATATGGCGAAAAGGACTGCTCACTAATTTATATAAATTATTCTCTTTTTGCAAAGATTTTGTTTGTATATGTTCAACTCTTTTCTTTAGACCCCTATTAGATTGCTGAATCTTTGCAAAAGCAATCAAAGCAGCTAAAGAAACTAATCTATCGACATTGACACCATCATCATAAGCTTCCATCTCTTTCATGGCCATAACATCAGGTATCCTTGATATACCATAGGTTCTTTTTACCACTGTTCCATCTTCCTTGGTTTCAACATCAATCTCTTCTTTTAAAAATTCAATAAGATAACTAAGTAAGTGTGTTTTAAATAAAATACCAGTATTCTTCCAGCCATATTCTTGATAAACATTTCTATTAGCTCCAAGGTCTTTTAGAAACATTATTTGATCTTTAGGTACTAGGTATTTTTGTTTATGCTTACTAATCATATATTGAATGAACAAAGATATATTGTTTTCTATGATTGTCCATGCATTATACCATTCAATTATTAACTCTAATCTTTCATGGGTTCTATTTATATCGTCAAATCTACCACACCAGGCCGCAACAATTTTATCATGTTCTATAAAAGTTTCTACTAATTCTCCTTTAATTCTCTTTACTTCTACAGCTCTTTTGTAAACATAGATGGAACAAAGAGATTCTGATGTAGTTGTTTTACCTTCTGATACTGGGTCAATTGATGCGTAGTATGTGCCCCATTCAGCATTTTTATCGGGTTTTTCCCAGACAACTATTGCACCTGTTTTATCTTCTGTGTCTTTAGTTATTGGAAACTCAGATATAGGTATTTTATTTGTAAGCTTATGTTCTATCTTGTTATCTACTAGATTCCTGTGTAACTCTACAAGCTCATATGGAAAATCTTTATCAAGTATTTTTCTTTTATGAGTGCCTACTAATTCCATTGGAAATATAGAAACTTTTCTATAAGCAAATGCTTCGCTTATATTAATTGGGTGCTGAGATATACGAAGCTGATATTTTTCTGGAGATAAATCTTTTTTCCAAGTTTTTCTCATAATAGCAATAGCTTCTAAAGCTTCTTCTACTTTAGAATTACCATACTCATCAATGTAAGGAGGCATAGACCACTGCTCTGGAATAAATAATCCGGTGATTGCTACAGTGCCCTGATCATCTAGTAGATTTGTTTCTACTCCATATATATCATTAGATAAAGGTCTAAGTATCATTTCTTTTAAAGGAACACACTGATCTAAATCACCCACAGATCCTGCTGCAATAAATAAACCTGTAGTCATATGACCAGATTGTAGAGCAGGTCTAAGGAACTCATAAGTCTGATCCATCTTAGGAGCAATACCTGCTTCTTCGTGGAAGAATATGGTACAAGGTCCACCGACACCCGCCGTTGGATCTTTCTCAAAAGTTAACATGGACATTACACCTTTTAAACCTTTTAAGAACTTTCTACCTTGAGTGCTCATCTCTTCTATCTGCTGTTGCCAGTTACCTATTTTACCAGGATTCATTGGTCGGTACCAAGCCGTATGCTGATTTAAAAAAGATCTATATTCTTCTAGAAATTTCCAAGAACCTTTCTCATTAATATAATCTTTTAAGCTGGCGCCCATTTTAAGAATAGGTGTTTCTTCAAACCAAAGAGTATTAATAAGTTTAGCACAGTGAAAATAAGAAGAAGCTATCTGTCTTTTCTTTAGAATAGCAGCATGCTTATAATTTAACTCAGCTAGTAACTCATATAGAGCCATATGATACTGAGCATCCCTGATAGAAGCAAAGTCAAACTTTTTTTGCTCTTTATCATTGATTCTTAAAAAGTTAAGGAACATGTAATAGTCTCTAGGTATATACCAAACTTTACCATTGTTTTTATAAATAGCTCCTTTTCTACACTTTGTTTTTTGATCGTCCCAATAGTTTATAAAGTCTCTGCTTTTAAAAGGTGATCCACAATAAAATCCATTTTTATTAAAATTCCTAGCTTGCTGATTAAACAATAAAGATGTTTCATCAAACTCGTATTTACCAGGTTCTTTAAAACAAGTATGGACAAATTCTCTAAAGTCATCTCTTGTTTCAAAAGATGTTGTTGTCCAGGTACCGTTTTCCCAAGTAGGAACTTCTATAAAAGGATTACTCATGTATCATTTTTTTAATAAGAGCTTTATCACCATTAGTCTTCAAAATTATATCCACTAAAGTACTATGCTTTTTGGAAGTAATTTTGTTTACTAATTTACCATTAAAATAATCTATTGAATCTTCTCTTTTAAAAGCAGTCCAAAGATTTTGAATATGGTTATAATGGAATAACCAGTCATAGAGGTTGTTTTTATTTTTCATATTATTGATCATAAGCTAAATCTGCGCCACCGCGGTTTCTACCTTTTTGTTCTTCTTGCAAGTCCTTAAAGATACCTTTAAAAGAGTTGCGTATAGCCTCAAAGTTTTTAGCAGCTGCTAACACTGCAGGCAAGTTTCCATCTCTACCATGGGTAAGCGGTGTATTCTCCATGTAGTCTGCTAGTCTATCCATCATCTTGGCCATCCCACTATAAGCTCTAAGTGTAGGAGTTTCATATAACTTAATACACTTTTCTAGAGCCTGTACAATTTCATCTTCGTCTGTAGAAAAATCAGCATCTATTTCTTTTAATATCATATCCTCTTTTTCATCTTCCGGCATATTAAAAAAAGGATTTAAATCTTCATTTCTACAGCTCATATAAAACAAATACTTATAAACTGTGAGATAGTCATCAGGATGTTTATCCATAATAACTTTTAAAAAGTTAAGAGAATAACAATGCTCTGTTGGTATAAGTTTATCTCCTTGTATATCGAATAGTTTTATCATGTTTTTGTTTTTTAAGTTTTTCTACCGTTGGGCAAGAAACACTTTTAGGTTTTTTATCTTCTATTTTATTTTTCCAAAATTGTTGTTGCTGATATTCATCATTGCTCATTTTATACCTCTTACTTCTCGGTTATGTAATATTTTAAATTCTTCATAAGGAATATTTAAACAATAGGCTACACTATATGGTAAAACTACAATTGTATAAGGTTCAAGTTCACCATCTTCTGTATAGGATTCTCTATAAGCAATAACGCTGAATAAATCTATTGTGCAATTTGCAATTATTAATTGTTCTATTCCTAAATCTTCTTTTAGCTTAATGTTTTCTAACACTACTTCAAAATCTGTCATAATCTATTTTTTAATTAAGTTATTTCTATTATCATGTAACCAATTGATCATATCAATTACTTCTTTCTTCAAATAAGGTAAATCATATGGAACAATGTTTTTTACTATTGGTTCTCCTTTATCATTTCTTTTTGCTACAGGATAACCATATTCATCAATTGATTCTGATTCAAAGATAATATGATGAATTTGAATTTTACCAGAATTATATCGCGGATTGTGTTTTAATATTATATACATATACACACTCAACTGTAAAGCATAGTGATTGTAATTACAATTGTCTAGATGGTTGCAACAGTGCAACATCTTTTCTTTTTTACCTTCCCAATTTTTAAAACTTTCTGTTTTTATTTCTTTGTTGGTTTTGTAATCGTATATATCTACAAGATTTTTAATTACTTCTACTCTATCAGATTGGCCACAAATACCAGCAGATTTTAAATAAGCAAAATGCTCAGGATAAATTCCTTCTACTAGTTTTTGCTCTGGAGCTATCTTAAGATCTCCTTCATAGATAGGTCTTATTATTGAAAGATCTCGTCCTGCTCTATTAATAGTATTGTGTCCCAGAGTATCTTCTTCTCTTTGGTTATGATACCAGGTTCCTAAATCAGTAGCTCTTTTACCTTCTTTTTCCCATATAGTTTCTATAACCTCTGGGGATAAACCGTACCACTTAGATTTTCTATTTCCTGATGCTTTTAATGCTGCAGCTTTTGAATCAAACTGAGGTTTAAATTGAGAGATAAATGTTGTAACACTTATCCAATCTATATTTTCATTAGGATCAAGACTCTGATACTTGTGATTTTGTGCTTGAAAAGTTACTGACATTTTGAGTTGGTGTTTGAGTTGGTTTTAAATTACTAGTCTTTATCAGGATCATAGTTTATTTTAGCATAGTAGATGTCTTCTTCTGCATAGGTCATAAGAGCTTTCCATTTAGGACCTTTTGGATGTGGACACTCTGAAGCTAGTGATCTTGCTTTTAGAGATAACTTACAACCACATTCTCCACAACAAGGTTGGCTTCCTGGTAAAACACATTTGGATCCTTCCCTGTCTACTAATTCACAATCATCACAAATAGCTAATCTATCAAAAGCTATTCTTTCTATTTTAGGATGTTTTATCCAAGTATTTCTAATACCCTCTATAATTTGTTTTCTATTCTTCCAAATTTTTATGAGATTCATTACTTTGTTTTTTAGATTTAACTTCTTTCTTTTTCACCTTATCTTCTTTTATAACTTCTACAAGTTTTAAAAGATTTTCTAATCTCTTTTCTATTTCAACTTTCCACTGATGTTTGAGAAAAGTCATATTCTCAGGATCATTATTTTCTAAGAATGTTTTATGCATATTCAAGGTTTCTTCTACCAGGGATTCTTTAATCCTAAAAGATCCAAACTTTGCAACTACAACTCTAGGAGATTTAGTTTCTGTCAGCGCTTTTCTTACTTCCTTCCAATAAATATCAACTATATCTTGCACTGTATTTTCAGATACCTCAAATTCTTTAGCAACTTCAGGTATAAAACTATTACTTTTTCTAGGCAGCAATGTATACAAATTTAAAATCCAAACAAATATTACCATCGGCCTGTATCTTAAGCTCAGGATTCAATGATATTTTCTTTTTGTTTTTACCTTCTTTTACAATAAAACTGGTTTTCTCCATTTTTGTTAAACAGTTTCTAACAGATTGAGTTGTTTTAAAAATCTTTTTGTTAGAAGCTTGTACGCAAAAATCTGCTAAGTCAAATTCACCTGTAACTCCTAGTAGAGTAAGGCAATCCAACTCAGCCTCACTCATTACTATTTTATTAAGATAGCAATGAGTAAGCAGCTGAAATTTAACAATATCCCAGAGATTAAGCTTTTGACGCTTGTCAACTAGATTAACTTTTGGCATTGATAAAATTTTTAATTACTGAGTTTTTAATTTTCTTGACTTAGGAGCCTGCTCAACAGGTTGCTCTTCTTCCTCTGGTTCTACCTCTGCTGGAGGAGGATTAGTCAAATTTGCACCTCTAACAATAGCTACCAGTCTTCTTAATCTAGCTTCTTCAATATCGGCTAGTAAGTTATCATAATGTTTTCTTTTTTCTAAAAGAGGTATTTCCTCTTCATAAAACTGAAGCATAATTTCCCTTTGTTTTTGGATTTCTTCAGGGGTTGCTTGTCTGTCTTGCGCGTTGGTTTCTTCTGACATGGCTATAATATTTTAAATTAAACTTAGACAAATATAATAAGATAAGTTTAAACTTCCAAGAGTTAAATAAAAAAAATCCCTAGATTTCTCTAGGGAGCAATTTAAAATATGTAGTAAGTAATTATTCTTCTTTCTTATCTTCTGTAAAGAAGTTTGTAATAAACTTACCAGCTACACCTAATACAAAAGCTACTACAATTATAGCTTTTACTTCTTTAGGGGTAAAGATTTCTTTCATCTTATCATACTCTAATAGAGCACCTGCTGTTATAAAAGTCCCGGTAGCTAAGATAGCATCACCAATCTTTCTCCACTTTTTAGGAGTTGGAGCCCAATATTTATCTTTTAGTTTCATATTAGTGTTTTACTGCTGCTTGTAATTGAATTTGAACTAGTTGCTCAACACTTGCTGAGAGTTTTGTTACTGTTTGTGCTAGTGTTCTTAGTTCTAACTGAGTAGTTTGCTCTAGTCTTTTTACATCACTGTTAAGCTGTAGTTCTACTAGCTCTATTCTACCTTTGTTTTTACCAACCTCTTCTATTGCTTTTTTAGTATCACCGTGGATTATCTTTAAAAAGTATCCTAATATTAAGAGTAGGATTCCAATTAATCCTCCTGCTATACCCATAATAGTTTCTGCTAATTCCAATGTCATATGCATAATAAATAAATATATAATAATATAACAAATATAATTTATATTTCAAAGGAATGCAAACAAAAAAAGGTAGAGATTAATCTACCTTTTCTAATGTTTTTTCACTTGTCTTTTCTAGTTCTTTAGCTATTACTATTAAAGCTGTTTGAACTGCTTGGTGATCTTTAAGATTACCTACAAAAGCTGCTGCAACATTTTGAATAATTTTGAGAGCTTCTTCTTTAGACATTTGAACTTGTTCACTCATGGTTGTTGGTTTTTAATGAGCAAATATAATAATTATATTGATTTTACAAAAGCAGGATCTCCTAATAAAAGATTACTAGATTGTCCTGGAGTTAATATATTTTGTATACTAGGATCTCCTTTGGATATTCCATTAGGTAAACTGTTAATATATCTTATACCTCTTGTGTTTGTAGAGCTTTTTTTAGAATCAGTTATTAATAATAATTGTTGTGGTCTTGATAAAGTGCAATTAGTAATATTTACAAACTTTGCTATTTTCTCAAAGTTATCAGTAAATGTTACAGTATAATTTGATGCAACAGTAGAAGCAACTATTGTTTTAACATTAGGTGTTCCACAAAAAAACTCATTCATAGTTAGTGAAGCTGCATTACCTAAAAGTACACTTCTCCAAGCAGTTTTGTGCATATTTGTAAGAGTATGATTGAAACTTTGATTTAAGTATAAATCACATTTACTTGCATCAATATTACCTCTTATTAAGTTTATTATTCTTGCTGCTCCATTTGCAAAATTGATAGGAGTGCTAATGGTTATTTTACCACCAGTATCAAAGTACAAATTTGTATTTATAGGATAAATTATATTTAAACTTGATATAACACCATTACCTACCATATAAATATTTCCTGCTCCTTGAGTTGATGCAGGCGCATTAAAAAATACACTACCACTAACATAAACTGTTCCTGTAATTGAAGAAACACCTGTATTACCACTATATGTTAAATTATTTGAACAATAAATTATTCCTGAATATGTTATTGTTGTATTTGTTGCTCCAGAAGAAGAATTATTTATATTGCAATTTCCGCAATAAATATTAAAAGCACCGCTTATGGTTCCTTGACCACCACAAGTAAAAGTGTTTGAAATATATAAATTATTTGCTAATGTCATAGTATTTGCTCCACTACTAGCAAAGAAAAAATTATTCCAAGTAATATTAGGAGTATTTATTGTAGCATTTACAGTTTGAAAAGTATTAGAATTTGTAATAACATCTCCTAATGTATGTGTTAGTGTACCTGTAGCATAATAAACATTAGCACCTAAAGTAAGAGTGCCACTTGCTTTGTTTATTGTAAGGTTATTTGATAGATATACCGCAGAACCATGCGACCAAGTTTGGCTTCCTGTACCATTAATAACTATCGGAGTAGATGCCCCACTTGTTGTTATATTAATTGCTAAGTTTCCTTCTACATTTACAGTAAAAGCCCCAGCAAATGCAACTGTTGTGGTTTGAGTAGTCAAATCACCAAATGTTGTATTGCTTTGTATAGTAGTGTTATTACCTAATCGAATAGGTATTGATGAAAAAGCATTTGATATATTTAAAACACAAGATGTAAAAAGTATATAATTATTACCTGTTCCTGATATAGCAACATTTCCTGATACATGAGTTATCGTTGTTGTTTGAAAACTTGGATAAGTATTTTGTCCACCAACAACATTTGTTGTAAAAGTGCAAGTTCCTGATGTATTTATTGTAGTAGATAATGAATATCCTCCAGAATAAACTGTTCCACCAGCTAAATAAAAAGTACTATTTCCAGTGTATATTAAAGTGCAATTTCCACTAAAACCTGAACCTTGTCCAATACCTATACTTACCGTATTACTTACTGTTATATTTCTTAAACCATTTAAAGCAACAGCTCTTCTGTTTGTTATTCCAGGTTGGTCAGGATATGTTAATGATGTAATGTTTATATCATTAGGTAATGTTATATTAATATTTGAGTTTCCAACAACACTTGTATTACTTACAATAAAACCGCCAGTTGGATTAAATAATCCTGTACCACTAAAAGTTAAAACTAAACCACCACCTAATCCTGTTGCACTAAAAGTTCCTGCTATATTAAAATCACTTGTTAATGTTAGAGATACAGCTCCACTATTTATAGTAACATTAAACCAATTAATTCCATTAGTATTTAATATTGTAGATGCTCCAATATTTAAAGTAGAGCTTCCTGCATTTACTGTTCCACCACTTGCGACATAAGTTAATGTTCCTGTATTATAATTTAGTGTTCCTGATAAAGTAAGAACACCACTTGATTTATCAATAGTAAAATCATTTCTAATCTGATGACTACCACTTGCTGTTAATGTTTGGGTAGCTGTGCCAGTTATTTTTATTGAAGCACTACCTGTATAAGTACCATTACCCGAAATAGTAACATTTCCAAATCCTTGAATTTCTTGTGTAGGGTCAAAAACATTATTCCTTGTTATTATAGGACTTGTAGTAGAAGATAATGTTAATAAAGCATTTATTTTAAAAGTATCTAATAAATTAACTTGTGGTGATGTAGCACCAATAGTTATTGGTATATTCCAATTAGTATTTGCTGTTGTTATACTTTGTGTTGTTGTGCCACCTATAATTATCCCACTTGTTCCTGCATAACTAAAAACTGATGCGCTTCTTGTTAGATTTCCAGTTATTGTAAGATTAGCATTAAAAGTTATAGTATTTGTATAACCTGTAAAATTTATATTAACACATTGAGCAGAAGAACTTATTGTTACTTGACCTGATATTCCATTTAAAATAACATTATCAGTAATTAAAGGAACTGAACCTCCTACCCAAGTAGAACCTACATTCCAATTACCACCACCTGCTGCTGCTATAATAGTAGCCATAACTTATAATTTATTAATAATCTCCTGCGTAAGGTGTAGCATCTAATTGATCACCAGAAGCATATGCTGTTACTCCATTACACATAGTAATAACTAATTTTTGTGTAGATTTTAAAATTATTGGTTGATCAAATGTAATCAATGTTGTAGGTCTTACTGTAGTATTTGTAACATTGTTTGCTACCATACCTGAAAAAAGATATTCAGTAATAACTCTTGGATTAGCATTTGCTGCTATATCACAAATAAATATTCTTACTATTTTATTAGTAAAAGATGCAGCTGCAGCTGTTACTGTAGCAGATGCAGTTAATCTTACACCATCTACTCTTGTACCATTAGTTCCTGCTACTACTAAATCAAATGAGTCAGGTGTTCCAGTAGTTGTTAAAGTTGTAGTACTTGTATTATAAGCTGTTAATCTTGCCGGTGTTATATCACCTGATAATATAAATATTGGAGTTGTATTTGCTGCCATGTTATATTGTTTTTGTAAAGTTAAATAAAATTATAATAATTAAATAATGCTGCTGATGCTGATGAACCGCCTCCTCCAGATATTGTAGAAGGAACTAGTAAACCTAAACTTGTTAATGCATTAGCTATACCTTGAGCATCTGTTACTGGTCCTGGTTGTACTACAGGAGGATTTCCAAAGAAAGATAACTTAGCTCCTGTAAAACCTATTGTTGTACCTGCTCCACTACCAATACTCATATAGGTTCCTAAAGGATAATCAATAGCATCTCCTTCCATTATAAAGTTACCTTTAATACCTAACGCAACACCTACTCCTGTAGTATTAGTTATTGGAGGATTAACATAAAGTGTAATAGGTGTTCCATCCCAAGTACTAGGAGGACCTGGATATGTAACAGTATAATTAGGTGATAAAATTTCAATCTCTTTTTGAACATCTCCCGGAGCATTAGGCGCGGTTGCTGATGGCCATTCTTTTGTACCAGGATCTATAATCATAGATGATATAGGACCTGATTGATTAGTATTATTAGGATTAGTGTATCTAAAGTTTGTTATAGTCGAGGTAGAAGAAGCTCCTTTTAACTCTAATATATCTACTCCGTTAAACTGAACTTTAGTAGTACCATCTGCTGCAGTATTATTGATAAGGACCGTATCAGTACTAGTTGATCCTACAAATCCTATAGTAGATATGTTTAATTGACTAGTAGTTAAAGTATAAGTTGCAAGATCAACATTAGCTGTAGCTCCTATGTAAGGAACATAACCTGATAAAGATCCTGAAGTAAGATACCCTGCTGGGTTACTAGATAAAGGATAATAAGTTAATGCTGCTGTAGCTACATCTAATATTAATGAAGTATCTACTGATAAAACATTAGGTGTTAATTCTAATAGACCATAACCAGCTGTTACAACTTGTGCAGCATTAAATACTACATAACTTATAGGGTCGGTTCCAACTATAATAGTTCCTGTTGTATTAAGTATATAACCTAATCCACCATTATTTGTTCCTTGTTGTACAAAACAAAAATCACCATATGCTAATTCACCACTAGGTGAGTTGTCTGCATCCGGTGCTCTTTCTAGTTCAAAAGGTGTTGATCCATCCCCGGGAACATTAACTACATAGATACCATTTTCTAATCCTGATACTTGATCTTTAATTAATACTCTTTCTCCACCTGTAAAAGTTACAGTGTCTATACTAAGAGCTCCCGGAGCTGTTGCTATTAAAGTTGCACCTACTCCAGCAATACCATTACTATAAATAACCGATGGTAGAGGAGCTGTTGTAGCAGCAACTACTGGAGAGTGAAAATTTAAACCTATTGCTAGATTGTCTACATATTGTTTAGTAGCAGCACCTAGTGCTGTTGTGGGATCTGCATTTAATATTAAATCACCAAGCATAGTATCACCTGCTAGATTAACAGGTGTATAACCTAAACCAGCAGTAATAGTAGTAAAAGTAAGGTCAGTAACTAAATCAAGCTGACCTGATATAGGATTATATTTATATGCCATTATTAAGTGTATTGAATATTAGTTACATTATCAGTTGCAAGATAATAAGTAAATATTTCTGTTATTGTTTCACTACCTATAAGTGTTGTTCCTGTATGTATAACAGTAGATACTCTAAAATCTCCAGTTCCAGGATCTATATAAGTAATAGCTCTATTGTAATCATCTGCACCTTTTATTCTTTCTATCTTAGATGTTACATTGTTTTTAACATCTACTAGGGTCAGTTCTGTAGCTAATGTAGATAAAGCAACATCTAGATTAACATTAGTAACATCTACATTTGTTGAGTTAGATATATCTACTTTATCATCAGTAAAGTTAAGATTTCTAATATCTAAGTCTGTTGCATCTACAGTTATAGAGTTACCACCATCTTGGATGTTTACTGCAGAAGCTCCAGCACCATTTAATACCGTTACTCCACTAGGAGATGATATTGGTGTAATATTTCCAGGTGCTGGTGGTGGAGTAATAGTAGTTTGTAAAGTTTGATTAAACCACATTTCTGCAGCTAATGTTGAAGTAGCTACATCTATAATATCATATCTTACTATGATATCTCCTGTAGAATATCCTGGACCATTAGCTGTGGCTTGGTATGTAGTAGTTCTTGTTTCATAATCTACTCCTGGTAAAGCAGCAATACCATCATTAATAGAACTTAATAATTGTAGAGTCCTAAGTTGATAGGGGAAATTGTTACCCTTATTACCTTGATCTTTTGTATTACCTATTGACATAATATATTAAGTTTATTGGGGTTGATCTTCTTCTGTATTGTGTTTTTTATTAATCCATTTGTCTACTGAGGCAATACCAAAACATGCTATAGTTATAACTTCAAATGAATTAAAAATAAACTCATTAACTAGTAAAGGTTTATTAGCTATACCAGTGCCTATATCTACAATAGCAAAGATAATCATTACTATAAAAGCTATGAAACCAACTACTGCTTTTTCATTGATATTATTGTTGTCATTAAACATTGTCCAAAACTGTTTCATTTTATTTCTTTTTTATTTGTTATTTTTTATTACCTTCTTGTGTAGCATATTTAATTCCCATAATTGTTCCTACAATAGAAAAAGCATTTGTCAATAAAACACTAAACATATTGCTCCAAGTTGAGCCAATAATTTGTGTATCCTGCTTTGTCATTATAGCTACCCAATACAATGTTGTAGTTACTAATCCAACTCCAACTATAACAGCCAATGCAACTCTAACAATTATTTTTATTAGTTCACTTTGACTCTTTTTCATCATCACATCTAAGTCATTTAAAGCTGCATCCTTTTCTATCTCTATTGCATTTTTAAGTTTTTGAGAATTTTCTAACTCTACTGTTAAAGTCTTTGTGAGCTCATCTATTTTTTTCTTGTTGTTTACAGACTCAGTAACATTAGTTGCAATCTTAACTACATCAGTAATATTCCCTTTGCTATCTAATACAGGGTTGTAAGATGCTTGTAAGTAAACAATAGAACCATCCACTTTTTTTCTTTCAAATATTCCATCAAAGTACTTGCCCTTTCTTAAATTTTCCCAAAACTTAATATACTCATCAGATTTAGAATAATCATAACTAACAAAAATACTGTGATGCTTTCCAACTAATTTATTTTTTTCATTGGCTTTAAAGCCCATTGTTTCTAAAAATATAGAATTAACATCTGTTATAAAGCCTTCAGTATTAAAGCTAATAAGTGCTGTACTTCTGTTAATTGCATCTATTTGTTTCTTGCTATTGACAATTAAACTAATATCAGTAGCAATCTTCATTATCTTGGTGATCTTATTATCCTCATCAAAAATAGGATTATAAGTTGCTTGAAGATTAATAAGCTTTCCATCTTTTTTTCTTCTTTCAAACTCTCCTTGATAATACTTGCCACTTCTTAGTATATCCCAAAACTTTTCATATTCAAGTGATCTTGAGTAATCTTCACACACAAAAATACTATGGTGTTTACCAATGATCTCTTGATGATTACCTTTACCATAACCCATTGCTTCTAGAAAGATGTCATTAACCCCTGTTATAATTCCAGTTAGGTCAAAGTATATTATAGCATTGCTTCTGTTTATTGCTTCAAGCCTGCTTAATAACTCTTCTTTAGATAGGTTTTTCATTTTTTATTAGAACTCTTTTAAAAGTGTATAAGTAAAAAACTTATTTTTTGTAGCTTTTCCTGCAGCTAAAACTTTAGCAAAGTCTGCAGGATTATTTAAAACTTGGCAACCAGCTGACCACTTGTCTATAAGTTTAGAAGCAAACTTTTCATTAGCTCTATGGATATTTATACCAAACAAACCTCTGTCTATAGCAGCTGTTTCCTCAGCTTTGTCATCAAGGTTTTTATCACGGAATACATCAACAGGTTTAGCTTGACAAAAAGCTTCATATTTACCTTGATGCATACCTATTTGCCAAGTATCTACATACTGATTAGCTTTAAGTAATGCTGCACCTTTTGGATTAAGCAAGTTCTTTAACCAGTGTGTACCCGGGTTTGTAGTGCAAGTAAACCATTCTACTTTATCACCTGCTATAACACCAAACAAGTCATCAAACTGGTTTGGTAAATTAGCTGTAGATCTTATCCCTACAAAGTGAAAGTCAAACCATCTGTAGTTGTGTTTTTGAAATTGAGCTTTAAGCTCTTCTATTGTGTATTTTTTCATAGTTTAATATTTTATCTACTTACTTCTTCCCAGTCTAATGAAACATATGCTCCTAAAGTTCCTCCTGTAGCATCAATAGCCATTTCAATAACCAATTCAAAAGCAGTTCCTGTAAAAGTATCTCTTTCTAATTGACTAGCAAATATTGCTTCTTTTAATATATTGATACTTGGAGAACCTTGATTAGATGAATTTACATATCCTTGTGCTAATATTCTACCACCTGCAGCAGATGTACCTGTAAGGTTATATTCTACAGATGAATCTACTCCTGCTGAAACCCAAGACCCTCCTGTTGTTATAGCAGATTGTACAATTCTCCATGCATAATTTTTACCATTACCTAATCCTAATAAAGATACCGCTGTAGTTATAATTATAGCATCTAATCTAGTAGACTTTAATCTAATAGCTACCATTGGATAATAAGTTCCTGCTACAGCAAAAGTTTTTGGAGTAGTAATAGGTGTACCAACAGCTTGTTGAGCTCCTCTTAATTCATATCCTCCTTCAGATATTACTGTAGAGCATACTTGTTTTAGTGTGCTAGGATTTGCAGTTACTCCAGTGTTTGTAATCTCATATCTTAAAGGTAGAGATGCTGTAGTTATATAGGTGGAAGTAATAAGATTAGCATGGTTGAATCTATGACAAAGTATAAATACTCCATCTATTACAAACCCTAATCTTACAGTTCCTTCACCTAACCACTCAATATCCATAAATAGAATTTGAGCTTTGGTGATATCAAGTGTTACTCCAGATGGACCTGTTCCATCTAAAGTATCTACATTCCAAGAACTTTGATCAACAACAGTTTCTGTAAGAACACCGGTTACTAAACTTCTTTCAACAAAGCTTAAAGTGCTATTATTTAGTTGTAGATATAAACCATTTTCTGTACCAAAGTATCCTGCTCTTTGTCTTAAGTTTGTTTGAGCAGGTGCCATTACAAAAGTATCAAATACTAATAATGACTTACCTGGTTGATAAGAAAATACTTTATAGGTTTCTCTAAGTACTTCTGATCCACTAGTAGTATCTACATTTAGATTTACTAATCCCTCATTTGCACTAAATACAGCTGCTCCTCCACTTGCTGTTGATGTAGCCCACAGACCATTGTCTTTGTATCTATGAGAAGAATCAAATAATGTCAACGGTTCAGATACTCTCATTCTACCAAAAGCATCACTACTCATTGGAGCAGGTGTTACTGCTACATTGACTACTTGATCAGATGGTAATACTACGGGTGTACTAAGAGCAGATGGTTTTTGACCCAAGGTGTTTATCCTTGAAGTAAAAGTTGCATCAGCTAACCTAGTAGAAAGTAATACATCTAAATTATCTGTTTTACTTTTTATATTACCTAAAGTACTCAAGACTAAAGCTTGAGTAGCTTCTTGATTAAGGTTGGGTAATATAAGATTGGTAGTATTTGTATTATCTTTTATATTGGTAAGTAACTCAATAACCTCTGCTAAAGATAACCCACTTGCTTCACAACATTCCTGTATAGCAGCAAGTAGTTGAAGATTTCTTAATTGATAAGGAAAGTTATTACCTTTATTACCCTGGTCTTTGGTATTACCTAAACTCATTATAGAGATTTTAATTTGTTAATTACATCTGTATCAGTCCATTGACCAATAGCATCATAAGCTTCACCTTCCCATAGAACAACTAGACCAATTTCATCAGTATAAGCTTCTACTCTTTTTTGCTCAGGTAAATCTTTTAGTTCTCTAATAGTAATTTCAGTTACTGTTACTTTAATTTCTTTAACAACAACTATTTCTTTTTGTGTTTCTAATGTTACTTTCATTTTATTTATTTTAAGGTTTTCTTATTCCTTCTATTGCTCCAGTTGTTGAATTATAATATAAATAAGTAGATCCGTTTGAGGCACTTGCAAAAATAGTAGATTGTGCAAGAGCTCTAGTAGCAAATTCTGGTAAAGAATTATTACTAATAATAAATCTATTACTTTGTGGATTAGAGTTTCCAGCATTATAACCTAATGCTATAACATTAGTTGCATGACTATTACCACCAGCAAGTTGACCTATAAATATAGAATTACTAGAATTATATGCATTTTGTCCAGCTGAAAATCCTAAAAATATAGAATTATTAGCATTAGATGCATCTAATCCAGCATTTTCACCAATAAATGTAGAATTACTAGAATTAGATGCACCAATTCCAGCATTTTTACCAATAAAATTATAATTACTACTATTGTTTGCTAAACCTCCCGCTAGCCATCCTATAGCATTACTATATGTTGAATTTTCAGATCCAGTATTAAATCCTATATAATTACAATATATAGCATTACTTTTTTGGTAGCCAGCGGATGAACCTATAAAGTTAGAATTACTAGAGTTAGTTGAATTTTGTCCCGCTTGAATACCTATAAAGTTAGAATTATTACAAGTACTAGATCCAAAACCTGCTTGGTGTCCTATAAAATTTGCATTATATGTAGTTGTTGATGAATTAAAATTAGCACCAGCTACATAACCCATCATAATAGAGTTGGTTGCTGTATTATTATAACCAGCATCTTCACCAAAAATAATAGAACGCCAAACACCATTAGTAGGTTTTGCTAAAGGAATTTTAGAATATAAAGTAGGTGCTGTTAGATCACCTGTTACTCCTATAGGACCAGCTACTTCACTAAGAGGTATAGCAAATGCTGGATAAGCATCATTAGCTGCTTTACTTTTTCTATTACCCGGTTGGTATACACCTACTTGTAGGTAACTATTATTAGGATCAATCTCTGCAGAAGTTACTATTCTACCTTGAGTGATAAGTGTTTGTAAGATATAATTATCCATAGCTTATTTGGATTTTTGTTTATCTCTTAATTCATTTAACTTTTTTATAGCTATCTCTAATTTTTTTTTATCTTTAATAATTGAAGATAATCTAGTATCTAGTTTATTTTTTGCTTTATCTGTCATGACTATAATTTTTATTAGTTATACATTGTGATTTCTAAAGTACCTTGTGCTAAGAAAGGATTTCCTAATAAATCATTAATAAATACTCCGCTTTCACTTGTAAATATTATTGCTGCATTAGGATCACCTAAAAATCCTAAAGGTATTGCTACAAAATTAACTTCATTTGCAGCAGTTGTATTAGCAAAAGTAATTTGTACTTTTTGATCTTCTGTAAAAATAGGTTTATTTGCAACTACATAGTATTCACCATCTCCACTATACTCATATGTAAATGCTACACCAGTATCATTATACAACTCAGTAGCAACAGGTGCATCAGTCCCAGACTGTGATAATTGTGCTACATATTTTTTTACAATTTTCTCACTAGCTTTTTGCCAGTTAAAGATTTTGGGTAAATTAAACTCTTTCATTGTTTTTATATTATTAATTATATACTAAATTGTCTTACTGCGCGCACATAGATTGTGCTGTCCTTACTGCCGCTGCTGATATCCCCATTGGTAAAGCCGAAGCCCCACGCGCTGTCGTTGCCGCTCTCCGTACTACTCCAATAGTCACTAAATTCTAATTGAAAACCACCAGCAATTTCTAATCCTCTAGATACTTCTAACATATTACACCATAGTTTATTAAGTTCTTGTGCAGCAGGAAGATACCAATCATTTTTTCCACCATTGGTTGATGCTTCACATAAAAAAGCAGCACCAGATATAGCACCTGGTTGAGAAGTTATAATACTTTGATTTGAAGAACCATTCCATAAACTAGTAGCATTATTTGCAGTGTTATCAATATTACTCCAAACAGCTGGTCCTAAATTTTGCGTATCTACTACTAAATAATTTTGAGTATTACCTGTTAAATATCTATGGAATATAACTCCACCTTGTGCTGCAACATGTTGACCTATCTCATATTGAAATTGAGAAGAAGGTACAGCAACTAAAGGATCATCTATTGTACCAGTACCAGTAATAGTAACACCATCAGTAGTTACTTCTATTAAGTCTTTTGCTTTGATAGCATAGATAGGGTACTTTGTAGATTTGAAACTATCAGTAGTATACTTATTAGTATACTTACCAATTATTAGATAATCTTCTTCTGGATCTACATTTGCAAGATCAAGGATTCTTCCTTGTGCTTTGAGTGCATCAAAATTTACTACATCCATGATTTATAAAAATAAGTGTTTATTACAATATACAAAATAGTTCCTAAATATACAATAATAAAATCACAAAGACAAGAGCATATCCAACAATTCTTGCTGAGGAAACATATCCACGTTTAAGTACCATAGTATATATAATAAGATAAATATAAATAACACGGGTATAAAAGTAATAAATTATAATACCTATCCCATAGCGGTTTAGAAAAAAAATTTTTCCTGGAAATTTTTGTGAACTAGAGAGTGTGATGGGGCGTCTATATTCGGCCCCCGCCACACTTCACCGGGGGGCCCTACCCCCGTCTTCGTGGTGGCTTGGTTCCGATTTGCGGGAATAAAATAAAAAGAATTCTTATGATGGAGAAGTGTGATGGGTCAGTGTGTCTTGGTGTGACTTCGTCACGTGTTGTCTATGTGTTGCTTGTGTTCTACAAGTAGAACAAGCAACGAAGTATGTTTATATATAATATAGTATGTATGTGTATGTTGGAAAACAAGATAACCCCTTTTTTTATCTGTTGTTATATTCGCGATATAATAACTAATTGTAGGTCTAATTGAACCTTCGGTGCGTGAAGATACCAAATGCTTCACCCTTGCCATATGCTTGGCTCACGGTTGTTAGGAACAAGACAACCTCACAATTCGGGTCGCAACTGTTGAAAAGACCTGAGCCGAGACCCTACACCTTGTGTGTAGGGCAGGTTAATACAGTTTTTTATCAATTGATTAACCCCTTTTTTTCTTTACTAACCAATTAATAATTATAACTATGAAAAGAAAAGGTTTGGGCTTCTTGCAAATGCCTGTGATTGAGCACATTGATAATGTTCAACCAAAGCAAACAGCACCTGTTAAACGAGTTAAGGAAAAACTTGTATACACAGGTAAGTTGAATCTTCGTGTTAATAGTAACGGGACCATTGAGTGTCTTGATCAATTACCTGATTAACAGATAATAAATTAGGGAACTCTTCGGGGTTCCCTTTTTAATTTTTTATCATGAAGATTATCAGAAGATACACAGCATTTGATGGAACACAAATGGTTGTGTATGAAGATAATACAGGTTATCAGAACACTGTTCCACTTTATATCTATAATAAACTAATTAAAAACAAATCAAAATGAAAACAACAAAAGCAATCGCAGTTTGGTTTATTGCCTATATGGTAATATACCTTATCCTATCAGCAGTAGGATGTCTATTCTTTAAAGGTGATGGTCAACACTTCGCCTATTCGGAGATAGCAGGAGACAGAGCATGGTTCATGGTATATTCTTTATTCATTGGCTGGTGGGCAGCTAGTGTAATATCTATGGATTACTATGAGACAAAGTGAAATACCAATTAATATAACACACTGCAAGTCAGTGTGTTATATTTGGTTTTTACTATCATCAACCACAAACCCCTTTTTTTATTAATAATCAATTAAATTAAACAACCATGAAAACAATCAATGAAATTGCTTTGGCAACAAAATTCCCACAAGAAACAATCCCTTCACTTATAGAGATTGTAAATGCAACAGTAAATCCTACTGTAGCAATGGAAACATTATTAGGTATTTACACGGAACCTACCATTAGTCAAGTTAAAACAGATACAGATAAACTTTTATTCTTTATTAGTTATAACAAATGGGATGACCGTGTTTCATATTACTATAATGATTATGATTCTAAGCATATTTATGTTAGCAAGGATACTGATTCAAACCTTATCAATGAAGATAATTATAAGGACTTTGAGGTTAAGTATAGTTCTAACAATTGCTACGGATTCCGTGTAAAACTATCTACTATGAAAAGATATGAAGGATATGAATCTCTTGAATCTTGGAATAGAAGACCTGATGCAGAAGTGTAAATGCTTAATTAAGGGGAAGAGAAATCTTCCCTTTTTAACTTATTTAAAACAATTAATAACCCCTTTTTTTTACTATAACCAATTAAAAACAAATAACTATGGAAACAATTTTGTGCAACACAACAGCGAAAAATTTAAAAGCAATTGCTTTTGGCAGCCACGGTAGCATCGGTAATCAAAGAACCTTAAAATGCCGCTATCCTTACAGCGTAGCATTAGACATCTTAAACGGGCTATCTAATGATGACTTGAAAAAGATTTCTATTGCTGAGGGCAAAACTACTACACAGGGAACAAGAATGATTTATTTAGCAATCATTGAAACCTTTGATAATAGTATTTGGCGATTCTTTGAAAATGCTAGAAGAAATGCATATGCTAATGAGCTTCGCAAACAAGCAGATAATATGATTACTCATGGAACTAAGAAGAATCATATAGATCTTATTATCTACAATTCTAATTATTAACTAAGGGGGCAGCAATGCTCCCTTTTAAAATCTTAACAATGACAACAACACTAACACCGGAGAAAGAAATCAAGGTTGCTTATATCAAGGATATAGACGACCTGGTAAAAAGATTATATGATAGGCACTTGATAACCAAAGAGTTTGATGAATTCTATGATTCAAGTTGTATGGATTTACATACTACAAGAGACCTATTATATAGAGAATTGTTTAACAAAATTAATATTACACTATGAAAACAATCAAAGCGAGAAAAGAAATCTTATTTGTAATAGCATACTTTGCTTTAATGACAGCAGTGGCTTTACTATCATCCTCTTGTACAACTGCAACACACACAGCGAGTTTTAGAGTAGATGCTTGTCCTACTTGGGCGAAGAGATAATCGTGTTGAAAACAAGGTGCTAATCACACCTTGTTTTCTTTTTATTATTTTTTCAATTATTTAATAACCCCTTTTTTTAACAATATTAACCAATTAATTTTTATTTATTATGAAAGCAACATTCAGAAACGAGACAAAAACAAAAGCAGGACAAATCCAGTACATCTATAATGTGCTTGATGCAACACCCGAAGAAATCGCGTTGTTAAAAGAGATTAAAGGAGAATATTATCGTGATGATAAAGTAACAGGTCAACCACTGATCTATACTTTCTTCTATCAAGGTAAAAATACTACCTTCTTAATCAGCAAGAACAACAAGATTTATGCAGATAATAGCGATATTATTCGTCTATCAAATCTTGCAGCCAATATCGGTGGTCTTGTTGGCGACAAACTAGCAGAGCAAATTGCTAGTAAATTGTTGGGGGAAGAAACTAGCCGTGTTACCAATCACAGTAACAAGAGCGAACCCGAAGATAGCGGGGAAAACCTCAAAGGGTTGTAATAACCCACAAGTAAAAAGACGAAGCCCTAACGGGCTTCTTCTTTTTTTTGCTAAACCCACAACGCAGAGCAAACCTTAAATACAATCTCTTATAACACCTGTCTATGCTACCCGTCCAACAAGACACAAGATACCAGTTACTTTTTACTATCATCTGCTTGTGTATGTTCACCCACTCGCTCTGAATCCTGGTAGAAAATTACTATATTTGCATATGAACAAGTCAAAAAGAAACTCACTCGCCGGCAAAAGCACAGGTAAGTCAGCCTCTGCTAAATACTTTGCATCTCACCCAGAAGCTAGAGCAAAGAAGAATGCATATAATAAAGCTTACCACTCTACAGAAGAGAGAAAGAACTACAGAGAAGAGCTTAATAAAATCAACCGTAGAAATAACAATAGTGGTTACGGGGATAATAAGGACTTATCACATACCCGCTCAGGTAAACTAGTACAAGAAAATCGCTCCAAAAACAGAGCACGTAACGGTAAAAGCGGTAAATCTTCTAAGAAATAACCCACTCTATTTGTTAACAACTGTTAATTTTGTTTAACCTTGTCTCGTAAAAAGCCGGGTTTTGACAATACAAAGTTAAACAAAACATCCACTCTATCCTAGCTAACACCGATAAGTAGCTAAAGCACTTGAAGTTATTTAATCTCTTATAACCCCTTTTTTTTAGTTGTCGTAGAAATAGTAATAGGTGTCAAGCAGATAACGCAACAATGTGAAACTCAGCAACTTGCTGTAAATGAAGGCGTGCTAATCTCATATAACCCCTATTTTTAGAGATACGATAATTAGATACGCGGGATATCTAGTAGTAATTAAACAATCAAAAAACAACTAAAAACAAGTAATTATGGAAGCGACTTATTTAAGACAACACGCAAGCAAAACAACAGGAACACAAGTATTTGTATACTCATTAAAAGGTACAGATGCTGATTTACAACGAGTTAGAGACATCCAAGGTGACAATCACCGTACTGATAAAGTAACAGGTGTAGATTTGTGGTTTACAACACGCTACTCTGGTGATAACGTAAAGGTAATCATCACAGATAACGACAAGATTGTACCAGATTTAGGTGATATCAAGAAGATGGAAAGCTTATCGAAGCAATTTGAAGGCAAGTTAGGTGAGGAAATCGCTAAACAAGCAGCAGCTATGTTGTTAGGTAACTTATTTAGCAAAAATACAGCACAATCTAGCCCTACACCAGCGGCTAATGTGTCAGGTAGCGAGGACTTAAAGGACTTGTAACCTGCTGATATGCAAAGAGTTAGAGGTTGTGTGACACACACGCAACCTCCTACCTCTTTCATACCACTGAAACAACTCTCAAATTTGCAAAAAGATTTTCTCTCGCATTATATCACTAATCTTAACTAATTACTTACTCTAAATCTATTATTCTATGTCTACAGACAAAGTAAATAACAATAATACTTCTCTTAGTAATGAAGAGATATTAGCTCTTATACATCAAGAGTATCTTAGTATTATATCAGAGAGTGGTGTACCTCTATGGGTATTAGATTACTATAAAGGGGTAGAAGAACCACGGCTACTTAAAAATGACAACAATGACTAGGTATTTTATATACCAGCACACAATATTGCATAGTTTATATTTTAATTGGTTAGTAAAACAATAATCTATGTGCACTCTGGATACAAGGTTACACTACAAAACGTGTAACCTATATCTAGAATAATGAATTGTGGTCTTGTGAAACCCATCTAATCAATGGGACTGAGCTAGGGTATATGCAAAGGGTATAAGCTTTGTTTGCCTTATATAGACCTATGTTTGACTCACTCAGAAAAAGTGAGCACCGGAACCGAGAGATTGATCATCTCTATGCGGTTGATAGAAGAGGAGATATTCTCCAAGTAAGAATCCGGCAATCAGGGTAGCATCTAGCCCTGTAAAATAATGCACCATAACTCCATTCCCAAGGTGGAGCAGTTGTAATAGTTTAATTGCTGGTAAACAAACAAGCCAGAATCAGGTGAAATAAACTAATCCTGACAATTAAGTAAGGGTGAGAGCTTATTATTCTACTCAAGAATACTATTACAACTGAGTGCAGAGGGTATAAATAAACAAATTATTAACAATTTAAATACCAACTCAAATGACTAAAGAACAAGCACTTGAAAAAACTGTATCAAGATTTACCAATCTAATGGATGGTAAAGTATTATCTAATGTAGGGGTTCGCACAATAATAGACTATTATGAACAACTACAAAAGAATAGTGTACTCAAAGTTTCTACTATGGGTAACATAGAAAGAAGATTTTTAGATGCAGAGATTGCTTTTAACCAACAAGAATTAGAAGATGAAATGGGATATAATGACCATCCACTCCCTCAAGATACATGGGACGGCGGCTTTGTCCAAGAACCATAACAATAAACAAGGATTACGCACAGCAAACCAATACAATTTAAATGTAAACTGTAAAAATGTAATCTGTAATCGGTGTAAAGAATACTTCAGCACAAAAAATTAAAACTACAAAACAAAAACCCGGGAAAGTTTTTGCTCCTAAGTAATTAGGTGGGATTTTAATTTAGTATTCTGTTATGCACCACAATCCTGCCTCTTGAAAGGGGGCAGGAACTTTCCCTTAAACAAATAATTAAAATCCAAAAACTTAACAACATGAACAATCTTATCAACGCAACAAGACAATACAACACAACGACTAACAACGGTGCAATCACACACTCTACAAGTCTAAACTATTGTTTAGATATGTTCTTCTTGGCAGGTGCTAGTAGGAATCTATCTCAAGATCAGATAGTTAGGATCTTTGAGAGAGCTTATGCACAAGACAAGAATCTTGCTTACAAGATATTGTTTTGGTCAAGAGACTGCAGAGGTGGTGCCGGTGAAAAGAGATTCTTTCAGATTGTAATGAAGCATGTTGCTAAAACATATGCTGAAGATTATGATCAGATAGCCATACACACTCCAGAGTATGGGTATTGGAAAGATATCTTCCAGGTAGAGAAGCCAAATAAGAATAATCTTAATTGGTTGATGTATCAATTGGAAGAATCACCCAATAAGAATCTGTTAGCCAAGTGGTTTCCACGCAAAGGTCCATGGTTCAGTGCTATGCACAAGTATCTAAAGCTGACTCCTAAAGAGTTCAGAAAGAAACTTGTGGCTATGACCAAGGTGGTGGAAACTCAAATGTGTGCAAGACAATGGGACTCAATCAATTATGAGCAGATCCCATCCACAGCTATGAATCTGTATAGAAAAACATTCTTCAAGCACGATGCTGAAAGATATGCTGAGTATATACAAAGTGTTCACAGCGGTGAAGCTAAGATTAATGCCTCTACATTGTTTCCTCATCAGCTCTTACAAGGGTTGATGCAAGGTCATGATGTGAGCTCGGTTGAAGCCCAGTGGAATAACCTTCCTGATTACATGGCTGATAGCACAGAGAATATTCTCCCTGTGTGTGATGTCAGCGGTAGCATGTCGGGTCTTCCGATGGATGTATCTATCTCTCTAGGATTGTATATCTCAGAGAGAAACAAAGGTATATTCAAGGATGCTTTCTTAACTTTCTCGGAGACACCTACGATGCAGTATCTAAAAGGTACTCTTAATCAAAGGAGAATCCAGTTAAGCCAAGCAGAGTGGGGGTATTCAACTAATCTTAAGGCCACATTTGACCTTATCCTAGACAGTGCAGTTAGAAACAATCTACCAGAGTCTGAGATGCCAACTAAACTTCTTATCATATCTGATATGGAGTTTGATGAGGCAGACAGCAACAGAACAAACCTAGATATGATAAGAGACAAGTATTCTAAAGCAGGATACAATATGCCTCAGATCATATTCTGGAATGTTAATGGTAGACCAGGTAATGTTCCTGCTAACAACACTGATAAAGGTGTAGGTATGGTGTCAGGGTTTAGTCCTTCTGTACTGAAGTCCATATTAAAAGGACAGGTGTATACACCTGAACAATTAATGTTGGATACAGTTGATATTGCGCGGTATGCTCGTATTAAAGTTGACTAGTAGTCAACACTAGAACTCTCTTCGGAGAGTTCTTTTTAACCTCATAGAGAAAACCGGTGATATAATGTCGCCGGCTCTTCCAAGGGCAACGGCGCCTTGATTGGTGCCGACCCTTTTACAATCCTAAAACAAATAACATGAATCAAATAAGAAACAAAATCAAAAATCTATTCAAAAGAAAACCAAAGAAAAAAGTTTTGAATAACAAAATCAATTGTCAAGTAGTTGAGATTAATGAAGAGGCAGACTGCATAGCTGATGCACTTGGTATATCTGATGAAAGAAATGTTTACCTAATAAAATTTGTATTAGACGAATTCTCTAAGCACACTGATATGGGCAAACTTCTAGTAAAGTGTAGCCAAGAATGTGTACATCCTAATGAGCTGGCTCTTGTATCCTACTTGGCAGCGATAAGACAAATAGAATCTACTAATCCATTTTTAAGAATACAATTTCTAAAACCAGAACTATGAAGAAAATAATATTAATAGTATCAATCCTCGGAACAATCACAAGTTGCAATTTAAAAAAATTAACCTCAATCTACCATGTAGATAGTTGCCCAGACTGGACAAATTGTATTGTCAATCCAGCCAACAAAGAATACGTAGAAGAAGTAGCTTTCAACTTAAACATTAGACCTGAACAAGTTACTCAAGAACAATTCAACTCTAGATATTTAAACTAGTGGGTGAAAAACCTGGTAGGATTTTCACGATTCATGTTCTCCTACCAGGACACCTATTCAAAAAATTAAAACAATGAGTAATAAAAGTGTGACTGTGAGCTTAAAGGCAAGTGATATTAAACAACTGTTAATCAAATCATTAAACACTAGTAACAAAGACATGTTATTGGATACAATCATTGATTATCTATCTGATACAGAGAAAGGTCTCGAAGCTATTTATAAAGTATCACTAGGTATTACAGATGTATTTGCTTATAAGATTTTAGACAAGGTTTGGGTGCACAAGTATGCTTTATCTACCTATATGGTTAATGAAGCTACTATGAAAGAGAAAGGTTTATGGAAAGATGATCATATCCTATGTGAGATAACAGATATAAACCCTAAGAAAACAGAACCTTATCAGTTAAAGTTTACATACTACGACAAACCAGATTCAGAACCAAAGATCTATGAACATAATAGAGCAGGTGAAGATAGAATACTAGAAAAGTATGAGGATGATATCCTATTCTAGATATTAGATTACCAATCCCGCAGGTAATTTGATTCTTCTATGCTATAATAAACTAGTAGCAATAGATTGTATCTCAATTAGTTTAACAACAATCAATTTAAAAATCAAAAATTATGAACTCAAAAGTAAAAGTAACTGCAGATGCAGCCGGCAATGTAATTGTAACTTCAAAGAACAACCCAGAATTTGGATATATCCGTGTAGAACAGGATAGAATGGTAATAGATGAGAGAGGATTCGCAAGACGCAAAACAGTTAGCGCCTTGATCCCAGGCACAGTAAGTGATTTAAAATCTTTTGGTTGGACCAAAGGTGCCGAGGTTAGTGGTAAGATAGTTATTAAGGAGCAAACAACTCCATTTAATAGCAAAGATCCAGAACGCGATTATAAAATTGCAGGTAAAACAGGTATAGTTTGTTGCCTATATGGTGAACCAATCTATCGCAAATTGTTTTATAGTTTAGATGCTAATGCTTCTGATGTAGTAATCGCTCATGATAATGGCGAAGCTATCAAAGCTGCTTATGCAGAGCTATCCGAACAGGAAGCTAAGCAAGAAGAGTCTAATCTTACTCTGTAAAATAGATATGAAAGATAAGTGTGGGGGTTAAAATCCTCACACTTATTTTTTTTGTAAGCCGTTACAGCGATGATCCAATGAATAAGTTAAATTCTAAACAACAACAGTAATGAATAATCAAACAACAAACAAAGTAGAAACATTAAAACAAAGTGTACTAGAGTATCAGGTAAATCCGCCGGGCTACAAAGGAGTAAGATATCAAATCAAAGAGAACGACTTTCTCAATAGTCATCAGAACTTTTTATTTCACAGAGCTATGTATGGGTTGAGCATCTATACCCAAGAAGAAATAAATAGTATGAATTGGGAGAAGAGAAAGAGAATTATCAAGGTTCACAAGAGAACACAAGCAGTATTAAATCAATGGAAACAAGAGATACTTATTAACATGAGCAACGCATTGTTTAGTAAGTATTTTGGTAGGTCCCCTTTCACACAAACATTATTATCCTTGTATAGTAATACTGAAAAAGATTTTAAGTGCACACTAGATTTTAAATCTTTCAAAATAACTAAGAGTATGATTGTGAAAAAGTTATTTGAAAAAGGCATCTTTCCTACAAATTTTTATCAACTTAACCAAGAAGTAACATGCAAGTAGAATTTATTTTAAATGGAGGTGTATCATGTATACTATGTCCAGAATCAGAAGCTGAAGAGGCTCTGTTAAAACAATTGATGAAACAAGAGAATGATCTTATTGAGGCAAGATCTAGCATAATGATTATGAACAAAACATTTAGGAATGCTTTGGTCATAACCAGAAAGGGCCATGCTAAATCAGCATTAGATAATAATGATCAAGCTCAAGAAGAAACTGTGTGATGGGTGTAGGTTAGAGAAACCTATATGGAAGAATGATGGGGGAAAAAGATTTTGCAAGCAGTGCTGGAGTGCTCATTCAGCTACTACTAGAACCAAACCAACGGCTCAGCAAAAAAAGATTCCCCCTAAATCTTCCAAGAGAATAACACAAGATAATTTATACGGAAAAAAGAGAAAACTTTTTTTGACTGCCCACTCTATTTGTAAGGCCTCAATACGCGGAGTGTGTAACGGTGCAGCCTGTGATATCCACCACATGAAAGGTAGAATAGGAGATCTATTTCTAGATGAGACCTATTGGTTGCCAGTGTGCAGGGCTTGTCACTATTGGATAGAGATGAGACCTGAAGCAGCAAAAGAATTAGGATTTAGTATTAACAGATTAACAAAATAATTATGGGATATATAACAATAACAACAGATGTAGATATAAGTTTGGATGATATACAAGATTCGGATATTCTAGATATAATAGAAGATAGACTTGATACTTATAAGAGAAGAAAAAATGATTTAGCTCATTCAAGTCTTATATGGGATATTAAGGAACTAATTGAAGATCAAACAGCTTCATCAGAATCTGATAATAGAAATATTGATGATGAATCTCTATTAGGAGAACTCAAACTTGAAGTATGTAAAAAGCTTATGAGCAAGTATAGTCTAGAACAATTAGAAACATTTTTAAATAAGTAATATGGGACAGTATGGAAAATATTTTGTATATTTGACCTATGAAAAGACCAAAATTATATACAATATGGTGTGCCATAAAGTCCAGATGTTTTAATAAAAATCTTAAAACTTACAAATACTATGGAGGAAGAAACATAACAATATATGAGTTATGGAAAAATAATTTTTCTTTATTTAAAGATTATGTTTCTTCTTTAGAAAATTATGATGCTTCAAATGTTTGCAGAAACGGAATAACTCTAGATAGAATAGATTGTGACAAAAATTATGAACCAGGTAATCTACGCTGGGTAAATATGGAGTTACAATCTAGAAATAGAAGAAAAAAAAACAACTCTAAAAGCAAATATATAGGTGTATCTGAAGATAAAAGTGGTATAAGATTAAAAAAATGGTCTGCTAGAATTACTATTAATAAAAAGACTATAAGAATAGGAAGGTATCATACCCAGGAAGAAGCTAAACAAGCAAGAGATCAATATATTATTGATCATAATCTAGAAAATTTTATGTTAAACAATTAAAACTTAGAAATCATCGGACAGTATTATAAGGCAGTAAACTTAGACAATATGGAGCATGTGTCTTCATATGATTATGAAAATGGTGCTAAATTAATGGAGCACAGTTACATAGGTAACAACTTTGTAGAAGCTGTAGAGTTTCTACTGATAAATGATGGTGAAGATAAAGGTAGATGGGCAAACTCTAGAATAGTATGGGCAGGTGACTATGCTGATCCTGAAGAAGATGGGGAAACTATCTATGATAAAGTGGAAGGCAATGGTCTCAAGTTCTTGATAGAGGGTGTACCGGAGAATTATCCCTACCTGGTTAACTATGACAAGAAAGAGTATGTAGATAAAAGAAAATGCCCACAAGATAAAGATGGCTGGACAATACACCCACTCCCATTACTAACCTGTGAGGGTAACGGTAGAGGTGGTGGAGATTACCGTAATGATAATGATTATGTAGGAACATGGTCAAGATGTGTAGTCAATCTAATGAAAGAGATACCCGAGGGATTTACAGAAATAACTCCTAACTTTGTATGATAATCGGAGCTAGTGAGCTAGGTTGGTGTTTTTACTATCATCTCCATGCTCCACAACACTTTATGCAATGACAACAATACACGAGCTACAGCAAATACTATGGGTTACAACTCCTCACGGTGATGGCATAGTGCTATTTATAATGGACTATGGTATGCAAAACAACACAGTATGGGTTGTGGCTCTTGAAAAAGACGGTGCTATCAAGCACTATGACAGCAATCAAATAAAACTTTGTTATAACAACACAATTAATATTAATACCAATGGGTAGAATGAAAGATTTATCTCTAAAATTTATTGGATATGAAGTGACAGGTATTGCTCACTTAAGTTTATGGGGTGGTGGAGAAGGTACCATCAGAATGAGTTCTTGTTTTATACACAAGGATGAGTTATCTTCTAATAGAATGAAAACTTGTGTAAATGACAACGGCTTTGGTTGTGAAAAAATCACATCTGCTAAGCTAGACATCTACAAGGTATACGGTGAGCCACCATACTACAAACAATTTGATAGAACAATAGAGTTAAATGAACAACAATGCTTCGATGGAATGCGAGGTATATTCACAGAATGAATAAAACAAGAGACATAATACAAAAAGAAGCTTTAGATGCACTATTACACAAAAGAAAGGCGGGTATAGCGGTGTCTATGGGGGTAGGGAAAACGCTTATAGGTCTAAAGCATATGGCTGCGCAGCATACAGAGTATAGCAGGTTTCTAGTTGTAGCATCTAAACAAACAATACTCAAAGAGTGGGTATCAGAAGCAAGTAAACATGGATTAGATTATCTAATTCCTCATATCAGTCTTACTACATATAGATCTTTAGGAAAACAAAATCTTAATTATAATGTAGTATATCTAGATGAGTGTCATTCGCTATTATATTCCCACAAAGAGTGGTTAGATAAATATACCAACACTATTGTTGGTTTAACCGGTTCTCCACCAAAGTACTCTGAATCAGAAAAGGGTCAAATGGTGGAGGATTATTGTCCAATTGTATACAGTTACAAGACTGATGACGCAATTGATGATAAAATCTTAAATGATTATAGAATAATTGTTCATAAGATTCCACTAAGCAAAGTAAAAAACATAAGAGTAGAACTAGCTAAGTCTACATTTTATAACTCAGAAGAAAGTGATTATAATTATTGGTCTACCAGGGTAGAAAATGCCAAGAATAGAAAAGAAAAACAGATCATGAGTATAATGAGGATGAAAGCTATGATGGAGTATAAAAGCAAAGAACAATTAGCAATAAATCTTTTGAGAGAAATTGATGACAAGTGTATCCTATTTGCCAATACACAAGAACAAGCTGATAGATTATGTGCTTATAGCTACCACAGCAATAATCCTGTATCCGATGAAAATCTATTCCTATTTAAGCTAGGTGAGATTAATAAGTTATCTGCTGTATTACAGCTAAACGAGGGTGTAAATATACCTAATCTAAAACAAGGTATCATTATGCATGCTTATGGTAACGAGAGAAAATCGGCACAAAGGATTGGTAGATTACTAAGGCTTAATCCAGATGATGTGGCTACGGTACATATACTATGTTATCAAAACACAGTTGATGAAAAATGGGTATCTTCAGCTCTTGAAACATTTGATGAATCAAAAATAACTTACAAAGAATCATAACATGGAAACAGAAGAGTTAATAGACTTGCAAATAGAGAAAGAAATAGAAGAAGCTTTGAGCACGATGAAACAAGATCAATACAAAATATATTTAATAAATGATGATCACAATAGTTTTGATCATGTTATTGAAGTATTGATGCTTGTTTGTAAACACGAGCCAATTCAAGCTGAACAATGCGCACTCTTAACACATCACAAAGGAAGTTGTGAAGTAAAAGTTGGTCCACTTGAAAAGCTTATTCCTATCTACGATGGTTTAACAAGTAATGGTTTAACAGCTAAAATTAACAAGTAAAATGAGTTACAAATTAGCTAAAATACAATCTGAATCAAAGGGTAAATGTTTACCTGGTCATAGTCATGTTTATGAAATAATTAAAGGCAGTGGTGCAAATAGTTATACTCCTAAATGGAAGTGTAAAATTTGTGGTAACATTGTAAAATCTAACTAATTATTTTTAAATTTGCTATATGCCAGTAACATCATTAGAAATAGTAGACAAAACCATTAAAAAAATCCAATTCATAACTACTAGCATAGATGATCTACTAGAAGTAGAAATATATCTATGCGGAGAAAATTGGAATCCTATTATGAAAATAGGAAGATCTATTGACGATAGATCTGAAGAAGATTTCCACAAGCAACTGAGAAAAGATGCATCAGAGAAAGGACAATTAGTTAAAAAATATTGTACCGATCCTGAGTGGAATCCTGATTTTAACCCTGATTTATATGAAAACATACTTCCGAGTGATTTGCCTTGATGCAAGTAACAAGCCCAATGATATACCTAATAGTAAGTGGGTAAAAAAAGATGAGATATACACAGTAATCCGAGTAGTAAAACTGCCTCTTCAAAACATGGCCATTGGTTATGAACTAGAAGAAATAGATCTCAAAGACTGTTTTCCTTATCAATTTTTTAGCTCTAATAGATTTGGTATACTCTTGAAAGATGATCAGTGGGCTGAAGAAGTTTTATCTGAGATATTAGAATGCGCAAAAGAAGAAGCACAATTAGTATCTGATTTAGCATGATTTTAAAAGTAATCTCTCCGGGGCGGATCATTACAATGCACACTCTTGTCGGAGTGTGAGCTCAAGTTGAAGGATATCCATGTTATTATTTACCAACCCGGTGAACCTTGTGGTTTGATTAATAGTAATTAATATAGAAAGTCGTGATCCCTTAAATTCATAGCGGCGATGGATATCAAAGACTGACAACTGGGAAAGACCAGTATTTTTTTAATCACAATAATTTTACCAATGACAACATTTAAAGATTTAGTTAAAAATAATATTGAAAATTTAGAATCAAGAATTATAACTTTAGGAAAGGTTTATGCAAATGAAAAAGATCCTATAAAAAGATCTCAGCTAAGTAATGAAATACAAGATCTTGTTAATACTATGAACAAGCAAACCAAAGTGTTTCTAAATAGATAGCCTTGATAAAAGTTATCAATCATAAGGGTATAGAGTTATGTGTAGGGGATAAAATAAAAATCATATCTGATAAGATAAACAATAGAACTCTAGTTACAGTAGAACTTAATGAGATAATAACTATATCAGCTTTTTCAGATAATGGTAAGATCCTCTACCACCACAACTCACTAGCCCTACCAGTAAACTCTGATGTTTATTTAAAATTAGAAAACAATTATGAATAAATTACTTGTAATATTATTTATAGGAATATCATTGTCTTTCAATGATGGAAATAAGATTCAAAAGATAATCAACCATGCTAAGTGGCAATCAACACAAGATGTTACTTATGATGGTAGATATATGAGAATAAGTTATCCCGGAGGCGATGTTCCTCCTAACATTGGTGTTTGTACCGATGTGATAATAAGAGCTTATCGCTCTGTAAATATAGATCTACAAAAATTAATACACGAAGATATAGTAAACAATCCTGGTGTATATAATGTAAAGAAAGTAGATAGCAATATTGATCACAGACGAGTTCCTAATATGAAAAGGTTCTTAAAGAGGAAAGGTGCTCAAAAATCTGTTACATATAATGAATCAGATTATCTACCAGGTGATATAGTATTTTGGAATGTAGCTGCAGGGCATGTAGGTCTTGTAACAGATGTAAAAATACCAAATACAAATAGATACCTAGTAGTGCATAACATAGGCGCTGGTCCTCAGATAGAAGATTTTTTATTTAGAGCTCAAATAGTTGATCACTATAGATGGTTCAATTAAAAATTTAAAACTATGAAGAAAATAAAAACCTTCTACACACCTAAGCAAGTGTGCCATGATATGGATGACTCTTTCTCTAAGAGTCCTTTAAAACCATATCTGTTGATGAAGAAAATTAATGAAGAAGGATACGCTGATTGCTTTGATATTGAAGATAAGTTTAAACCAATAAAGAAAAAAGATTTTTTATTAGCTCACACTGAAGAATATGTAAATAATGTTTTCAACAAAGAAGGTAATTATAGTAGCAACTCATTACCCTGGAGTAAAAATCTTGTAGATAGTTTGCACTATACTACTGGTTCCCTACTAGCAGCAAAAGAGTGGGCTATTAATAATCCAGAAGACATATGCTTTGCTCCTATATCAGGTATGCATCATGCTAAACCAACAAGTGGTTCAGGTTTCTGTACTTTTTCTGGTCAAGTAATATCAGCTAGGAAGATCTATAAAAAGTATAAACTATCAGGTGCTTATCTAGATCTAGATGGTCACTATGGAAATAGTATAGACGATAGTTATAGCTTTGATCACAATATAGTAAAAGCTATACCAAAAGATTGTAATATAAATCCTAGAGGAGTCAATGCAAAATACATAGAAGATTTCCAAAACAAGTTAAACAATCTACAAAAAAAGATTCTTAACAATGAAGTTCACTATGTTGTATTTGCACACGGAGCAGATAGCCATGAAGATGATGACTTAGGAGGTAGTCTTGATACTAAGCATTGGTTAATGGCCGCAGAGGTATTTGCTAATTGGGTAAATGATACATCATCAAAATTAGGAAAACCTTTACCGGTAGTCTTATGTCTATTTGGAGGATACAGAAATAATAACTATGACTTTGTACTTGATTTACATTTAAAATCTTTATTGAAGTGTAGAGAAATAATTAGAAACAATTAACTATGAGCACTTTTACAATTGACTTTGCAGAACTATGCTTTTTAGCAGAAGCTTGTATGCCGCCTAGAAAAATAGTAGAGACTATGTTTTGGCAAAAGCTTACAAGGAAGTATTACAATGTAATGACTCCTGAAGAAAGAGATAAATTATTTGAATATATGTGGAGAAATGATGTATATAGAGAAGTACTTGAAACAGAACAAGATATTAAAGTATTTCACGCAAGATTCAATCCTCATAATCAATACCAAGTAGATACAAATTGTGATGGTGAGCACAACTCTCATCACACTTTTTTACTGGATGGTAAATACTATACCAATATTGGTGCTAGTATCAATGAAAATTATATAATTAAAATAACAAAACTATGACAACAATTTTTTATTTAATGACTCTTATATTCTTAGGTTATGAATTATGGTCAATTACTCATGCTAAGGTATTTGGTGAACTAGTTTATGGTCTAAGACAATATAGAGAAGATAAAGCAATAACACCAGAGCTTATGAATGGTTGTGTAATAGCTTTTATCAGTGGTCTTTATATGTTGTGGGCAGTTGCCGGATTATTTTCGAGTAATGGTAAACTATTTTTATTATTAATATTAATAGGTGGTTTTAGTAATGGTTTGAGGACAATGTTTCCAAGACAATCAACTATTATCATTGCTATAGATGCCTTTATATGTTTAGTAATACTATGTGTAATTTTTATTAATCACTTTATTTAAAAATACTGGGTGAAAAAAGGCTAGTAGGTTATTCATTGTCGTGATCCTACTAGTCTACACCCAGGCAATAATAAGCATGAAACATAAAAAGTATTCTATGTTCCAATCTATTCAAGAATTGGAGGCTAAGATATTTGAGTTGGCGGAGCTCTATTCTACTACGGATAACCCAGTCTTTAAAAACATTATAAATAATGAAATAGAAGCCGCTCAAATAGCAATGAGAATTAAAACAAAAGAAGTTATAAAACAATATCACATTAAAAGAGATGGAACAATCAATTAAATCGCTATTAAAAATAGTAATCGTATCTCTATTGATTATGGGATATATAAGTTGCATAGTAAACTTTATATCCTGTGATTTTAGAGAACCATTTAAAGCAGAGACTTTCTATGGTATAGGTATATTCACCGGACTAGGTATAATATTAGGATGGTTTAACTTTGGAAAATAAAACAATATGAATGAATTTATATGTAGTGTATGTGGTACTAAGTACCGCTCACCAGAATTAACACCACCTCCAGGAATAAAGTGGAGTGATGGTCATGTATGTACACCTAAACCTGTAGACAATGGAAAATGAGTTTAACCAAGAGGAGTGGAACTCTAAGATAAGAGAAGCTTCAGCAAAATGGTTTAAAGATAATCCAGATTACAATCCTGGTTTTAACTATTATGATTCAGGAGAAATAACAATACCTGGAGATAGTCAATACTACAGAGTACCAATGGATATGTGGTATGATTACCATGATGCTAAGTATAACACTAAAATGAACAGAACATGAATAAAGAATTTGTAACATATGAACAAGCTCTAGCTCTTAAAGAGCTGGGGTTTGATGAATCTTGTATGGTTTATTATAATAAAAGTAAAAAACTTCATTTTGATAAGTATACTACAAGCACTTGGTCTTCAACTTGTGTTGCACCACTCAAACAACAAGCCTTCAGGTTTTTTAGAGAGAAGCATGGTATGCTAGGTTGTATTGAATTTGTAGAACCTGAATATGGTGGTGATTATGGGTATAAACTATACTATAAACCAGGTCATCTATATATTGATCACTGGAATAAAGGTTTTAAAACCTATGAAGAAGCAAAACATGCTTGTTTAGATAAACTAATTGAAATAACTAAAAACAAATAATATGGAAAATAACACACCAACAGCAGAAGAAATAATAAGTATTGTAGAAGCCACTGTAGCAGCATATAGTAACAGTCCTGTTTGGTATAAGACAGACATTAAAAAATATATGATTGAATTTGCTAAACTTCATGTAAAAGCAGCACTTAAAGCTGCTGCAAAAAGTGCAAAGTTTAGTCTTGAAAGTGGTAAAGGAGAAGTACACTTTGATGTTTATCCATTAACTAATATTAAGTAACATGCACATATTTAATTTTGCACTATACACATTAATACTAAGTCATAATCCATGTGATATATTCAAGTATTATCAAGTATCAGAGATGCACGGTCTTAACCTTGCAGATTGTGAAAAGCACACCAACAATACAGAACAAGCTTACATAGCTGGTTGGTGTAATCTATCTCCTAAAGATAATAAACCATTTGTGTTTATCAACCTAAGTAGATGTACAGATGATGTAGTAACCACAGCAACTGTGTTCCATGAGATGATGCACCTAGCAGGTATTGAGTATGAAGGTTGCTGGGATTCTGATGAAGAGAACATGATAACCTTTGCAGAGAATGAGACCTATAAAGTAGTAGAACTAATTAAACAGAAAAAGTAGTATGAAACTAATAACAGATAATGCTTTTGACAAAGCTTGGAAGAACTCATGTCCTACTTGTGAACCACAACAAGTTAATAGAATACTCTGGTTTAGAGAACAGTGTCATACTTGTGAGCAGCAAGATTTAAAATATGAGAAACAAGAGTTAAAAAATGCACTAGCTCTATTAAGATACATGAAAGGAGTAGAAGATGCATTACACGGTAGAAAAAATAACTAAAAACAATTGACTATGAAAACACCTGAAGAATTGGAAAAGTTAGCAGATGAGAAATACTTAGAGAAAGTAGAAGATATAAATAATTCTACTATAAGAGGATTTATAGTATCTGCTGTCAAAGGTGGGTTTGTTGAGGGATATCAACAATGCCAAGAAGATATGGCTGATAAAGAAGCTCAAGACAAAATTAAAGAACATATTTTAAACCATGCAAATAACCAATCTCCAGAAGATAGGCTTGAAACTGAATTAGCGGCTAAGAAATACACAGAGGAAGATTTAGAAAATGCTTTTAATAGTGGTAGAGGGTATGGTGTACCTGATAATATAAAAGATTTTAACTCATTCATCAAATCACTAAACAAAAAAGACTAATATGAAAACAAAATTATTAATAGCAACAGGTAATGGATGGCACACTGAAGATGGATTTGAAATAGATCTACCTTTTATGCCACATATAGGTATGCAAATAAAACTTAATGAAAAAAATATGGAAGAGTGGCAAAATATGCTATATAGATCTAAATCATTTAGTGAGTATGCTGAAGATTATGGATTTGGTAGTAATGTAGAAGATGTATGGAAATTAACAGCAGGACAATGTAGAAAAATATTTACTAATGGTCGCAATACAAAAAGAATACCTTATTTTAGTATAGAGGATGTTTTTCTTGTTGATGCTTTATATTTTAAACAAGGAGAAAAGAATAAAGATTCTGATGTATTATATGTAGTAATGTCTAATAGTCTTTAATAAACATGGAAGATAAAGTAACTAGAAACTAAAAATTATGATAATACTAAAATACATAATACTGAGCCTATTAGGTTTAACACTTGCAGTTTTGGTTATAGCAGGTTTATATATAGTATGGTTTAAGATGCTACCAGATATTTATAAAAACATTAAAGAAACATGGTTGAAAAAGTAACTAGAAAGTCTATGCTCATCAGACCTAGTGGCAAAGCTGAGTATATAAGACAGTGGACTGAACTACATGATGAGATAATACCATGGAATAAGATTAGGTATATATTTTAAAACTAAAACAATGAAAATCAATTTAAAAAATCACTCAAAAGATTTGTTGCAGCTTTTAAAGCTGAAGAAGGATTTGATTAGTAATCCTGAGTTAAAAAAATATAGTAAACTAATAGGAAAAGTTATACATCTATATGAAGAAATAGAAGTTGATACAGAATTATCTGGCGAGTGTATACTAGAACTAGATAAACCTAGACAAGAAGCTATAGAAGAAAGAAATCACATGTTAAGTTTTATAAAAGAAGAAGATGACTAAAGAAATAAGAAACAATGCTATTGCTGTTTACATGAGTGATACAAGAAAGAATCTTAAGTATGATAAATCTTGGGACTGGTTAATACCAGTGTGGTCAAAGATAAGAATGGAGATGTCTATAGCAACTGTTGTTAATGCTGTAAGTTGTATTGATATAAATGATATAGATAAGTTCTTTGAGATTGTATCAAACACAGCTATAATCTGGTGTAATCAGAACAAAATAAAACTACAATGAGTAATAAACACAACATATTCCATGGTCAATTTATACCAACTGAAAGTGGCAGCCTTGTGCCTGCTACAAAAGCTACGGCAATTAGGTTTGATGAGTTTAAAAAATCTTTGGACTATAATCAAAAGGTAGAGGTATTTATGGAAGCTGATGTAGATAATGCTACGGTTCCTCAAATAGCTAAGATCCATGTATGCATTAGAGAACTATCTATGTATACAGGTGAAAGCTTTGAGGATACAAAGCTTCATATAAAGAAACATGCTGGTTTGTGTGTAGAAAAGAGTTTAGATGGTAGCAATTTTCTAATCTGTAAATCTTTTGCAGATTGTAGTAAAGATGAATTAGCGTTAGCAATAGAAGCTATTATACAAATAGGTGATGAGTGTGGAATCAACTTTCGATAACATTAGCTTTTTCTTTTAATGTTCTAAGAGCTTCTTCATTTAAATCTTTTGGATCAATCTCAAACTCTTTATCAACATAAAGATTTTGCTTCTTAGCTTGAGATTCTATCTCAAAGATAAGAGCATGAACAGTTTGCATATTGTATTCAAACTCATTAGCAGCGGGCTCAGAAGTTTGCATCTTTCTATATGCTTCTTCTACTTCCTCTTTGCTTTTGTTAACGATAAGACTAAAAGCTAAACTTTGAACACGAGCTACAAATTTACCAGGTATCTCAAGTTTTACAATCTTATCATTCTCTAGTATGGGCATCTTTATTTTCATGCTCAAATATAAAAAATTTATTATAAACATAAAAAGTTTAATATGAAAACTTTAAACAATGTAAATTTAAAAGAAGTACAAATGAAGCTTTATGAGAGGCTTAAGCCATCAGGATGGGGACAGCAGCTCAAAGGTTTCTTACTAAGTGATGATTTTTATTCTTTACTTAATAAGTTATTAGACCAAGCAAATGATCAGAAAAGATTTACTCCTACTATGAAGCAAGTCTTTAGAGCTTTTGAAGAGTGTCCATATGATAAACTAAAAGTTATTATAGTAACCCAAGATCCATATCCCTACGCCGGGGTAGCAGATGGTATAGCATTTTCTTGTAGCAATACGGGTAAGATAGCTGCATCTTTAAAATATATCTTCAAGGATATAGAAACCAATGTGTACTTAGATGGCTATGAGTGGAATCCAGATCTAGCTAGATGGTCTAATCAAGGTGTACTTATGTTAAATACTGCGCTTACTACTACAATAAATAAAGTAGGAGAGCACTATGATATATGGACTCCATTTATACAGTACTTGTTTGATATAATTACTACAAAGAATCCTGGATTAGTATATGCTTTTATGGGTAAGAAAGCTCAGGAGTGGATAAAACAGATACCTGAAAATAATATTTTGTTAAGTTGTAGTCACCCTGCTTCAGCAGCTCACTCAGAAAAAGAGTTCTGGGATAGTGGTGATATCTTTAACAGGATTAATGACGCAACACACAAACAATTTAATACTCAGATTGTTTGGTAGTTATCTCATAATGGATAAAAACAAAAGACCTCCTAGTAGTATAGTTGTTGATCCCCAACCTATTGTTAGGAATGTTCTTTGTGTTGTTAAAGATTTTACATCATTGGTTAATGATTCAATAGTAGATTCCTTTTCTTTTATAATATGGTCTTTTAAAAAGTGTTGATTATTTAAGTGATAAATCTCGTCTTGTTTCTCTTTTATTAACTCTTCTCTATTCTTGATTTTAAAGTATGCAACATTTAAAAGAGTATCACAAGCTTCACAATCTGTTAAGATTGCTGCAAGCTTTTGAAGTTCAGCAAGATTATAACACTTACTTGTATCGGATTTCTCTTTTGATTGCTGCGCGGATAATTGAGTCAAGCTCATCAGGAGTAGCAGCAGTAAGAATAAATTTGATTTTTTCACGAGTTTTATGTTTAATTTGAGGTTCAAGTCTACATACACTGTCATATGCTAACTCTAATTGTTCTTGTCTTATATGGCTAGAGTCAATTCTTTTTTGTAAATATGCAATTGAATCTCTTAAAGCTTTTTCTCTGCCGGTATCAACAGGATTAGTTTTAATTTTAAAAGACAAATAGATTATAACACCTATTAAAGAAGCAATGATAACAATGTTAATATACTTTTTCATTTAGCTAATGTACAAAATTAATAATAAACAAATCAAAAACAAATGGATCTTTTAGACGAAAAAGAAAAAGAGATAATGGATAAAGAAATAGAAGATTTTCAAAATCAATTCTATAAGACACATGGTATACATCTACTGGTTTCTTATAGAGTAAAGAGTATGAAATCTTTAAGTGTAACACTCTCGGAATTAGATACTATGATAAAGGATGACGCTAAAGAATATTATCCTGAGCTAGTTGCTGTTCATCCAAATTTCACAAGAGAGAAAACCAGAAATGGTATGCTAGTTACTTATAGACAAATGCTTCATTACCTTGCTCGAGAATCTGGATATACTTTAACATTCATCGCAAAGTATTGTGGGTTTCATCATGCAAGTGTTATCCATGGTTGTAAAACTGTAGAAGATTATCTGATTATCAAAGATAAAAAAGTAGTTGAAATATTTAATAGAATAAAAAATGAAATCAAAAACAGATATGGCTATGATGGATATGTTCAATATGATAATAGAAAAAGAGCTGAATCCTAATCAGTTCTTTGTTCTATATTGTATTCAACATTCTATATCACCTAACAATGTAAACCTTCATCAAGAACTAAGACACCTACAAAACACTGAGTTTCTTGATCAAGAAAATAAGTTGTCACCTAAAGCTATAAGTACTATAGCCAAGGTAGAAAGCTTCTTCAAAATACATAAGAAGAAAACTAATAATCAGCTACTAGGAAATGAGTATCTTAAAAAGATACAAGAATACAATGAAGTATTTCCTAAGAAGAAAGCTGGTAGTGGTAAGTATATGAGAAGTAGTCCTAAGAATCTAGAAGCAAACTTTAGATGGTTCTTTGAAAACTTTTCATATAGTTGGGAAACAATATTAAAAGCTACTGAACTATATGTTCAAAAGCAAAGCGATGAGAATTATAAATATACTAGAACCTCTATGTATTTTATAAGGAAACAAGACTCTAGTAAGGTGGCTAGTTCAGATCTAGCTGATTACTGTGAGATAATAGAGTCTGGTGAAACACTTGAGAACAAAATAATATTTAAAGAAAAAGTAGTATGACGGAATATAAAACAGTAAACTTAGGAGAAAAGCTATTAGAAATTGTACAGGATGATTATCCTGAGAGTCCAAGAGAATGGGATAATCTAGGCACCATGGCTATCTTTCATAGAAGATATGAATTTGGTGATAAAAATATTCCTTTCTCATCAGATGATTTTAATAGTTGGTCTGAGATGGAGCAGCATATCTGGAACAAAGAAAAGGCTGGAGTATGTTTACCTATCTATATGTATGATCACAGTGGTATTACAATTAATACTACCGGGTTTAGTTGTCCTTGGGACTCAGGTCAAGTAGGATTTATTTATGTAACTAAGAAGAAATTAAAAGAAGAATATGGTAAAGTAAATGAAGAAACAATTTCAAGAGCAACAAAAGTTTTAGAAGGTGAAGTTGAAATAATGGATTTTTATATATCTGGAAATGTATATGGATTTAATCTATATAAAACATCTACATGTGATAAAGGTCACGAGCACAGAGAGTTAATAGATTCTTGCCACGGTTTCTATGGTGATGACTTTGAAGCAAATGGTTTGTTAGATCATTGTGATATAACAAATGATGAAAAAATGTTAGCATTAAGAGAGTTATAATAAAAAATTTTTTTATCTTTGCAAAACAACTCAATCCCCCTATTCAAATAATTTTAAAAATTAAACTTGATTAAAAAGTAAAGGGAATACTCACCTTATGTCTACAGAAAAAAAGAAGTCTTGGAAACAAGTTAAGGAATCTTATCAAGAGGCTCTTAACTACATGCAAGGTAGAAGAGATGGTACTATTAGTAGTATCCTTACACCTTGGAAAAAATTTAATGATGCCATTGAAGATGGTATACCTTGGAACTCAACCACAGTTATTGCTGCTAGGCCAGGTACAGGTAAGACACTAATCAAAGATCAAATTGTAAGAAGCGCTTTTGAATTAAATCCCAATGTTAATTTTAGAGTATTAGAATTTCAATTTGAAATGGTAGGAAGAGTTACAGCTATGAGAAGCTTCTCATCCTATTTAGATAGGTCCTACAAATATTTGTGTAGTGCTGATGGAAAAATATCTCAATCAGATATTAGTCTATGCTATGACTATGCAAAGAAAATGATTAGCTACCCTATTGATTTAGTAGACGAACCTTGTACTGTTAATGAGTTTCGCCAAATCATCGCTGACTACATGGAATCATACTCTATTCAAAAGAAGAATGATGATGGAAGTTTCAGCAGACAATACACCAAAACAATTATCACTCTAGATCACTCACTGTTACTACGAAAAGCAAGCTTTGAAAAAGACAAACATGATACTCTATTCGCACTCGGAGAAGCAATCACAGCATTAAAAAGAAAGTATCCAATAGCTTTTGTCATACTAAGCCAACTCAATAGATCCATAGATTCACCAGAGAGAAATGAAAATGGTAAGTATGGTAACTATATTTTGGATTCCGATATCTATGGGGCTGATGCCTTACTACAACATGCAGATACTGTAGTAGGTGTTAATAGACCAGGTAAACAAAATATCAGTGAATATGGTCCAGAGAGATATCTAATAACAGACTTGGATGTATTAGTGTTTCACTTTCTCAAGGCTAGGAATGGTGATACTCGTATGAGTTTTATGAAGGCTGAGTTTAGTAAGATGAGAGTCTCAGAAATGGATACACCACCTTGTATGGAAAGAAAAATAAACACAAAGTAAAATGAGCGGATTAAACACAATCGTAACACCCGAAGACAAGCGGGAAAGGTTGAAGTCTTTAAGAGATTTTCACCAACAAACTTTTGCGGAAATGGGAATACCAGATGCCTATTTTATTCCTAAGTTGGCTTATAAACCACCGGGGAAATTAGAAAAGCATATTGGTTTATTTACCAGTGAGATATCTAAAGGTATGGATATTTACACGGAGCAAGCTTCTGCGGATCTTATACCAGAGGATCCAGATAGAACTCTTTATAAATGGAGATATAATCCTAACTATAAAGAGGAGTATGAAACACTAGAGAATAATGGTACTACTAGGTATATGATACCTGTATCAGAATTAATCCTAGTTAAATCTTATACGCCAGAAGTATTGGAAGAAACAAAGTATAAACCTACTTTCTCTCCACCAAAAGATGTTTCAAACGGAATAGATTTACCCTTTTCTGATTTAACTATTAGAGATTTAGCAGCTATTTTGTTAAAGAAGCCTATCAGTAACAAGCTATGGTTGAATGATTTAATAACAAAATAATGGTAAACGAAGAAAAAAAGATCATGTTGCCTACTAAAAAGATAGAGGCACATACACAGAGTCCAGAAAATTTAATTATCTTTTCCAAGCCTAAAGTTGGTAAGACTAGTCTGTTTGCTCAATTAGATAATTGCTTAATACTAGATCTTGAAGGAGGTACTAAGTATGTAAGTGCAATGAAGATTGAAGCTAAAAGTGTAGAAGATATCAAAGAGATCGGAGAAGAAATAAAGAAAGCAGGTAAACCTTATCAGTATATTGCTGTAGATACAATCACAGCTTTAGAAGAGATGTGTATTCCATATGCTGAGATTATTTATTCTCGTACTTCTATGGGTAAGAACTGGTTTGCACAAAGCAAAGCTCAGTATGGTAGCATACTTAACTTACCTAACGGCGCAGGCTATCCTTATCTAAGAGAAGCTTTCACCAAGATTATAGAGTATATCAAGACATGGGCACCGAGAGTAATTCTTTGTGGTCATATTAAAGATATTCTTCTAGAAAAGAATGGTGCAGAGTTTACTTCTATGGACTTAGACTTAACAGGTAAACTAAAGAGGATAACAACTTCTCAATCAGATGCTATTGGCTACCTATATAGAAAGGGAACACAAAATATCTTAAGCTTTAAGACAAGTGATGAGGTATCTTGTGGTGCTAGACCAGAGCATTTGAGAAACAAAGAGATAGTTGTATCTGAAATGGTAGACGGAGAATTAAAAACTTATTGGGATAAAGTGTATATTGACTAACTAAACAAATAAATAATATGTTAAACACAAAAGACATCAAAACAGGAACAGGTGGGACACCTAAAGTATTACAACCAGGTAATCACAAAGTAACAATCAGAGCTATTGGATATGAAGATTTTAAATTTAAGCCAGGGGCTCTTCATATTGTTCTAAATCTAGAAGGTGAAGAACAAGACGGAGACTTCGAAGGCTTCTTCATAGACAAGAACAATGAATCTTTGGGTAGATACAAAGGTCAAGTTGGTAAAGTTAAAGCTAATGAGTATGCATATGCTGATGGCGTAACTAAAACAGGTATAGAAATTGGCAGAGATTCTGAGATATTAAAGTTTCTTAAGAATCTTTGTGTAGAAGTAGGCTGTGACAACTGGCTAATTGAACAGAATGGTAAGCATTCTACAATCCAATCTTTGATTGAGCAATTTAATAATGATGCTCCATTCAAAGACAAGTGGTTGAATACTTGTATTGCTGGTAAGGAATATCTTAACAAAGAAGGTTATACTAGTTATGATCTATTCTTTCCTAAGTATTCTAAGACTGGTATACCATTTGAATCTGCTGTTAAGAATAGTGGCAAGGTAGCTAAGTTTAATGAAAGAGATCATATCAAAAAGAAACCTGTAGAAAATGTTGCAGGGTTTGATGGAGACGGGGCAAGCTCTGGATCAAGTGTGAATAATGATTTCAAACTTTAGAATTATTTAATCTGTAAAATAAGGGAAGGCTATATGTCTTCCCTTTTATTTTTAACTATGTTAATAACTACATCAATAATATCAAAATTAAATGAGGTACCAAGAGAATGGGTATTTGAGTATTATCTAAAACTGGAAGAGAAGTTAACTGGTCAAGATTTAAAAATCAAATCTGTATTTAATCCTTTAGAAAAGAATCCTTCAATGTGTATATTCTATTCTCAAGTAGGTGGAGTATATAAGTTTAAAGATTTTTCTACTGATAAATCAGGTGACAGTGTATCTCTTGTACAAATGTTATTTAATCTATCTTCAAAGGGAGAAGCGGCGCATAAGATTATTCAAGATTATAATCAATGGTTGCTAGTAAGTAAAGATGATTATAATCTCAGAGAGTTTAAGATAAGAGCTAAATACAAGGTATCTCAATTCCTTACCAGGGGATGGAATAGTTTAGATAAAAACTATTGGTCTAAATATGGTATCGGTTCTAGAATCCTAGATAAGTATAGAGTAGTAGCCTTAGATCATTATCTAATGAGTAAAGAAGAAGATAATGAAACTAAGGAGCTAATGATTAAAGGTCAATATATCTATGGTTATTTTAGAAATGATGGAACACTGTATAAAATTTACCAGCCAAAGGTAAGCGACAACAAGTTTATTAAAGTTAAAGAGTATATACAGGGCACAGATCAACTGAGTTTCAATACAGATTATCTTGTAATATGTAGTTCTTTAAAGGATATGATGACTCTTATGTCTATGGGTATATCCAATGTAGAATGTATAGCACCAGATAGTGAAAACACTTTGATATCTGAGCATGTTATCCATTCCTACAAGGCTAGGTATAAGGGTATCTGTACACTCTTTGACAATGATGAACCGGGAATCAATGCTATGGCAAAATATAAATCTAAATATGGTTTGAATAGTGCACACTTACAACTAGAAAAAGATTTATCTGATGCAGTAGCAGCACACAAAATGGAAAAAGTAAGAGAAAAATTAATACCGTTACTACAAAATAATCTAAAGTATGAGTTGGTTATATAAAGGTACTGTGTTCAAAGATGAACATATACCAGATGGAGCTGAAGGATTTGTTTATATTATGACAGCAATCATAGGTAATCAATCTATATCTTATATAGGTAAGAAGAACTTTTATTCTACTAGGAAAAAGAAGCTTAGTAAAAAGAAACTATCTATAGATAAGAGAAAGAAAAACTATGAGAAAGTAAGCAAACTAGGTTATCATGACTACTATAGTAGTAATGAGGTTCTTAAACAAGCTTATAGAAGTGGTGCTGTAATTAAGCGAGAGATACTTAGAATATGTTACAGTAAAAGTGAACTAACATATCAAGAAGTAAAGCATCAATTTTTATATGAGGTCTTGGAAAAAAAAGAATTTTTAAATGGTAATATTCTCGGAAGATTTTATAAAGGAAAAATATAATGACAACAAAAGAAGAATTTGCAAAAGCTTTGTTTGATTTAAGGTCAAACAATATCAAAACTATTAGAATAGACTACTCCGGCGGAGGAGATAGTGGAGCTATTGATGATATAACATTTATTGATACAGATGACGATATAAGATCTATTTTACAAGATGATACTATTTCAGTAGTAGAAAATATATCATATAGAATGTTAGATGATATAGAAGACTGGTGGAATAATGATGGCGGCGATGGAACATTAATAATTAATGTTAATGATTTATCATATAATATAGAAAATAATATACGCTATACAGAACATCAGACTTATAATCATGATGGAGATGTATCTGAATATATAGAACAATAATGGCGCATCCATATGAGCATGCTAAATCCTCAGTAAAAAAATGGGGAGGCACAGAAGAAGATTATATTGATATACATAACTGGTTTGATGAAACTAAAGCATGGGTCGGCCACAGTAAACATAGAATGTTTCGCCACCACTCAGAGGGTATTTTTGAATCTGAAAAAATCTTTGGAACATATATAGTAAACTCTGCGGGCAAACGAGTTTATGTTAGATATATAGGAGAACAACATGTTAGAGAAGATTGTAATGGATATATACCAACCGCTAAAGAGTGGATTGATAATATCAATAGTCCAAAAGAGTGGATGCTAAAAACAATTAAAATAGAAGACTAATGAGAAAGAAAAAACAAACACTGGATTATGAAGAAGTATTAAAAATGTTAAACTCTAGCGATAAAGAGAGTTGTCTTTTCGGTATGGCTATTATTGATAGTGTAGACTTTAATCAAAACATAGTGTGTATTATGTTATTGTATAAGAACTCTACCTGTGAAAGAAAAGATTGGGAATCAGAGTTACCCCATATTGTGAAAAAGATAGTTAAGTTAAACGGAGATGAGAAGGTAACATATAATTCTATATTCAAAATGTTTAAGAGAATTAGTGTGCCTATGGATCAGATAGAGTTGTATATGAAAACTCTAAACTCTTTTATCTTAAGTGTATTTAAAGAGTCAGGATACGACTATATAGAAAGTATAACGGTTAAATTTAAAGAAGATGAATCACACGGAAAGCTTAGCGAAAGCAGCCAAGGAGTTGATGTTGGATGAACCATTTTATGGTTTGTTTCTCATCATGCTAAACAGAAAAATGAGTGAAGATGTGCCAACAGCAGGTGTTCACATTAGTGGGATTAGTTATAATCTACTAGTGAATCCTCAGTTTTGGGATAAGCTTACACTTAATCAAAAGAAAGGTTTATTGAAACATGAGCTATTGCATATTGGTTTCTTTCACCTTACTGATTATGAGCACTTAACTAATCACGAGATTAGAAATATTGCTATGGATTTAGAGATTAATCAGTATATCAAAAGAGATTGGCTACCAGAAGGAGGTATGTTTCTTGACACATTTCCTGAGTTAAACTTAAAACCTAAGATGGGTACTCTTCATTATTATGAGGAGCTTATGAAGGGAGCTAAGAAAGGTAACTGTTCTAATCTTAATAGCTTGCTTAAAGCAATGGGTGACGGTCAGGTAACTGTAAAGGTATCTGTAAATGGTGATGACGTAGACGCTAATTGTCCAGATCATGATTGGGAAAACCAAGAAGGAGAAGGCGGACTTAATGAAGCAGAAAGAAAGCTTCTTAACAAGCACACCGAAACTATATTAAAAGAAATAAAAGATCAAGTAACAAAGTCTAGAGGAACTGTGCCTGGAGAATTTCACTCTATCCTAGAAAAGATAGATCAATTTGAAGAGCCTAAGTTTGATTGGCGCGGATATCTAAGAAGATTTGCCGGCGGATCCTTAAAGACTTATACTAAGAAGACAAGGAGAAAATATAACAAAAGATATGAAGATAATCCTGGTCTTAAAATTAAACATAAGAAACATGTATTGGTAGCTATAGATACTTCGGGATCTGTAAGCGATAATGAACTAAAAGAGTTTATGCAAGAGATACATCATATCCACAAAACAGGATCTGATGTAACTGTAATACAAGCCGATACAGCAATTAGACACAAAGGATTATATGATCCTAAGAATGAGTATAAACTACACGGTAGAGGAGGAACAGATTTTGATCCTGTTGTAGATTATTATTATGAAAATCAAAGTAAATATTCTTGTCTAGTATATTTCACAGATGGTAAAGCGCCGTCTCCTGATAAGAAACCTGGCAAGATGTTATGGGTTTTATCTGAACAATCTAGTATGAATACCGATTTACCCGGAGCAGTAATTCAATTAAATTAAACAAAAAAAGTATGAGCAAAAATAATCAAGTAAGTTTGAATATCGATGAGTTAAAGAACTTTGTAACTCACATTGTAGATAATAATAGATTCCTTCAAGAAAGAGGAAAGAAACCAGTAGCCATCGAGGTTATTGGTGATTCAGGTATTGGTAAGACAACTTCTATTTTGCAATTAGCAAGTGAGTTGAATCTAAATTGTGTGAAATTAAATTTAGCTCAAATCGAGGAGCTTGGTGATTTAGTAGGTTTTCCTGTTAGACAATTTCAATTGTGCAAAGAAGGATCCGCTAATGTAGAACTTAAACCTGCTGTAGTAAGCAAACATGTTCCTGTTGTAAACAAGGTTAAGAAGAAACAGATAACTACTGTTACTGAATATGAAACAAGAATGGTTGAAGAATTTGAAATTAAGATTACTAAGAAACAAGTTCTAGAAGGTGGCAAGTTTATTACTAAGGAAATTGAAACTAAGATTCCTAAGATGGTAGAAAAACAAATACCTGTTGAGAAAGAAGTAGAAGAGGAAATCGAAGTAGATGAAATTGTAGAGGTTCCTGTTGCTGAAGTTCAAAGTACTACATCTGATTATGAATGCTTATGGATTGATGAGCAAGCTGTAGAAGAATATGTAAGACAAGGTTACAAGTTTACCGGTGAAAAGAGAATGTCTTATTGTCCACCAGAGTGGATTGCTGATAAGCAAGGTGGTGGTATCTTAATCCTTGATGACTGGAATCGTGCTGATATCAGATTTATCCAAGCTGTGATGGAGTTGGTAGATAGACAAGAGTATATCTCATGGAAGTTACCTAAAGATTGGCATATCATATTGACTGCTAATCCAGATAACGGAGACTACTTGGTTAACTCTATTGACACAGCTCAGAGAACTCGATTCATTAGTGTTAATCTAAAATTTGATATCGAAGTATGGGGTAAGTGGGCAGAGACAGAACAGTTGGATACTCGTTGTATTAACTTTATGTTGATGCATCCTGAATTAGTTACTCAGAAAACTAATGCTAGGAGTATTGTAACTTTCTATAACTCTATTAGTAGTATCAAAGATTTTGATAAGAATCTTCCTATGATCCAAATGATTGGTGAAGGTAGTGTTGGACCTGAGTTTACTACTATGTTTACTACATTTATTCACAACAAGTTGGATAAGATGTTAGATCCTAAGCAGATCTTGACTCATGATAATGAATCATATATTATTGGAGAATTAAGAAACACTGTAGGTAGAGATGATAACTATAGACCTGATATTGCTAGCACTCTTGCTACCAGGATTATTAATTACAGTATCTTCTATGCAGAAAAGAATACTATTAATCAAAAGATAATCGACAGGATTATTAAGATTGTAACCGATGAAGAAGCTTTTACCAATGACTTAAGATATCATTTGGTGAAGAAAATCTTGAATGGTAATAAGCAAAAGTTCCAAAAGCTTTTAGCTAACCAACAAGTTATTGAAATGTCAATGAAATAATTATGACCAATCCTAACTCTTCGACAACACTTCTCAATGGAGCAAGTGTTGTCTTAGATGAGGAGAGTGCTGCTAGCTTGATGAATATGTATTCTAGTTCAGATGCAGAGAATCATGTTGTAGCTCAAAACCTCATCTTAAAAGTAGACCTCAATGTTCCTATTAATTATTATTATTTGTATAGAATTGCTCGCAGAGGATATGCTGTAGCAGATAGAATGATTAATAGAAGAACAAAAGCAGGTAGAGAATTTGAAACAAAATTTAATACTAGAGTAGTAAGCAGTATGCCACTAGCTAGATTTCTATTAAAACTTAAAAATAATAATCTTTTATCAAAGGATGTAGTAGAAAAATTTAACAATGAAGTTGTTAAAGAAATAGAGAAACATTTAAAGAGTACAGTGTATTCTAAATTGTTTGATTTTAAACTTTCTTACAAGGAAGAAATAGGAAACATATTAGATGCTAATGATTTTGTAAAACTAAATTTTTAAAAATGTTACAAGAAATATTTAAAAATAAAATAGAGATCCATAATATGGATAATGATAATTCTGTTATAGAATTTGAAATAAAAAAGTGTTTGCCATTAGACGCTGTAAATAAACAGGAGCTAATAAAATTAATACAGCCTGTTAAGTATACCATATCTAAAGGGGACAAAATATATTTTCTACAAGGATGCGATGTTCCTAGATTTAAACTATCAACTCTAAAAGATGATATAGAATTTAGTATTAGCAAAACTGTTGACAATGCTAATGTAGTAGTATATTCTGAAAAGTTTGTAGATAAAATGTTTAAATTAGATTATGTTAGCAACTATGTTACCAAATATGAAATAACAACGTATGTAAGAGACAAGTTTAAGAATAATGAATCTGAGAGTGTTCAAAAATTTCTAAGTGTTTTAAATGATGAAAATACTATGGACATTGTAAGATTTTGGAACTGGAGCAAGTTTAGAGAAGTAAAACCTAATGCTTATCATAATAGTCAAAGAGTGTGGGAAGCTGATATTGAAGATCTTAAAACAATAGATACTATAAAAGCCAATAAGATTATTGTGCATCAAGATGATTTATTATCTAGAATAAACATTGTTAATATGACAGAAGAGATGTTCTTAGAAGCATGTAAAATGTTTAGATCAAAGGATCATAATAACCATGTATTAGCTATGGAATTAATGGCTAATTGTGATTATGATAAATCAGCATTGTATCTATTAGAATTATTTAGATTATTTGGTAGAGATGCAATTTATAATAGAAGAGAAAGAAGCCATGTTAATTTTAAATCTTTATGTAATTATTTTGGTGTTAAGGCTGGTAATTATTATGATTTAGATGATATAATAAATATTCTTACTGCTAAGAGAGTATTGACTCCTGATAAATTAGATACTCTAATCAAATTAGCTAAAGAAGATTTTGCAGAAACTGTTGATAATAACTCTAAATATTTTAAAGTATTAGATATTGTTCCTAACAATAATTTGTTAAACAACATAGCTAATATAGAAAGAATCATGGAAGGTCATAACATAGATGATAAAGAGTTTTATTATTCTGACGACAGAAATATAAATAAGAAAGATGACGATGATATTGATAACGATGATGATTTTTAAACATGATTAAAGACACAGAAACAATATTGCTAGAAGATAAATTCTATGCTGAAAAGTATCATATTAGTTACTCAGCTATGAGTAAACTTTTGTATTCCCCATATTTGTTTTATAAACATTATGTGTTGGGACAAAGAGAGGATGAACAAACTGTTGCTACCCTGGCCGGTAAAGTTGTTCACTGTTTATTGCTGGACGGTGATAACTTTAGTAAACAGTTTATCTTACTCCCTGGTAATTTGCCTAGTGATAATCCCAAGAAAATTATCGAGGCGGTATATGAACACCATACAAATCAACCTGCAACTACTTCCGAATCTGAGGAAGTAGTTACCCTAACACATTATAAGGATTATATTCTATCTGCCCTGGTAGAAGCAAACCTTTATCAAACTCTCAAAACAGATCAGCAACGCTTAGACAAAATCATAACACCAAGTCACGAAGAATACTTTGGTTTTCTTGTCAAGAAAAATGGAAAAGATATTGTAGATATCCCAACCTATGACGAGTGTCTAGCCATAGTAGAGCAACTCAAATCAGATACTCAAGTAACAGATCTACTAGGCATGTCGAATACCAATGAGACATCCCAAGTTCTTAATGAGCTTATGTTATCTGTAGACACTATAGAAGGTTTATCATTTGGTATAAAGGGTGTATTAGATAATCTAGTTATTGATACTGAGAACAAGTATATTAGAATCAATGACATAAAGAAAACATCTAAAACATTATCTGAGTTCCCAGATACGGTTGAATTCTATAACTATTGGATACAAGCTTCTTTATATAACTTGATGGTAAAGAAAGAGTTTCTTGAAAACAATAATATTGATAGCAAGGATTGGACAATAGATTTTAATTTTATAGTGATTGACAAGTATAAACAAGTCTATCCTTTTAAAGTATCTGCAAAAACCATGGAGGAATGGACTGTAAGATTAGAAGAAGTTCTACAAATTTGCAATTGGCATTATGAAAATAGAAACTTTAATTTACCATATAAATTGGCAAATGGTAGTTTCTTACTTTAAATTGTAGAAAAAATTTATGAGTCTGTCTTTATACAAAGAGTATATACAAAAGAGTAGGATATTTTTATATCCTGCACTGGAATTTAAGAGAGGAAGCGGTGTGACTCCAATTCAAACTTATGCCTCGTGGGAGGGCAATTACACAGTTAATGATTACAAATTATCTTGTGTATATTATATAAGAAATGATGAGGAGTTTAAACACTATGAAACTAATAGGCTATTAGGTCATCACATGTTTTATGATTTTAAACTAATTGAAGATGACAAAGGTGTTTATGTATTTGATTTTCAGAAATATAAAGATGATTGGGATAATTTTATCAAAGGTAAGTATTCAAAGTTAAGCTATGGTCTAAAGAAGAAAATACAAAATTTCTTCGGCGTAGGTAATCAAGGTATAATAGATTGCTATTTATATCCTGAAAGATTCTATAATCTTTATGCAGAGCTACTGGTAGCGGATTCGAGGGATCAGCCGCAGATGTTGTCTCTGTTAAAGAGTGTAGGAGAGCTATGCTCTATTGCAGATTTTGAACAAGAAAATCTAACAGCAGATATAAAAGATTTGCATATGTTTAAGAAAATAACTTAATTTGTAGTTCACCAATCAAACTTATATTATGTCACAGAAATCAATGATGTTAATTTCATCTAAGTGGGGAGAAGCTGATAGCTTTAGACTTATTCCAATCGAAAACAATTGCCCATTTGTTGAGGCAATTTATGACCCTGATACAAGGGTATTAGTACTAATCTCCAATGTTAAAAAGCAAAGCTTACATATGTTGGCTAAGCTTGATGAACAAGGGGATCCAGTAAAACTCAAGAAACCAAGGGCTAATTTTAAGCCTTTCCCGGAAGAAAGAAAGACAATAGAAACTTTCCAAGAATATTACATAACAGAAAAAAGTGAGATAGAAAATATTATTAATATGTTTGCTATTAATGCTGAGACATTTAACTATTCTACTTTTCTATCAGGTATAGTAAAACCAGAAGAAAAGAAATTACAGCTTATACAACCATAATTAGTAATTGAAATTAAAATAAAGCAGAGTGTAAAAAGCTCTGCTTTTTTTGTTAACTAAATCGGGGGGACAGCTTAACTGAACAATATATTATGAGTACAGAATACAAGACTCATTGGGTAATGGATTATGAAACACTATCTAATTGTTTCGTAGCGGTATTTGAAGACTACAAAGCTAATATCAGAAACATATTCATAATTCACAAGCTTGCTAATCATCTACCAGAGCTGGTTAAATTCCTAGAAAGAAACAGAGACAATCAAGAGTGGCATATATCCTTTAATGGTTTAGCTTTTGATTCTCAAATCACTGAGTATATTTTAAGAGATAAAGATATACTACTAGGATCTACTGCTGAAGATGTAGCTGGCGCTTTGTATAAGAAAGCTCAAGAGATTATATCTAGACAAGACCGTGGAGAATTCTCAGAGTTTAGTGAGAGAGATTTATCTATATTACAGGTGGATCTATTTAAACTAAATCACTGGGATAACGCAGCTAAGAGATCTAGTTTGAAATGGATACAGTATTCTATGGACTGGGAGAATATTCAAGAGATGCCTATTCACCACAGAACAGAAATAAAATCAATGAAAGAGATAAGCACTGTTATTGATTATTGTATTAATGATGTTAGATCAACTAAAGGTATCCTTCACAAGTGTTCTGATCAGATTAATCTACGTGGAACATTGACGGGTGAATATAATATCCCGTTATATAGTGCCTCAGAGCCAAGAATATCCAAAGAATTATTTCTTCTTTTCCTTAGTAAAAGTATAGGTATTCGCAAATATGACCTTAAGCAAATGAGAACACGGAGAGATTTTATCAGAGTATCAGATATAATCTTACCTTATGTAAAGTTTAATAAACCAGAATTCCAAGATTTACTTAAAGCTTATAACAACCTAGTAATAAACCCTAATAATATTAAGGGCGCATTCAAGTATGTTCTAAAGCATAAGGATGTAAAAACAGAATATGGTTTAGGTGGTTTACATGGTGCAACTAATAGTAATATCTATGAGGCAAAAGATGGTATGATCATTATGACTAGTGATGTTACTAGCTTCTATCCTAATCTAGCTATTAGAAATAAGTGGTCTCCTGCTCATTTACCAAAAGAAAAGTTTTGCGAATTATATGAGTGGTTCTTTGAAGAAAGAAAGAAGATACCTAAGAAGGATCCAAAGAACTATGTGTATAAGATTATTCTTAATTCAACCTATGGTTTATCTATTGAACCAAATTCTTTTCTATATGATCCACAGTTTGGTATGCAGATAACTATCAATGGTCAGTTACTATTGACTATGCTATATGAGATGTTATCTGAGGGTATCCCTGGTAGCATACCGCTGATGCAAAATACTGATGGTCTAGAGATGATGATACCTGAACAATACAGAGAAAAATATTTTGAGATTTGTAAAGTTTGGGAAGACATGACTAGTCTTCAATTAGAGCATGATCAATATAGAAAGATGATTATTGCTGATGTAAACAATTATATTGCAATACCTACTGATGAGAAGAAAGAAGTAAAATGTAAAGGTAGATTTGAATTTGATAAGCTAGCTCTTCACAAAAACAAAAGTTTCCTGATTATTAGAAAAGCGCTTTATAATTATTTTGTTAAAGACATGTCTCCAGAAAAAACTCTTAGTGAAAATAAAAATATCTATGATTATTGTGGAGGTGTTAAAATCAAAGGTGAATGGGAGTTCAAGCAAATTTGTGTTGTAAATGGTGAGATACAACATGAAACATTGCAGAAAACTCTTAGGTATTATATATCCGAAAGTGGTTGCAAAATAATAAAAGCCAATAGAAATGATGGTAGGGAAATACAACTAGAAGCTGGTAAGTGGATGCAAGTAGTATTTAATAAATACAAAAAACTTAATTGGGAAGATTATGATATAGATGAGTCTTATTATCTAAATTATATCTATAAGGAAATAGCAAACATAACACCACCTCCTAAAATACAGATGCAATTAGAATTTAATTAATTAACTATGCCAAAAAGAATAAAACAATTAACTAAGGATGAAGTAATCAATACGGCTTTGCCACAACATGCTTCAACCTATACTGTTATTCCACACTCTTTTGTGATAACAGAAACAGAAAACCAGCTTAAGCAAGCTGGCTTCGAAGTCGAAAGAGAAACCTACAGAGGCAATGATAACAATCAAGTAGTATCTTGTACAATGCATCTTAAAGCAGGTGATGATTCTGATATGAAGATGATGTTTGCCTGGGCTAATTCTTATGACAAGTCAATGAGATTCAAGTGTGCTATTGGTGGTTACTTACCACAAAGCCAATCTGTAATCGTATCTGGTAACATGGGTACCTGGGGTAGAAAGCATACAGGCACAGCTGATACAGAAACTAAGGATACAATAGCAGAGCAAATATCAAAGGCATCTTCCTACTACGATAACCTAGTCAAGGATAAGGAGTCAATGAAAAGCGTCATCCTTACCAAAACAGCTAAGGCTCAATTAGCAGGTGTACTTTATATAGAACACGGATTATTAACCGGTGAACAATTAGGTATCCTTAAAGAACAGATTAGAAAACCGGCGTATAACTATTCAGGTGATAAAGATAGCTTGTGGGTATTTTATTGTAATATTATTTATACTTTGCAAAGATCTCATCCTAGAAGCTGGTTAGATCAACAAAGAATTATTCATTGGTTTCTTACAGATTCTTATCAAATTTTTAATGAACCAAAAGATAATAATATTAACTTAGCGGACCCAGGAATATCTGAGACAATAAATCCTAATCAGATTACAATTGATCAAGTTATTGCTGAAGAAAATAATAAAGAATCTGCAATAGATCACAGCTTATGAATAGAAAAGATTTCAACGAGATTGTAAAAAAAAGACAAGAACTCATAGAAAGAGTTCTTGTAAATAAAGGAGCAGAATATGCTAATGAACAAAATGTTTTTTATAATTTTGAAAAAGCTGTTGGAATATCATTTTCAAATAGTAGAGAGATGGTTGCTTGGGAATACATGACCAAGCACCTTCAATCTATAAAAGATTTGATAGATGCGGATTCTAAACAAGGACCTAAGCAATACCCAGCAATTCCTACAGTAGAAGAAAAGATAGGAGATGCTATAAATTACTTAATCCTAATAGAAGCAATGTTAAAACAAAAACTTTTAAAACGCGAATCACTGTAATGAAAATTGTAGAAAAAGAAATAGATTTATTTTTTTGCTTTCAAGAAAATGATACAACAACTATATCAATTCACTTAGGCAAAACAAAAAAATATCTTTACAAAAATTCTACAGGTCCAATCTGCGAAAGCGACATCTTTGTAAGTATACACAGAATAAATTATGGAAAAACAAATAACACAAGTGGAATCATTCCACAACGCGTTCCTAGAAAAAAACGGGGAAAAGCCTCAACTAATAGATGGGACAGTTTACCACCTGAGACATAGATTGATGGAGGAAGAAAACAATGAGTATTTAGAAGCCTGCGAAGCTAATGATTTAGTAGGTATAGCAGATGCTCTTGGTGATCAGCTTTATATTCTTTGCGGAACAATTTTAAAACACGGGCTACAACACAAAATAGAAGAAGTGTTTGATGAAATCCAGAAAAGCAATATGAGTAAACTGGACAGAGACGGTAAACCAATCTTTAGAGAAGATGGTAAAATCCTAAAAGGACCCGACTACTTTAGACCAGACATTAGCAAGATTCTTAACCAATAAAAAAAGGCAGCTTACGGGCTGCCCTTTTTTTTCTAATCCGTCATAGGTAGTATTACTTTCCGCTACCACCTTTGTTTAATTGAGGATTATTTTTAATAGACTGTATAGGATCAAGAGTAGAACCAGTAAATCCAATTGACTTCATAAAGGTTGTCATCAACTTAGATCCACCTTCTTTTTGCCAAGAGTAAGGACCAGAGTCTTTAGCATATCTAGCTTTAGGATCACCAGTAGCTTCCATATAAAGATACTCGAACATCTCCTTATAAGCTTTTAAAGTAGGACCAAATCCTATAGAACTAACATCAGTAAATGTTTGGTAGTAGTTGTTTAATCCTAATCCTGGCCATGGTACAAATGTTTCTACTTCGGATCTTACACCCATAGCTAACATAAGAGCATGATTCATCGCCCATCCTCCAGCGTTGAATGGATGATCAGGATCACCAGGTGCAAACGGAAATGGTAGTGCACCACTTCTATCTCTAAGTTTTTCAAATCTATCTTCATCTTCTGGATCCCATCCTAATAATGGACATAGTATCAAGTATAAAGCAGCAAGAGATCCAATCTCCATTAAGAACTTACCCCAAGCTCCTCTTTCTTCTGGAGTCATCCAGCCCCAATATTTAGTACCATACTTAAAAGTTCTATATAAACTTTTAATAACACTAACATAGGTACCTTCATCTAGCTCACCTAATGAGTAATTCATCCTACCTCTAGCATTCCCTATAGAACCAGAGAAGCCAAATCTATTTACAAACATAGTAGTAAAGTATCTCTTCATCAAAGAGATAAATCTAAATGCCAAATATCTTTGTGCTTCAGGTTGATCAAACGCATCATAAGCACCATTAAGCTTCATCTGCACAGTATGAAACTTATTACGGAAAGCTTTGTATTGACTATTGTTAATGGTATACTGTCTATTAGGTTTGATTGTTTTTGAACCAATAGAATCTTGAAGATCTTGAACAGACATGTTATACTTAGTTGCTAAAGAATCTAGTGTATCATTTTCATTTGCAACAAACTCAATAGGAGTATTTGACCATCTAACATCTATACCATCTTTAAGCTTAAGCTTTCCATCTACTTGTTCCCAAGCATCCATGTATTTAATCTGTTTGCCATTCATTTTAAGCTTTTGCTTATACATCATGCCGGCAAATAAATGTAGGGAAGCTTGTCCCTCTGTCCACTTTCTAAAATTCAACATCCACCCTGTTTCAGCCATATCCTTAGTAAATGTTCTAGACATAGACTCAGGTAACTTTTCTAACATCCTACCTCTGATTGCATCAAAGCTATCAGCTATTTGCATATTCAAAGGTTTAACTCCATGCTTATATATTTCTCCAGATATCTGGAACATAGTATTAAATGCCCAACCTTCCCCTTCAATCATAGATGGTGAATCAATATATTTACCACCTGCTGCTTCAATCATAGTCTGGAACTTAGCACTAAAATAATTCTTCAATGCTGATGGAAAGTTAAGAGCAAAGAAACTCATAGAGGCTCTCTTAAAAATTAGACTAGATATGTTATTCATAAACGGCATATCCTTAGTCCAACCTGTAACGTGTTGCCCTTCAAATTCTCTTTCAATAAAATTGTTTACAGCATCTTTCCTAACATATAATCCTTTTTTATTCTTGTAGTTAAGTAAACCTCTGTGGAAAAAGTTAAGCTTATCTATTCTCTTCATATCTTTAGGACCATTCTTAGGATCATTAAGCGTTGTCTTAAGAGCCTGGGCAAAAGGATTTATTTCAATAAGCTTCTTATGTTTCTCAGCAGAGAACATGTATCTCATCATAGACTCATTAAGATCTGTAGACACGTCATCAATAGGCATATCATATAAACCAAAAATAGGAACATTGGCTGCTTCATCATTGAACATGTCCAACCTAACTAGCATAGCATCGTCTTCCCATTTATATCCAGAACCTTTTTCATCTTTAGCTTTTCTAAAAAAGTTTTGGATCCTTTCCACCATGATATTCAAGAAAGGTAAGCTTCCTGCCGCAGCCATCTTACCAAGTTCTTTAGCTCTTTTACTACGAAGAACCTCAAGATTATCTTTTCTAAATCTTGGAACATCTAGATACAATCTGCTTCTTCTAGGTAATCCCTCTTGATTTCTAAGATGGTGCTCTTTCATTTTTTCAAGAACATCAAAGTGCGCCCTGTCTGTGTTTTTCATATCCAAATAATCCTTGTCGATAAATGGACTATCTTGGATATCTGTTCTTGGCAACCAGTTACCTTGGTTATCTACAGTAACTCCTACTTCTCTTTTATTTCTATACTTAGGTTTAACAACCTTAGCATAATATTTCAAAGAAGGAACTCTACCCTGAATAGTTTCTTCTACACCGTCACTATTTTTAAAAGTGAAAGACTCATATAGATTAGGATCAGATGGTCTTGTTGTATTCCAAATATATATTCTCTCCCATTTAGAAACATAATCACCAACTTCTTTATCATAGAATTCTCTTTGAATGTGATTGTTTCTAAACCATTCAGCAAACTTAGCAGCATCTTCACCAGTCTGAGATAATAGATCATCAATAATAGAATTATCTAAGAATCTATTAGATGTGCCTGGAGTAATTGTTCTTGATTGTATTTCTTCATCATTTTCTAAAACATCTGTGTTAAGTTTAGATAGATGGTTGTTTACAATAGCTGTATAATAATCAGTAGATTCTTTGGTTCTGTAATCCCTAAGTAGAGCAAATATAGCATAGAGTCTCTGCTTATCATATTTACTCAAACCTTGGTCATTACTTTTTTCCATAAGAGCATCAAAACTATCTTGCTCGGTTCTAGTAAGCTTTTCTTTATTAGAAATCTTAGCCCATAATTTACTAAGCTCGTTAGCTTCAGCTTTATCAAGACCAGACAAGTTATCAAAGCTATCCATAGCATCATAGATTTCTAGCTGTTTATTTCTAATAAAATCTACGGCGCTTCTATTAAAATCTAAACCATTGATTTGTCTGTCGTCATCTCTACTAGATGCGGCAAGATCTGTAATCTCCGCCCACATATCTCCTATATTCTTATTCTTTAATTTAGAACTAGGAAGCTTAGACATAATCTCATCAATAGCATTAATCCAACCCTGAACAGTTTCATTGTACTCTTCTTTAACCATAGTACGGCTATTCTTAGACAGCCAAAGATTTCTCTTCTTGATAAACTCAGCAGAACCTTTAGGTATTTCATTATCAATAAGCTCTTGTTCAAATTGAGCAAGAGTGTTTTCAAACAAACCAGTTCTCATCTTATCTTCATAGAAAGATTCACCGGTATCAGGATCTTTATTAGCAGCTCTATATTCTTTAAGTCTTTTTGCTACCTCGAGGTCTGTGCCTTTTTTACGATCACCATTAAGATCTACCTCAGAGAAGAGTTGTCTATATTCTTTCCAAGCCATATCTAACTTGTCAAGAACTAATAACTCATCCATTTGATTAAAGATAGGATCTGATATTTTCTGTATAGCCTCAAGAGCCTTTTTCATCCGATAACTAGCTTCCTTGCCAATATCGTCTTTCTCAAGCAATTTGTATTTCTCATATACAATAGGTATATATTCCTGATGAAAAAAATCACGCTTAAGTTTTGAGAGAGCAGCTTCCGCCTCAACGACTTTTTTACTATCATCTTCAAGGTTACTTATCGCAAAAGCTTTCTGTGCTGCATCTATGTCGCGCTTTAATCTATCTATTGCAATTCTCCATCCCTTGTGTGCAGACTTCAATGTCCATATCTCTTTCTCTTGCCATGCACCATTTTCATCATAGCTACCTAATAATTCTCTATTACACACCTTCTCTATGAGCTCATTAACATTAGATGGATCATATCCAGCCTTCTCTAACAAGGGCTTCATATCTGCTGCATAATCAGAGAACTTATTCATAGCAGCATTCATCACATCTGACATCTGATTCTTCACATATAAAGCAAAGCCTCCGACTACTGGGTCTGTGTTATACATGTAACCCTCGAAGAAAGAGTTAAAGATATTAGCATCCTTATACTCACCGTCCAAGGCCATCTCTATTTTTTCTGGAGTAATCTCTGCTCCATCCATAGATTTAATCCTTAGTGAGTCTAACTCTTTTTTCATAGCAAAACTAGCTTGGCCAGCTTTGTCAGCTTGCTCTAGAATTCTTTTTCTACCTAGTTCTTCTTTAGTTAAGCCATAGTATTCTTTATAGAAACTATCTATATACTTTTCAGAAGCTCCACGCTTCTCTAAGCTTTCAATAGTATCCTCATATTTTTTTCTTAAAGCTTCAGTTTGTAATTTTAACTCATTGTAAATCACATCTTTAGCTCCATTTTTATAAAACTTCTTAGCTTTCTTTCTACCAGATTCTATAGATCTTCTTACTGAAGACACCAGACTAGACAAATCTGAATCATCAGGAACAGATGCATCATCCATAGCATTCATAATATCATGGATAAAATCTTCCCAATATTTTAAAAAGTCATCGTAGTAGAAAGCCTTATGCATATTGTCAATGTTATCTACATCCTGGTCAAGTTCATCCATATGAGTATTGATCTTTCTCATCATATTTTGTAACCTGAATATGGTATTTAACATTGCTTCAGCATGAGCTCTGTTGAAAGCTATACTATCTTTTTTCTCATTTAGAGTATTCTCTATTTGGTTTTTATACTTAGATAGATTTCTTTTAATCTCTTGTAAGTCTCCCCTTTTATATTCATCTACTAGTAATGGAGCTATCTCATCATAGTTCTTATTCTTTTGAACTCTTTCAATAAACTTGGTAGCTTTATCATATCCGCTTATTGTAGCACTAAACAAATCAGGTTTAGATATCTTCATTAAGTCTTGGATCTCATTTTCTCTATCCTTTTGATAAGCAATGAAATCATTCTCTGTTAAAGCTTCTATAGGTATTTGAAACTCTGATCCCTGCTGAAGCATTTCAACTAAATCAGCCAGGTTAGTGTTTACATCTAACTTTGATATATTTACACCTTTACCAAATATCTCGCGTAACTTTTGTTTAATAGCATAAAGAATATCTTTTATAGCTTGAACCAAAGTATTAGTAGCCGGTTTAATAGGTGTTTGATTAGCCATCTTACTCATGGCTTTAACAATAACCTCCTCTTTAAAATAATCAGTGCCTTCTTCTATATTATAGTTGGCCTTCACCTCATTAATAATTGCTTGACCTTCTACAGTCGCTGCTACTTTCTCATATAAATTATTAAAAAGTTTTTTATTAGAAACAGCAATAGCTCTAACAAAAGGGTGAGAAAACTCATGAAACACATCATTCATGGTTAAATTGTCACCTACAAAATAAACAGTATCTCCAACGAAGAAAGCTTTATCTCTAGGGTCCCACTGGCTTTTACCAGTAAGATTTATTGCTTCATCTATGGATATAAAAGAATAGCTTAAAGGTTTACCCTCATTTAACAATTGATTTGACATTGCCTGGGCTAGATTAACAAGAGCACCCACAGCCATGTTATTAGAAGAAGCTGCTACATCTATCTTAGAACCTTTTGCTTCATCACTAAGAGCCATGTTTGTAAACTCTATAGTTGATTGCATATATTTTTCACTAGCTACATCATCTGATAAGGTAGCATTCTCATCAATCTTTGGAATTAACTTTACATAAGGCTTCTCTTTAAGTATATCTTCAGCAGATCTTATTTCGCCATCAGTTTCCATGTAATCGCGAAAAGCTTCTACTTCGCCTATTTTTTCAACTAAATCTTTCCAATCTTTTGTGTTTTTATTTGGGCAACTAAGCATGTTTAAAATTTTTAACTAAGATAACACTTTCTCATAAATTCTAATACCTGTTCATCAGAAATAGGTTGTTTAGATTGAATAACTTTTTTACCAGCTGTAGTTCTATCATAATTCTTATTAACATATCCAAACTTTTCATATAGCACTTTGGATAAATATAAGAATGTTTGAGGAGCGGTATACTTTGTTCTTATAGCATCTATAACCGGTTGGCTTTTTGCATCTTCTGGAACATTGCTAATCCAAGCTTGACCATAACCATTGCTAGAGAAAATTGGTATTTTTCCGCTATCTACAATAGCTTTTACCATCTCATCTATTTTATCTACTATCTCTTTATTTGGTCCACCATTTTCATCTTTAATTAAAGATGACACAGTAGTATTATTAATTGAATATCTAGCATCAGGTGAACCTATCTTATTTGATTGTGGTAAGTTTTTAAAAGCTTGATCATTTTTACCACCAATTGCAGTAGACTTATCTAAGAAAGCATCTGGATAAACAAATATTAAATCTGAATTTTCAGATAATAATTCTTGAGCATATTGAGCATTCATAATCTTAGATGCTTTATAAACCATACCACCAGATGATTGTGTAGTAATCATAGACTCAGCTTCTTCTTTAGATATGGTAGTTGTAAAAGTAGGCTTCATAACATAATCTTTGAATCTATCTTTTAAAGCTTTTCTAGTTATAGAGTTTTGTGATACAAACATCTTGTAATAAGATTCTAAAAAGTTATATGATAGCTTTTGTGTAGCATCTTTTACTGGCTTCTCCATTAATCTTATGTAGCCATCTTGAGGCATCAACCTAGTAAAAGAGAATTTGGTATTAGTGTTAAGACCAGATTGTAAAAAGGCAACATGGGTAAGCTTAGTAAAGAACTCGCTGATAAACTTATTGGCTTCTGGATCTTCTACTTTTTTAACTGTAGGATTTTGTAAATCTAACATCTGCTCATAGAAACTATTAAGCTCTTCAGTATCATTAAGATTACCGATTAGCTGAATATTAGAATACCTATCTTTTTTATTTACTATTGTAGTGTTTGTTCCAAGAACTTTTAACACAGGATACTTTTCTAATAAATCATCTTCAGCAAACTTAGTTTTGATAATGTTTAACTTATCTGCAAAAGTATTATCTCCTTTAAATAAAGCAGCGTTATTGTAGATATTAGTCAAAGCTTTATCTCTTAAAAATGTTTCAAAAGCTTCCTTCTTAACTTTGTTTATCGGATCTGCTATATCCCAATCATACTTATTGATTAAGTAATCTAAAGCTGTAGCATGAGAGGGCTCATTAAGCTCTGTATAATATAAGATGTCTTTGTTTTTTAACTCGCCAGATTTTAATTGATTTCTTATCCATTGTCTTCTAGCAGGTTGAACTTCTTCATATTGATAACCATTTCTTAAATCTACATCTGATATATAAACCTCACCTGTTACTTGGTCAATTAAATCATAACGGTTATTATCATTTATCATCCACAAAGAAGTCTGTGGAGCTTTTTCTCTTCTACCAGTTTCATTATTATAAAACTCTTTAAATGTAGAATTAGTTGTAAAAAACTCAGTAGGTAATTTTTTTGACTTAGCAACATAAGAATTAAACATTGCTATGTCTTGATCATTTACCTTTCTTGATTGTTTTACAAAGTCTCCATTTAAAACCCAATTGATAAATCTTTCAACGCTTTCTTTTGTTGATGCTGTTCTAATGGTACCTGAAGTATCCTTAGAATCATAAGGATTACCAAAGTGCTCATTGCTTTTACTATTTCTTAAAGCATTGATGTTTCCATCTGGTAGTATGCCTCCTTTATTAGATAACTCAGATAAAGGTTTAAGAACTACTTTTCCAGCAATTGTTTTATTACCTAAAGCTGAATAAATCTTTTGAGCTTCTTCTGTTACCTCATAAGAATCTTCTGTTGGTTCAACAAGAGGTTCTACAGTAGGAGATGTCCATCTAGAATAACCATCTAGTTTTTCTTCTGTATATCCTTTTGCTTTTAAATATTCAGCTACAAGAGCATCTCCATAATTACCTTTAAAATATTCTCCTTTTTTTATTTTTTCTAATGATGTATCTTTATCAACACCTTTCTCATAGTTATTACCTATACGGAAAGATGCACCAGCTTTTACAGCTTCATCAAGTAAAGGTTTATATTTAGTTAAAAATGTTGTTTTTATAGCTGGAGCTTCTTCATCTAAAGATACTCCACCTCTACCAAATGTACCACTACTACTAACCATAATAACTGAGTTAGATGAATATTTACCAGTATTAGCTTTAAAGCCCCAACCGGCAGCATATTTATTAGTACTAGATGGTGTACCTTGTCTAGATACAGTACCATATCCTATAAACTGACCATCGGCACTATCAATAGCTTCCTGTGCCATCTGAATATCTTTAGCAGCATTACCATACATGTCTGTAGGTTTTACTCCAGCTTCTGTTAAAGGATTAGCTTTAGCAACTTTTTTAATAGGTCTACTTACTTTTACTAGCTCTCTTTTCTTTAAATCATTTTTTTGTAAATCTGATAATAAGTTTTGATAAAGAGCTTGAAACTCTGGATTGTTTTCCAAAGAAGAAACATTCTTATACATGTTTCTTAAGTATTCTCTTTCAAATACAAAGTGGAAATATTCATTAGCTGAATCAAAAGTATCTAGACTTACTTTAGCTAAGCCTAAATTTTCATAAGCTTCTGTAGCATAAAGGCTCTTATCAAACTGATTAGCTAGTGTCTTTTTATCCAAGTAGATAGTCCCATCTTTCACGAACACACCAATACCTAAGTAAGACAATTGTTCTACTGTTGTAGCTGCTTCTTTTACATTAGTATCTATAATAAGTTGGCCTTTGTAAGATTTAATATTTCTTATATCAAAATCTTTCAAAGCATTTTGATATATCATACTTATTAAATCATTTCTAAAGCTATTAACAAAAGATTCTGAGTCTCCAAAAGTTGATTGAACATCATCATAAAACTGTTGATTACCCATCTTATCAATGATAAACTGGTTAAACACTTCATGATTTCTCAACTTAAATAAAGGTTCCCATATTTGAGTTTGAAACTCAGATATATAGAAACTACTAATAGGAGAATTCTCTAGTATCTTATCTACTATATCTGTAGGTATTCTATCGTTTTCTTTTAGCTTAGCAATTATAGCTGTTCTATTCTGAGCTTCAAAGATGTTACTGTCTTTGCTTGTATCAAAGTTCATAGCCTTCTTAACATCTTTAACTGCTTTGGCCATGTCTTCTAATTCAAAATAGTGTAACAACACAGCTTTCTCATAGTCGCTGATTTCTTTATTAGGATCCTCTTTGTAATCTACTATATTTTTATATAGAGTACTAGGATTCATTTTATTGTTGTTATCTCTAAAAGCTCTATCTGTTTCATCTACAGTGAACTCTTGTATTCTCGGTTTACTAAATAAAGCATTAGTAGCAATCTCTATACCTTCTGATCCATTTTTAACATAAGCTTCCTCTTTTGCTTCATCACTTAGAATAAACTTTTCAGGAAAATATTTCTCCAACATTTTCTTTTTAGCATCAAACTGTATAAATCCTCTACTCTTAGATTCATTACCCATAATAGGAGAAAAAGTACTTTGACGTAATCTTTGTTCTTCAACATATTCTCTAATGATAGGTTGAGAAACCATGTACACAGCTGTTCTTAAAGGAACACCTGCTTGTACCATGAATAACAAAGTAGGAGTAATCTCTCTATTACCTTGTAAGTTAAAGATCCATGCATCCTTAGCAACATCCACCCAACCATTTATCAATTGAGATATAACATCGCTAATACTATTTTCTTTATTGTAGTCATATAAATCAGAAAGAGAAATACACTCTTTACCATCGACCATCATTTTATTATGATCAGCTAATATGGTTTGTCTTACTTTTGTAGTTTTTTTATTGTTACTATATCTAACAATAGCTGTAGGATTCATGTAGGCACCAACACGATTAAATATAGCATTCATAGTGTTGTCTACAGCACCGATACCTAATACAGCTTTACCAATATTGTTATTAGCATGTTTAAATAAATTGTATCCAACTTCTAATACACGAGTACCACTCATAACAGATGGATCTTCTTTTAAAAAATCAAGTTGATCTTTTGAAGCAGTGCCCATCAAATTATCTTTCTGGTTATACTGGTTTACGAAGTAGGATAAATCATCGGCTATAGGCTGAGCTATGTCAGTACTATTAGGAGTAATCAAAGCAACAAAGTTACTAGGTAACTCTAACATCTCTTTGATATTAAATAACAAGTCATTCTCAATACCTTTGGTAGAAGTTGCATCTAACTCTTCTTTTAATTTTGCAATTTCTTCATTAGCTTTTTGAATATCTTGTTCTTCTTTTTCTCTAAGCTGTCTAACTTTATCACTGTAAAAAGTAGATTTATAGAATTCTTTATTATCAGAGAAATCTTTAAATAAAGATTCTTTCTTAGCTGTAAGATTAATAATCTGTTCTTCTATTTCTAAAAACTCTGAAGATGTATAATACTTAGCACCTTGTTCTCTGCGTAACTTTTCCCAAGAATCTTTAAGAGGATTAAGTTGATCATTAATCTCTTTTAATCTAGAACCATATTCTTGTTTAAGCTTTTCAATAAGAGCTTTCTCTTCTTCGGTTAAAACTTTAAAAGCTTTGCTTTCTTTGTCTTCTTTAAACCATTCTTCATACATAATCTTAATATTAAGCTTATTCTCATAAGCTTTATTAAGACTTTCCTGTATATCTTTTTTGGTTCTCTTATTTTTAGGATCAAACTTAATAAGCTTTACCTCATTATTGTAGACACCTATGTTAGGCATCATAACAGTAAGCTTATCAATATCAAAGTCAGACCCTGATTTAGCAACAATCTCTGCTGGTGGTACAATAATATTACCCGCATTCTCCGGTAGGAACTCATACACCTCCATAAACTCGGCAGAGTTGATACCTTGCACCGGGATCCTTACACCAACCATTGTTAATAGTTTGCGATTGTCTTCTTTATCTAACCATTTTTCATCTTTGATTAAAATATTTAAAGCATCTATCTTAGGTATTTGACGCTCCTTAGCTAAATCATTTACATCTTTAAGATTCAAAAGCTTTTTAAAGTTACCTTGTAAAGCAACTTTTACTTTCATAGCTGCCGTTGTACCATCAGCTTTCTTATAATATGTAGGTAAATCATTTGTACCCCACTTTTTAAGCTCTTCTTCTGTAGCAGCTCTAGCACCTAACCAAGCATTCTTAGTTTCAAATCCTGCACCAGATATTTGAATAAGCCCTTCACCATTAATCTTTTGTTTGATTAATCTGTTTGTAACAATACTATTTAGTAACTTTTCAATCTTGTTAGCAGAACTTGACATTGATAAATCATGCTTAAGCTTTTTACCTCCAGATGCTAAATCAACAAAATCAATTTCATGTTGAGCAAGATCTTCTCTAGTTAATTCTTTTCTAACAAACTTAACAAGATCTTCTATGCTTCCTTTTGGAACACCACTAACCATTTTCCAATCCATCTCTTCAAGGAGCTCTTCTTTTTTCTGCTTAGTCAAAAGCTTAAGATTATCCTCGTATTTTTTGTATATGGTATAGTTTTTAGATTTTCTTTTTCTTTCTGCTTCAGATTTAATATCATCCCATTGTTCTCTGGTACCTTTGAAATCTGTTGGTACACCATTTTCAATTAAACCATTTTCAATTAACTTTCTAAGCTGTGTAGAGAAAGTAACTTTATTCTTATACTTAGGAGCAATGTTTAACTGATTCTTTAAGTAATTTAAGAATATAGAATTCTTAGTAAATGGTTCTGAACTTATGGTTCTATTATCATCTGAATATAACTTGTCATATTCTCCATCTTTTGTTATAGTTCCTACCTTAGATCCTGATTGGAATAAAGCATAGTCTACACCTTCTTTTACCATTTTATTATGAAGATCTTCTAGAGAAGTACCCTTAATAACATTTGGTACCAATGGTAATAGCGAAAACTTATGGAAAGCATTAACAGGTAAACCCTCAGTATTAAGAGGACCCCAATATTGTAGCTTCTGCGGAGGAAATGTTTCAATAACATCTTTTTCTAATACAGGTTCTTTCTTGATAATTTTTTGGTAAAGATTCTCTTGACTCTTACTCCATTGTCCTTCTAGGTTAAGAAGTATTCTATAAGAATCTAATGTAATCCAACCTTGTGCATCACCCTCATTCATCTTATAGTAAGCATGCAACTTACCATTCTTATAAAGCTTATCATAAGTTCCTACCTCGTTAGTCTTCTCATCATAACCTAGTATTTGTTTTCTAGCTTCTAAGTCAGATATTTTATTTCTATCTTTTAAATCTTCAATTAAAGCTTTAGCATAAATTTCAATATACTTAGATGGTATTTCATTGTCTTTAACAACAGCAGTATTCATTGTTCCATTGAATGGACCATATTTATCTTCAATACCTTCTTCAGATAAGTATCCTCTTTTTAGAACAGTGTTTACATAATCTAAAGCAGCTTTATCTGTTCTGTATATAGTCCCTGTAGAAGAAACACCAGCATTACGCTTGTGGAATTCTTCTTTGGCCATATTGTATAAAGCAGTATCACCATAGATTAAATTGATAGATTCCATATTGTGAATCCAAGTATTTACAACATAAGTCCTAACCAGGGCTTTTTTTGCAGCATTACCTTTTGGATCTACATTAAGCTGATTTTCTTGTATCTTCTTTTGTAGATTATCAAACACATTATCTGATATAATATTACCTCTCTTGTTTTTAGAACCTATCTTAATAAGATCTTTTATAATTCTATCAGTTTCCTTATCAAAATATTGTTTAAGATTTAATCTCAATTCTTTTTCTAATTGAGGATTAGATTTTAAATAGGTTAACAAATCTCCTTTTACTTCTTTGATTAACTTAATCTTCATCTCTGGAGTAAGCATATCTCTAAAGGTTACAAAAGCTTGACCTCTTTTAAAGTAATTAAAATCTATATTTTGTACTGGACTAGGTAATCCTTTTTTCTTAGCATCATCTATTTGTTCTTGCTTAGATCTAAAATCTTGTATACGACTAAGTTCTGCAGCTAACGATGGTAGAACAGAGTTTTGAAAAGCAATAAGATCACCTCTGCTAAACTCGCCTTCACTCTTTAAAAAATCAATAGTAGATACATAAGTATTTTTTTCTTCAACATATGGTTTCTTTATACTAGATAAGAATACAGCATAAGATGTTCCTTTATCAGCATGACGCATTAATTCTGATGCACCATTCAATAACACCATGTGCATATCCATAATCATCTTAGTAGTAGTATCAGCTGATGCTGATGCTATACCTTTGTCTTCATCAAAAACACCATCTTTATTAAATGCTACACCACTTAAATTTTTAAGATATAATTCTACTAATCCTGATTTAGTACTCTTATCAGGAAACTTAGCACCATCTCCTCCTTTCATGTAGTCATCCATATCAAATATAGATTTTAACCACCAGGAAGCTTTAGCATTAAAGTTTCTATTGATATCTAAGTGTTTCATCCAAGGAGCAGAGATTAATTCTCTATATGATCTAGCATCATTAATAGCATTGACCATTATACTTAATGAGCTATTAAGAGAATGTTCAAATTGAGTATTACCCTCAGCATTAGTTCTTTGGAAATTACCCCACTTCTCAGAATACTTAGCCTGTAAATCCGCAATGGTATTTAAGTTTTTACTTTCACCACTTAAGAGTTCTACATTTTTATCTATTTCTTTACCCTTATAAGTAATCTTTTGCACTTTAATATTTCCATCATCATCTAGATCAAAATGTTTTTTTGCAAAGAAACTAGGCTTAGTAACTTTTCTTCTGTAATTTTTATTAGTATTTAGTATTTCAATAGCTTTGAATATAGCATTTACCGGCTTTTTAATATTGTTTAATGCAGAGCGCATCTCCTCATTATCATCAAGCTGAATACCAATAGCATTCAAAAACTCTATTTCTCTTCCCTGTAATTTATCTTTAAACTCTTTAATAACAGCGGCCAAGTCAAGGTAATTAATTCCAAATCCATCTTTCTTAATAAACTTTGTAGGAGTAGATAAGGTTTGGAAATTAGAATCCCACATTGATTTGATAGCATTAATATCACCCGTTGCAGGAACAGCTTTAATAGTATAACCATAATTTTCAAATGATAAAGATTTACCATTTAAATCTTTTGTTGTAAGCTCAATTGTTGTTTGTAATAATGGAACATTTGTTTTATTAAAGGTTTGATAAAAGTTTGTCCAAATATTAAACTCATCAACACCTTTTGTAGACAATGGTCCAATCTTATTTAACAATTGTGTTATTGGTAGTTCAGGTCTTTTTTCTTTAAGCTTTACTAATTTACTCTGCATGCTCTCAGCACTCATAGTATTTTGTAAAGTCTTAACTAATATGTTCCAGGTAACATCAAAATCTTGTAGCTCAGGTACACCAATGATTTTCTTTTTACCATCTTTATCTATAACCTCTGTTTCAGTTCCCTCAACATAAGTATATTTACCTGTTATATCTTTCTTATGTAAACCATGTAGAATGAATAAGATCTCTTCTGAAGCCAATTCTTTCATACTAGCCTCATTACCAAGTCTATCAAATCCTTCTCTACCTTTTAAGAACAAATCTTCTTCTTTAACAGCGTCTTCAGCAAAGAAAGCTTCTTTGTATTCTTTAGCAATTATCTTAGATTTCATCTGATGATAAGCTATTAAACCTTTAGGCTCTTCATTCTTAGCTGGTCTATTATTCATAAGGTTCTCTGTGTCACCAAAGTTTTTAATAGTCCAATCAAAGAAATTAATCTGATTCTCTAATCTTTGTTTATTAATGTTTTCAGCTGCAGCTTCTTCCTCCGACATGCTAGATATTTTCTCATTTAGATTATTAAGATCACTTTGTAATCCATTTCTAACAGCAACAATATCTAACAACACTTGCTGGTATCCAGCTTTTAAACCATCTTTATTTTGTAATAAGGTCTTAGTCCACTTGTAAGAGTCGAATCCTCTGTTTCTTTTTATTTCGCTAAAGTCATCAATAAACTTTGACAATAAAGAATCTACCATATCAACAGCTCTTTTTGAATCTTCAAAGCTTAAGTTAGATATAGGCTCATTCTCATCTAAAGCGGATACACCTTTATCTAGCACACTAAAACTTGCAGGAGCATTCTTCATTGAGAAATTATACTCATTCAAGTTACCTAGTCTTAATTTATCGTAGATATCATGTATACTCTGAATAGCATTATTCTCAGCATCAATAGTGCTTAGAGATTTATCACCAAATAAAGCATTTAAGAAGTCTAATATTTTTCTGAATATAGATTTCTTAACTGGCGCATCAGTAATAGCTTTTTTACCATTAGATAACATATACTCCCTGAAATCTTCAGCTAAGTATTCTTCTAATTGTTTTTCATTAGCATCAGCAAACAATACTGTTTTACCTTTGAAATCTGTAAAGCTTCCTGGTAGAGAACCAGCTTCTGCATATAACTTAGTTCTTTGTTCCTCAGTTAAAAAGGTTTGAGTAAAGTAATGGAAAGCTTCATGGTAAAGATCAGAGTAGTCAGCTCCTTTGTACAAGTTAATGCTATGTAAGGTCATATTAGCAATTGATTTAGGATTGCTACTATTAACCATATCAAATAAAACATTTAACTTGATACCTGTTTTACTTAGAGGACTATTGTTCCACCAATCTAAAGCTTCTTTTAATTTTTCCTCTACAACTTTGCGGTTCATATTCTTCTGATCCATCAACTTGTTAAAGTCTGGATTATCAAGAATACTATCGATACCTTTTAAATTGTTTTGGTCAGCTACACTCTTTGATGTTTGCTCTGGTTCTTTAATAACGGGTTTCTTTTCTACTGCAGGTTTTTTAAATACTTTATCTAAATCCTCTGGCAAATAATCAAATACATAGTATGCATTAAAGCTATCTATTCTCTTATTAGAATTAAGAGGGTGATGGATAAAAGAATTTTGTTTTACAAAATCTACATAAGACTTTTCTTTTTCTACAAATTGTAATACACCATCTTTTGTTTCAACATCTACATCAAAGAATTGATTTGAATCAAGAGCCTTGGCATTGATATTTACAATAGGATAAGATACCCTCCAATATTTTTTTGTTTCTGTATTATAGAAAAGTGAGAATGGTTTAAACTTAGAAGATGTTTCAGGATCAAAAGGATCTGTTCCTTGTATAGCTTTACTCTTTTGTTCTAAGTTTAAATTTGCAGGATCAAGTTCTATTTGCGGAGCAAGTGTGCTAAAATATTCATTTAATATTCTTCTTGCTTCTTCTTGATTTTTATTATCTTGTTCAACTGCTGCTGGTAAATAATCTGTAGTCTTCTCTATCCATGAATCACTTTCTTTATCAAACTCTAAAGTAGGAAGAGATTTATAAATAGTATTTCCACGAAGCTTTACTTTATAAGATCCATCTTTAGCATCATCAAAAAACTGAATACCAGTGCCTTGTAGATTAACATAGTTTTTTAAGTATCTTAATCTATCAGCATTACTAATATTTTTACTAATCCCAAAGCTTGTAAAGATTGGTAATCTATCTAATAAGATGCTAACAATTTTATCTTGTAATCCTTCAATAGAAGGTATGGTTGGTTTGATTATTTCTACCTTTGATGGTGAAGATTCTTTAGTTTCAAAATATGTATAACCTTTTTTCTCTTTAGTAATAGAGTTATCCATAGTAGCAACTCTAGGAGCAAACTCTCCATAATCAAAATTCATTTCTGATATTGGAGTATAGATATTACTATTGGTTTCAATAAACCCAAAGCTTCCACCAGTTATCTTAGATCTTAATCTAAGATCAGGATTTTTCTTATAAGCTTTGTTAATATCATAAATCATTTGCAACTCTTGGCGAATTGCTTCCTGTGCTTCTTCTAGTGTAAGTTTGCTTCTTCTTTTTAATGCATCAGCTCTATCATAATCATCTATAACATTAGATGATTTAGCTTTATACAAGCTTACTCTACCTTCGGCGTCTACTTGTTGTGGATAAATCTTTCTGTAATAATGATAAGATATATTACCATCTTTTGAGAACTCTCCTTTGTCATCAAAAGATAAAGGATTGCCATCCACATCTGTTACTACTAATACTAAATCATCATTATTATAAGTATCTGTACCAGCATCTTTTGACACTTGATCTCTTGGCAAACTCTTAATAGGCATAAGAGTAAGATATACACCTTTCTTATTTAGATATGGAATATTAACATTGCTGCTATCATTATCCATAGCCGGTGATAATATCTTACTTAGTAAAAATCTTTTTACTTTAAAGTAGAACTCTTTTAAAGGATCTTTAACATTGTAATTTACATTATTAGGATCTGTCCAATTAATTACTTCTTGGTCTTGATCTGAGTTAACTGTAGGTTTAGCTGCTAAGAATCGATTAAAAGTCTTTTGAACTTGTTGTGATAAATCTGCTGGAGGCAATTCTTCTTGATCTATTTCTACAGGACCCAAAGTAGAAGTAGATTCTGTATTTGTAGTTGAATTAAGAGATGATTGATTATCTTCACTTAAATCATCTGCTTCATTTTCTTTTACACCTATTTTATCTGAAAAAGATTTTAACTCGGCGTCTCCTCCTTTCTTGTAGAGATATGAGAATTCTCTAAGTTTATCTAAGCTTAGATTTTGTTCAAATAAATAATCAGCTATAGTTTCATCTGCACCTTGTATTTTATTAATAGCATCTGCTGCTAAACCAGCATAGCTCAAAGCCATACCGTGTTTACCATCAACATCAGCCATAGTATTTTCATGTACAAAATCGTATATTGATTTTAAATAATCTTCTAAAACAAACTTAGGTTTATCTTTAGCAGTGGCCATATCATTCAAATCACCAGCCACCATCATTCTTATATCTTTTAAAGCTTTTTTACCTTCTTCAGTAGATGTATCTATTCTACAAATCATGATCCGCAAGATTTAATGTTATTTAAAATATTGTTTCTTCTCTCGTCTTTTGTAAGCTTTTTGCCATTAGCAATATCTGCTTTTAATTCTTCTTCATCTGTAAATGATGAAGCATCTTTAAAGTTATCTACAATTGTTTTCTTATCTTCTTTAGATAAAACTGGAGATTCGGAAATCCCCTCTACACCTGGTTGTATTCTCATTGTAACATATTGTTTTTTTGGATCCCTAGTTGTTTCATCAAATTGTTTTATATTTATTGAGAAAACTTTTGCAGTTATATCATTAGCTTTTCTAACCTGAATATTCTTTGGAGTAACCTTTACCACTATATATTTTGCTTTGTTATTAAGCTGAATGATTTCATTAACTTTGATATCTTCAAATATAGGTGTTTTTGCTAATTGTTGTTTCTTTTTTTGTATCAAATATTCAAGTTCTGCCGGATTAAAAAATACATCCGCAGCAATGATAGATGAGATTTCAGAATCAATATCTTTGAAGTCTTCTAAGAATTCTGCATCATCAATCATCTTTTTAACAAGCTCTATTTTTTCTTGTACAGTTTCTTCTTTTTCTCTTCTTTTTCTTTCTTCTTCTTCTAGTAAAAGTTCCTTATCTCTTTCTTCTATTTCTTGTTTTGTAAGACCTTGATTTATAAGATCTTCTGCTTCTTGAGAAGTCATAGTAGCATAATCTCTAGGAGTAAATCCTAAAGCTTTTAAATCTTTTTTCTGCTCTGTAGTTGGCTTATTCTTTTTACTAGGTTTAGGTTTTTCCTCTTGTTCTTCTACTTCTCCTAAATC